TAGATCAGACCCATAGTAGCCCCTGCGAACCCTAACCGGTTCGTGGGGGCTTTTTCGTTTGCCGTGTTGCCGGGGAGCCACAGAAACTTTGATCCGCGACCCAAAGTGGATCAAAGCGACTCTGGCAGCTCGAGCACTCTGGCCTCCGGCTTCTATGGCTTGCCGCGCGATGTGCTGAAAACGCTATACTCGTAGGCGAAACATAGGGGTTTCTGGAGCAAGACTTGGCGGGAAAAACAGTATTTCTAGGGATATTTGGGTGGGACCCGGTGGGGCAAGGCTCCCCCATCCCCTGTTTCCCTCAAATACTTCTCATGGGACCCCTCCCCCCGGAAATCCTATACACAATTACTTGAGACCCCCACCCCGTCAAATCCTATAAATAATTCATAAAGGAACCCCCACTCCCCCATATTCAATAAATATTTTATGGAGATTTATCGAACAAACCCAGTTTTATATCGTATTAGTCTACAAGGAGATACCCATGAAAACTATGTTATTGATTATTGCAAGTATGTTCATGCTAGGTGGTGTGAGTGTTAGTAAACCACAAACAAATATTGATACTTTCTTTGTACACTGGAAAAATAGCGTAAATAAAGATGCTGTTCTATTGAATATTTCTGGCATTGAAAGCATAGAGCATTACTCTCATATACCAAATCTCACTATTGTAAAAATGATCAATACGGAAGCAATGGAATCAGCAGTTGCAGCACTAAAAGAAAATAGTGAAATTGAATTTATTGAAAAAGACCAAACATTCACTGCAACACGACACGAAGTCATTCCAAACGATGCAGGCTTTTCACAATGTTGGGGTCATCGCAACATAGGGCAGTCGGGTGGACTCATCAACTTTGATATGAACACCACGAATGCATGGTCAATTACAAAAGGATTACCTAGTATTGTAATTATGGTTTTTGAAACAGGAGTTCAGCAAGATCATCCCGATATCAACCAAATTACCGGTCGTGATTTTACTACGGGTGCGGTAAATGGTGTAGCGGGAGGAGGTCCTAGCAGTATATTTGATAATCATGGCACAGCCGTGGCAGGATGTATCACAGCAATTATCAACAACTCAATTGGTACGGTGGGGGTTGCACCAGACTGCAAGGTTGTCTCTGCTAAGGTGGGTACGGCAAATACGGCAGGATCATGGCAGGGGCAGACATCTTGGACGGTGAATGCAATTAATTGGGCAATCGCAAATGGTGTCCGTGTCACCAACAACAGCAATGATTACGGTACGGCTTCCACCGCCATGACGAATGCATACACGGCTGCAAGAAATGCAGGAATTGTCAATTTTGCCAGTTCAGGAAATTCTGGAAATACAACAATGGGATATCCAGCAACTGCTTCAAGCGTGAACGCAGTAGGTGCTTCAAGTAGAAACGGGCAAAGGGCATCCTTCTCCTCGTATGGAACAAAACTTGCATTCATTGCACCTGGTCAGTCTATCTACACCACGGATCGGACAGGAACGAACGGATATGGATCGGGGGACTACACCACGATTGACGGCACATCGTTCTCATCGCCATATGCAGCAGGGGTAGCAGCGTTGATTCTTTCGGTCAATCCTTCTCTTTCGGCAGCACAGGTGGAATCGATCATGCAGTCAACATGCAGGGACATCGGGACAGTAGGGTTTGATACCCTCACGGGATGGGGAATGCTGAATGCTGATGCGGCAGTCCGTGCTGCTCAACCGCTACCATGTCCTGCCGATCTCACCCGAGATAGAGTTGTGAACGGAACGGATCTTGGACAGATGTTAGGTGCTTGGGGAACAGCGCAAGCCGATATCAATGGTGACGGAACCACTGATGGATCGGATTTGGGTATTCTCCTTGGTACATGGGGTTCTTGTCCATAAAAGAAAAACCTCCCATCAAGGGAGGCTCTCTATTTGTTCTTTGTTATTTGTTTAGTTTTTTAGGTTTCCCTTTTCATCACGATTACCGTGAATCTTTCCACCGTCTTCCTTCTTGGGTCCACCGGGAATGCTCGCTGTCGATTTGCTCATTCCCTTCTTTATGGCTTCGATGTTTGCTGCTGCTTCCCACATCTTCTTGATATTATTTGGTATCTTTGACATAATTGATGCTCCTTCTTGTTATTTATAGAATGATAAATATTACGAAGAAATACATAATAAAAAGGAGAACACATATGTCAAATATACCAGATAACATTAAGAAAATGTGGGAAGAAGCCGCCAGTAAATATGGAAAGAATTCACGCGGCAAAGATTCAAATTCTATTGGTAAAATAGGTGATAAAGATAAACCATCACTTCATCAAGAACCGGTCAAAAAGTATCCAAAACCAGAAGATAAAAAATAAAAGTAAACCATAAAAAATCCCCGGAGCAATCCGGGGATTGTGTTTTAAATACTACATATTTTTATGGCGCAAACTAATAGCACACAAAAAGGTACATTATACGAAGCCAATGGATTCAAGCTTCTGAACAAATATGGACTGGTTGCTGGTCCTGGCCCCGCCGGCGGGGCATCAAACATTCCAGATTTACAAATTATATTAGCATCTGGGGGGAAACCAGCCGGGTTAGAATTAAAAATGTCACCCACCTCGGCCGGCGGTTTAGTTATGCAATACATTAAAGGTAAATGGGAACTGGGTGATACTGGTGGAAAAGAAGAAAAAATATTCTTAGAAAAAATAGCAAACGATAACAATATATTACAAATAGCAAATAGAAAAACATCGCCATGGGGAAAGCGCGTGCCATATTTACAATATGATTCTGCTGGTAATAAAATTTATCGGGGAAATATCACACCAAAACAAGCATATAAAAAAGATATTGCACAGTATGGTGCATCAAATGAAATACATGTAAATGTCGATCCATCTTCTGTTATCAGTTACTACAATACAAAAAAGTGCTACTATATGAATGTTGGCACACATGGATTTTATCTTCTTGGATCAAAAGATCCATTGGGTTTAAACGATGAACTTAACAGGATGAAAGAGCCATTAATTCCTAATTTTGCTTTTCCGGTGCATATTAGATGCAGATGTCAACCCAAAGGAGGTGATAGTTATAATTTTAATATGGTATTAACTATGAAAGCGGCAGGAAAATCTCCTTACAATTTACTGCCAATAATTGAAAGTACTGGAACCATCGATATGCCTGAATTTAACACATCACAAAATAAGATATTATTGAAAGCATTTGGAGTATAAACATGGTCAACACATTTAATCCAGCAGATCCATTCTCTGAAGATTTCAGTTTTGAATTCTCGGATACACCCGAACAAACAATTCAAAAGGCACAAGAAGAAGCCAATGATGCAATTGATGAGGCAAAAGAAGCAGCAATTGCAAAATACACACAAAACATGCAATCGTTGGAAAAATTAATTCTTCCACTTTTATATAATCTTCTAAAAAATCCCGACAAGGATTATATTAAGTGGCCAGATCGTACTGTTGCAATCACCAAACAGATTGATAAGATTACGAGTCTAACAAGAAAACCATTAGAGATATAATAAAAAACCCCAGATCAACCGGGGTTCTTTGTTTATTGTTTATTTAAATTATTTACTGTTTCTTTTTTCTTCTAAGATTGCATCAAGATTGATGTTATATTGTTCTACGATGTCGGAAATTACACTTTCGAGAAGTTGAATATACTCTTCTTGTTCTTGAATGCGTTGTTCGTTTAAATTAGCGGGTTGTCCTACGGATTCATGAACGTAGGTTTTTGTTAATTCATTTAACCATCTTGAGTCTGTCATAGTAATCTCCTAGTTTATTTTATTTATACAAAATAGAAATTCTATTTTAAGGCTAGACAAGCCAAAATAATCCAGTACTATATACCCCTACACCCCAAGAAGTGCGGGGTGTGTCTGTACTGACATTTTTATAAGGAGAAATGAATGAATACAGGTTATACAGTTTTGACTGCACTCGCAGTCTCTGGTTCAGCAGTTGCTCAAAACGCTGCTCCTGCTCCAGCATCAAGTTGGGATCTTCAATGGTCATTCAACGAGACAGTAGAAATTCACACCTTCAAGGGTAATGGTTCTACTTTGGTTGGACTCAACCAAAACCTCTCATTGGATATCAACAAAGATTTCCACATTGATTTGGATGTTCCAGTTTACACACAAGATAACAACACTACTGTTAGCAACATCAACCTAGGCGCGGCTTGGGACGTATGGAGCGGACAGAATGATGTTATTGGTAACTGGGGAGTATCTGTTGGTGCTGGTATGTACATCCCCGTTGGTTCGGAATACTTCCGCAATGCTAACGTAGATCCATACCTCAACGCTGCATTTAACTGCAAGCTCTGGATGTTTGATTTTACTCAAACTGCCGGATATCGGTTCAATGGTGGCGAATCCTATATCACTTGGCTTGGTGCAAAGACAAATTCAGATGTCGTTTCTTTGGGAACCGGTCTATCATATGACTGGAATGCCTTCAAGTTCGGTCTTGAATTTGATCAATTGTACTATGTCAATAGTGGTGAAGCACAACTCTTCCTTGGCCCAACAGTCAATTGGAGTGTTGCTTCAAATGTAAACTTGAACATGGGAGTAGGTATTCCTGTGTATCAAGATGTTGTTACGCCCGAAGCGAATGCAATCGTTACGGCTGGTTTGGGAATCAAGTTCTAATTCATTTATTTAAAGGAGATTAAAAATGGAACAAACACAAACATGCACAAAGAAGTGTCCCCTCGGTGGTTTCTGCTGGAAGAACCCAACTCATTGGTTCTTTTTCCTTGCGGTACTACCTTTTGCTGTTGCTGGCGCTGCTGTTTTTGTCAACATGGTCAACAACGCAGTTTCAGCCGTAGCCGGTAAGTGATATAAATACTTACAACCCCACCGAAGATAGCATCTCCGGTCCGACAACCTCCCCTCAAAAGGAGGTTGTTTCTTTATAAATACACATATGAAGACCTTTAAACAACATTTAACCGAAGTGGAAAATTGGGACAACCAAATAGCCACAAACGATGAAACAGGTAAAACGTATCGTGTTAAAGACATGTATGACTATGCCAAAAACAATGGTAAATTCGTGCAAGATTTACCTATCAAAGATACAGATGCTTTGGAGTGGTGGGATAAGTCATATTCTATGGATAAACCCGAAAATGTAAAAAGAATGAAAAACGCAGATACTTCTTTTCCTGTACTTGCTGTTGAATATGAAAAGGGAAAGTATTCTATTACAGATGGCTTAAATAGAATTAAAAAAGCACACTCATTAGAAAATAAAAAGACCATACCTGCATATATCATAAGTAATTCTGATATGAAAAATATAAAACCTGTAAATAAAGAAAATGATTCTGACAAGGTAGATTAAGACAATGAAATCGTTTAAGCAACATCTTCTTGAATTTATTCGTCGTGAGGGTAGTCAATATGTGGTACGCTCTGAGAAGGGTAAAAATATGGGCAAGTTTGATACTAAAGCGGCCGCAAAAAATCGTCTGCGACAAATTGAGTATTTTAAACACGCAAAATAAAATAAATACTTTCATGAAGTCAGAATTTTCTCCAAATGACTTTGAGAACTACATCAAAGCAATGTTCGGGACACCACCCGAACAGGGAGGAAATTCTCCAAAAGACGCGCACGAAGAAGGTGGAGAAGATATTGAATGGAGAATGCGCGAAATTGTTCAAGAACTGGTAGATAAACAAAAAGGCGGAGAAGCATTAACACAACAAGAGTTGGTTTTGCTACAAAAAGCCAAAAAATATTTAAGAGTTCGAGTTTCTGATTATTACAGAGATCTTGAAGATGATGTACAACCATAAATAGGTTAGTGAGGAATAAAATGAGATTAAACGAAGCAGAAACCGCCGCGCAAAAAAGTGTAATGCCAACTTCAACATCAATGCAAAATGCAAATGCAGCAGAGATTGAAAAGGCAAAAACACAAAATGTTAAAAGTCCCGATAGAAAATGGTTTATTCATCGTGTTGTGCAGCAATTAATACCAAGTTTATCTGCTCAAGTTGTCATGGCAAAGCAACAAGAAGCAGAAATGCAGCAACAAGAACTAGAAGCACAACAACAAGCCGCTGAACAAGGACAACAAGGCGCTGAACCGGGACAAGAAGAAGCACAACAACAAGAAAATCCTGAGCAATCTGCTTGATTTTTTACTCGTACCTTGTATAATTTGTTCGTTATGAGCAAATTTATACCTTTTTTCGGATAAGTATATGAAAAAAGCAAGAAAAAAGTACGAAGCCCTCATAGAATATGCTAAAGATGGCGTATATGAGTTGTTTTTTTATGAACAAGGACAGTATAAGAAGATAGTGGAGTCCGAATCCCCTTCGGATTTGCTGCATTATCTACTTGAAAAGCACGAAAATAATGTTATAATCCGTATTCCACCAGTAATTAAAGAAATTATTGATTGTGAAGCGTTTGAATATCATAAATGGGTTTCAAATATCGAAAAAGAATTACTAAATGGAATACAACAAGCCATTAATGACATCACTGAATCAGATGAAACCGACCAATCGGACATCTAACACCAAAAAGTACGACATAACTGAAACAGATTATGAAGTCGTGGAAATTCCAAGTGTCGGTGGCCGTACAATTAGACAAATAAGACCAAAACCAGTAAAATATCCACATTATTATGTTAATAATGAAGAACTGTCACTTGATGATTTTGAGTGGGAAGAAAAAAATATTATGAATGAACAAAATGTACAACCAAAAATGTTTAGTATCGCCGAAGTGAGAGAACTTGTTGCAAAGGCATGGGAAGACGGTTACACTACCTCTTCTGAAGATTCTTTCCACAACAAGAACACTCCATATGGTAAGTCGGATTTCTTCAAGGAATTTTACGCCAATTACAATAAGGATTAATTATGAAAGTTGAAGATGATGTGAAGTTGGATTTTGCTGATGTACTAATTCGACCAAAACGAAGTGAACTAAACAGTCGTAAAGAAGTTTCACTTTCACGCAGATTTGATTTTGACAGTTCTGGAATGCATGTTGCTTGGGATGGAATTCCTATTGCAGCGGCAAATATGAGTGGTATTGGTACTTTTTCTGTTGCAGAAAAACTATCTCAACACAGAATGTTAACTTGCATTCATAAGTTTTACACAGAAGAAGAGTGGATGAAAAATTACGACAAACAACTTGTAAGCAATCCAGACCTTGATTGCTTTGTTTATAGTATGGGAATGGGTTCAAATTCTTACGAAGAAATCGTTAAAGCAACCAATATTCTCGATTATTGCTCTGCTGTAAAATTTATTTGTATTGATGTTGCAAACGGTTACACGCAAAAGTTTGTAGAATATGTTTCAACTATTCGTAAAATTTTTCCCGGTAAGATTTTAATTGCTGGCAATGTAGTAACCCGTGAAATGACAGAAGCATTAATTCTTGCTGGTGCAAATATCGTAAAGGTAGGAATTGGTCCTGGCTCAGTTTGCACTACTCGCAAGGTTGCTGGTGTTGGATATCCCCAACTGTCGGCAATTATGGAATGTGCCGATGCCGCACATGGTCTTGGTGGGCATATCATGGCTGATGGTGGTTGCATATGCCCAGGTGATGTTGCAAAGGCATTTGGTGCCGGTGGCGATTTCGTGATGCTTGGTGGTATGTTTGCGGGCTCTGATGAAGCAGCACAACATGATGAATCTGGAAACAGAGTGTTTTACGGAATGTCATCAGAAACCGCAATGAACAAGTTTTCTGGCGGTGTAGCCACTTACCGAGCGTCAGAGGGTAAGACTATCAAGGTTAAGCAAACTGGTCCAATCGACAATACCGTTCAGGAAATTCTTGGTGGTGTTCGTTCGGCTTGCACCTATGTTGGCGCCAAGCGTCTGAAGGATCTGCCAAAGTGTACGACATTCGTTCGGGTAAACCGCCAAATCAATTCCGTATTTAATGGACAGGAAATTGCTTGACAAACAACGGAAATGCAGTATAATTATGAGCATGACAGGAAACACAGTACCTTCAACGGAGTGTTAACAATGATTACTATTTAAATGTTTTGAACCTTTTTATTATGTAATGTTAGCACATCGCGTGTGCATTTGATGGAGTATCAAGTCTCATAGAATGCATCCGATCAGGACAAGGTGTGAGGAACACCCCCTAGCAACTAAAACGAGATTGTGAAGGTTGCGGAAGGTTTTTGAGAGGACTTGTCTCTCAAGTGTGTAGAAAAGTTTACGGATAACTTTCTACATAACTACGAAACCGTCATAAAGTTTACGGTTCTTTACAAAACCGTTTCACGCCTCTATAGCTCAGTTGGCAGAGCATTCGGCTTTTAACCGATAGGTCGCAGGTTCGACCCCTGCTGGAGGCACTTCCAAAAGCAAATAAACTTAACGGCAGAGTTTATTTGTGTTTAAGTGAATGCCGGTTTGAAAGGTTTCGTTATGACAACTATTACTAAGAAGGATCGTGTACTTAACTATCTCCACAGCGGTCGTGGTCTTACTTCCGCACAGGCTCGCAGGCTCTTCGGTGTGAAGAACTTCCGCGCCACCATCAGTAACATCAAGGAGACTGTTGAGCGTTACGGCAACTGGCGTATTGTTTCGCACACGAACCGCGACGGCGACACTCGCTACTTCATGAAGCGCGTGGCTCTCGTTGGTCCTTCTAACTACACCGTTGGCGGCTGCCGCTAATCGGTAAATCCTCGGGTTGAGGGTTGAAGGAGCGGAGCATAAATAACTCCGCTCTTTCTTTAATGCCCTGTGATGTAACGGTAACATGGGAGGCTTTGAACCTCCTCTTCTTGGTTCGAATCCAAGCGGGGCAGTTGCCACTTTAGCTCAATGGTAGAGCAGTGCTTTTGTAAAGCACAGGTTGCGGGTTCGAGTCCAGTAAGTGGCTTTTCTGAATAAGGAGATGTTATGGAAGGTAAACACGGCGCTGGTAAAGGTGATGCTTATCGCCGAGTAGACTGGGATAAGTATTCAGAAAACTATGACAGAATCTTTGGAAAGAAAGGAAATGACAATGATTCAACTAGTAGGATTGACGACGGGCGAACAACTAATCGCAAAGGTAGAGCAACAGGAAAACGGTCTTCTTCTTAAGAAGGCTGCCATTCTTGTTCCGGCAGGTAAGGGAGAACTCGGAATGGCTCCGTGGATTCCTTATGGTGAGATTGAGAATGGTATTTTGGTCCGCTGGAACGCAATTGCTTGGCATGTTGATGCTAAGATGGATCTTGCAAATCACTACAACAGTGCATTTGGCAATGGCTTGGTTGTTCCGGTGCAGCAAGAAGTTGTTGCTCCTGAACTAAAATTAGTTGAAGGTTGATTCAACTTCTGATATAATGCGGGTATGAAAGTGCCCGCATTATTCTTTGTTCCCGTAGCTCAGTTGGATAGAGCATTCGCCTTCTAAGCGAATGGTCAGTGGTTCGAATCCACTCGGGAACGCTTTGAAAGGGTTTATATTATGATTACAACAACATCTACAATTTACGGCGAAGGTCAGCGTTTCACTTCTTCAAACTATCAGGGTTCAACTTACATGGGTGTTTCGTACACACTACCACTTAAGTTTGATGGCTCTTTGAGCATGACTACTGAAACTAAAGAAGCAATTGAAATGCCAACGGTTAGTAATTATACCAATACGGCTACTCCGTTCTTTATGGGTTCATTTGATGGTTTTTGGATTCATAAGTTGTATCGTGAGGGTAATTTGGTGTATACTGTACAGGGTGTAGATCAGGATATGTTTTTACCAATTGCACACGATTATGTTGAAAGTGTCGCAATGATTACTGCCGGAAATGAAAGTATTCCGTGTCCCGATTGCCCTGTTCGTCCGCCAGTACCAGCACCGAGCGTGTCCGTTATGCTTGGTGTTGCGGCTTTGTTTGCGATCTCGCGTAAGCGAAAGATTTAAATGACTAATACAACTCTCGATTCTTTGCTTGATGTTGCTTATCCTATTTGCCTGGATATTCCCAGGCAAAAGAAGCATGTCTCAATTATTGTGCATAAGCACAAGATTGTTTCTGTTGGTATGAATCGTTTCAAGACTCACCCCAAGGCGAAGGAAATTGGCTATATGTACGAAGAAATGCATTCCGAACTGGACGCATTTCAGAAGATCGAAAAGCGGCTTCTTGGAAAGAAGTTGCACCTAATCAATATTAGGTTTAATCAATTTGGCGACATGCGTATGGCTCGTCCTTGTGAACTTTGCATGCCTTGGTGTGTTAAGGTTTTTCACAGCATTCGTTTTACTACAAATGATGGTTTTGAGCAGTTGGCATACTAAATAGTTGTGGACATTCTAATAAGGAGATACCTTTATGCGTATTCAGGAAATGTGTTACGAACTCCGCAATCTCGCCCGCAAGGAAGAAGATTTACCCAAAAAGGATCTCTATTATCAAAGCGCAAAAGCACTTGAAACTTTGTTGAATATGGTTAAAATGGGCGATCTCATCGTTGCAGAAATGGAAGTATGCAAAAAGAATCCCGACAAGTGCCGTCCATGTGATTGGCAAGCAGAAGCACCCAAAGAATGGCCAATCAGCGAAGAACCAATCAAAATGATAGATGACTTCATCAAAGAATTGGCAGTGTTCCAATACATTGATCTGAAGGCACGGCACGGAGCAGAGAACGATTACGGTTACTGGCACGACAAGCGAGAATATAAAGAATGACCTACAGATTACACATCGACATTCCAATTAACGGCGACGAAGCGCAAGCACTCGAAGTTGCACGAGAGATTATTCGTTTTTGCTATGACAATGGCATTTCTGAAAAGAGAATGCGTGAACTTGGTCTAGAGCAAATCAACTACCGTCTTGGTCATGACGAAGATCGCCAGAAGAGTAACTACTTTATGAAGACTCCTTCTGGCCATGTGAACAACAAAAAGTCCAAGATTGTTTATACTACCTCCTTGACAAACGAAGAAGAATCAGTATAATACATCTATAACTTGCGCGATGGGCGGACGGTTTTCGCAGGCCGACTTATAATCGGTTCAATCAGGTTCGATTCCTGAATCGCGTACTTATGACACTGCCACAAGAAGAAGTTCAAAGTTTACAAGCAGTTCGTAGATTTCTTTACGATCTACTTGATCCGTCAAAGACTCCTCGCGTCCCTAAGGCAATTCGGCAGCGAGCGTACAGAGTTTGTAAGCACTTCCCTATGGATTATTCCATAGAACAACGCTACCCGGATGTTTTTCAAAATGACAAGCAAACAATTTGATTTTGAAGATTGGAAAGCAAAGTATCCCCTGTGCTTTAAGAATGAAGGTTGTTGCATTCTTTTTGGTATAGAGTGTGGTATTGGTTGGACTGAAATTCTTCATGAACTTCTACAAAAGATAGAAAACTATCTTGATGCCAATCGTGATAAGTTTGTGGATGTTGAATTCCCATTCCGCATAGATCAGGTCAAAGAAAAGTTTGGCACTCTTCGTTTCTATGTTAGTGGTGCCGATAATCAAATTTTTGATTGGATTATTGAAGCGGAAAGAAAGAGTGGCAAGACTTGTGAAGTTTGTGGTAATCCCGGTCAAGTTTGTGTAACTCAAGGTGGTTTTTGGCTTAAAACAGTTTGCGAAGAACACCGAATGGATCGTTATGTTCCTTACACGGAGGACGGCAAGTGAGCGACCAAGAACTCAACGACTTGCTAAAGGAGTTTGACAACCCGCATCATTGCTATCCGCAGAGTTTGGTTGATGCCATCCGCCTGTTGGTCAAGGAGCGTGACGAGGCGAGGCGCGAGGTGTGCCAGTTCCGATCCACTTCATACCCACATGACATGAAGGAAGTGTATGAAATTGCGGATTCCCGTGGCTGGGATTGCTTCAAGGAGGGTGGCAAATGAGCGAAACTCGTAACATCATCGATCACTATCATTACTGGAAGCACGAAGATATTGTTGCAGATCTTGACACCAAGCGCAACAACTTTACTGTTCTTTGTAGTAATCTTGGAAATGATTTCAATATTGCTACGGTGATTCGTAATGCTAATGCATTTCTAGCCAACTCCGTTTGGATTTATGGAAATAAGCAATATGATCGTCGTGGAACTGTCGGTACACACAACTACACCCACTTCCGCCATTTTAAGGAAGATCAAGAAGCAGAACTTCTAAAGGCAATGCGTGGCATGTATGTTGTTGGAGTTGACAATGTTGGAGATGCTAAGCCAATTGATGAGTTTAGTTGGCCGTGCAGTAAGCCTGTCCTCATGATTTTTGGACAGGAGCAGATTGGAATCCCGAAGAAACTGCTTGACTTGTGTGATGAGTTGGTGTATATTAGGCAGTATGGATCAGTGAGAAGTCTAAATGTTGGAACAGCCAGCGGTATCGCAATGTACGATTACTGCTCTAAGGTTTGCAACGGAGTGCAAATAGGTTGATAAATACATTCGCTGGGCCCCGGCGATATTATGATGAAGTGATTATTGGGGCTTTCTGCACCTATAGATTAACCGGCTAAATCCCCGCCCTTTCAAGGCGGTGACTCGGGGTTCGAGTCCCCGTAGGTGTACTAAAGTTAAGATTCTGTTCAAAATATGGTAAGGCAAACATACTTGCATGGAAACAATACTACTTTCGATATCAGGTCTGTGCGCTATCATTGCCTTTCAAATTTGGTACTATAGAACTGCTTATCACAATGGTTATCAAGATGGAAACCATAGTGGCATCAGTCAAGGGCTCTTTATGGCAAAAGAGCGTGAAAACAAGCGGTCGTCGTATAATGGCTCATTACGCGGGTTTTCCAAACCCGACATGAGAGTTCGATTCTCTCCTACCGCACTTTATGATGACAAAACTAATAAAATCAAGATACGGAGTTAATCGCCTCATTACAGAAGAAGCGGACGGTTCCCTGACAATTGAAGGGGAATCTCTGTTCTATCGTTGCTCTGGCAACGAGAAGGATCTAGAGATGTTCGACTTTGAAGGTGGACCATTTTTAATGGTCGGAGATCCTATGATGGAGTTCGAAGGCACCATCAAGTCGATTGAATTGCTAGAATCCAAAGACAACAATGTTAGAATAAAAGTGAGATGTGAATGAGCGAACACATAGAACAACGACTAAGAAATATGGCTAATAAATGGCACGATGCAAACCGCGAGGTGTTTGAAGTTTGCCGTGATGCCGCAGAAGAGATTCGCGTACTTAGAGAAATACAGAAGGTAAAAAATGAATATGGATCACAACGACTGGTTGAAGGAGCAGACTAATCGCTCTCCTGAGCGTTCTTGGGAGTTTGAAGATGTTTTGATGAATAATCAAGCATTGCGTTTGCGTAATCAAATGTTGGAAATTGAAAACGATAAGTTACGTGAACGAGTTTTAAATTTAGAAAAAGAAATTTCTCAAATTAAGCGCGAGGCCATGCAAAAGTTTCAAAATGGTTGGGGAAAGGGTAAGGATGAGTAACGAAGAAAAGATTAAGCAACTTGAAGAAGAAAATAAGAAACTTAGAGAAACTATGTTCCGCGCATGGGCTATCCTCGTAGACTATGATGGATACTACAGCGAAACGCTAAAAAAGGGCGATGTGCATGGATTGGCTTCTATTGTAAAAGAAGCAGTGCATATTCTAAATACTCCTCGCCGCGACGCACTTGATAGACTGGCACAATTAGATGAAGAACTTGGTCTATATGACGACTTTATAAGCGATCAAAAGGAAATGGACTAAATAATCTTTGGTATTGTTGATATTGGATTGAAATGCGAACAACACAGGGGTTCGATTCCCCTCGGCTCCATTAGCCTAACCGAAATAGATTCTGCAAGTCTATTAGAGATGGCGAGTAAAGTCCTCTTTGCAGGGGGCAATTCCTGAAGCCCGGGCTTCAGGTATTTAAGGGGCTGAACTGGCTTCGATTGGCGCAGAGTAATGAAGAAGGAGATACCCGACACGGGTAACAAGTGTCGTAAATAAACAGTTGCAAAAATTGATTGCCGCACCAATGGCAATGGCTGCTTGAAGCAGTGGGGTCTGATCCACCCGCGACTGAACGGATCACGGTTGTTGGGGAGAAATCCTCAACAACCACTTGCATTGAAGACAGAGGCATGATATAATACAGTTCACGCCCGCATGGTGGAATGGCAGACACAGCGGATTCAAAATCCGCTGCCCTAAGAAGCGTGTAGGTTCAAGTCCTACTGCGGGTACTACGGCACGGTAGACCAATCGGCAGAGTCAATAGACTTAAAATCTGTGTAGTGTGGGTTCGAGTCCCACCCGTGCTACTTATGAATCCAAAGTATTACACAATCGAACGAATCAACAAGGCGCTACTAGAATTGTCTACGCCTCGTGCTTTAATGCACGAATATACTACTGATAGTATTGTTGATTTATTAAATGATGTTCGTGATGAGTTGATGGGATTTTATCACAAACAGGATATTCGTCGTAGATTCGACGAGGAGAGCGGTTAATGGCTAAGGGAAAAATTAAAAACAAAAACAAGAAGCCAACTGCAAACGAAGAGTATTATTTTGTTGCACATGTTGATGCCAACGGAGAAGTAACATCATTACTTTTAACTGATGTTGAATATAACCGAGCAAAGATAAGAGCAGAGAACAATCCAGAAGATGTACCGGAACATTTTATTGTGTTCCATCAGGAGCATAAAGATGGCAAAGAAGAGAGTTAAAAAGTCTATTGATAAAATTACAAAATTATGGTCACCAAAAGGTGCCATCAATTGGGTTTTAGATGAAACTTTTGATAAGTTTACATTCCGTTTGAAGTACGCACCAATTGCTGTTCTTCTAGAAGAACACGGTTACTTGAGAGAAGCCCAAGGTTGTCTTATTGAACAACATAAGGGCGAAACCAAGAATTATTATGATAACCCAAAGCGCAAAGATTTGCAAATTCGTATTGAATTTGTAGAAGAAAAGATTATGGCAAAGTATTATGGGCTTCAAGATGCCATTGAGCGCATGGACTATTATGACTCATTAGAAGCCAGAACGAAACAAGAAAAGACAGAAGAAAAATGAATACTTTGTTTGTAGATGATAGTACTGAGCGTTGGAGTGAATATTCCAAGCAAGCAACAGAAATGAATTGGTGTGCGGCTTGGGCTATCAACTATAATGCTGCAACTAATGGTTTTGGTTATCGCCAATACGATATTGTGTTTTTAGATCACGATCTTGGTGAAGAGGATAAGACCGGTTATGATGTTGCAAAATACATGGTAGAGCATAATATTAAGTGTGGTATGGTCGTTGTTCATACCATGAATCCTGTTGGTGGAAACAACATACATACTTTGCTTCAGAATTTTGGTTACAAAATTCTTAAAGTTGCCGGTTGTTGGAATGATCCGGTACTGATGAGAAGTTTGGACGGAATTTTGAGAAACATTCCCTGATAGCTCAGTTGGTAGAGCGGCGAGCTGTTAACTCGCATGTCACTGGTTCGAGTCCAGTTCGGGGAGTTTTCTTTTATATTTAAGCCCGAGTAACTCAGCGGCTAGAGTGCTTCCTTTACACGGAAGAAGTCGTCGGTTCGATCCCGACCTTGGGTATTTTGCGAGTGTACTCAAGCGGCAACGAGGACAGACTGTAAATCTGTTGTCATTCGACTTCGGGGGTTCGAGTCCCTCCGCTCGCATTCTGCGTAGTTCAGTTAACGCTGACTAGAATCGCCTACTTGCAAGGGGTGATTTGATACAGAGCAACAGAGGTGCAAGTCCTCCACTACGCTTTTGGATAGATGGCCGAGTGGTTTAAGGCTGCGGTTTACTAAACCGCCGTAGGTACTAGATACTTACCGGGGGTTCGAATCCCTCTCTATCCGTTCGGAGAGTAGCACAGTTTGGTAGTGCGCCTGGTTTGGGACCAGGAGGTCGCAGGTTCAAATCCTGTTTCTCCGACTATTATAAATACTGGCACTATGAAGAACTTCTCACAATATTTAAATTCACAAGAAGATTGCGGATGCCAAGAACCCGTTGAAGAGCAAATTGGCTCTTTCTTAAAGGGTGCATTGGGTGGTGTTGGTAAAGCAATAGGTTCTGCCGCTTTAGATGTAGTTGGTGGACCTTTGGGTAAAGCCGCTGTATCCGGTGGTATGGAAGCAATGCAACGTCGTAAAGAGGGTGCAGAAATGTTGGACAAGGAAGTGATTCGTTGCCATGAAAGATTGGCTGCACTCCAAAGACAACATGCTAGCGCCAAGGGTAATCCAGATAAACAAAAATTAATTCAACAAGACTTTGATGAACTTAAAGTGGAATGTGGCAAGATAGAGGCTTCTAAGAACGTAGACAAAGCAGAAAAGGCTTTGGCTGGCTTAAGAAGAGACAAGGCGGCCGCTATGAGAACAAAGGGAGCATCTTCCTTCACTTTATAAGGCCACTCTTATAAAAGTCTACATACCTGTGTATGTGCGACACAGGCCCATAAAGACCTAAGACCCAAAACTTGACTTACAACTAAATAAGACTATACTAGAGGACGAGAAGTGCGTCCTCTTTTATTTGGAGTTATATTATGAATCGCAAGAGACATTGGGATGAGTTTGATATGGCTGCTGAGAGGGAAGGTAATGCCTTCAAGAAGCAAGTCACTACACAAATTGCCAAACGGGGTCTCGGTAAGGTGACACTTAAGACGCGAAAGATGCACGGTGATGCTTTTTTCGCAGTTCAGCGTAAGACTGTCAAGAACTCTTTCTTTGTGAGGTAACAAATGGCTAAGTGTAAGAATTGTGAAAAGAATATTCCCAAGGCTCGTCAGGAAGCACTTCCTGGCGTAGATACCTGTGTTGGTTGCTCAGAAGCAAAGCCAATGATGGGTTTTATGGATTGGGCACACAAGACTGCTCCAGAACTGGTTATGGTCAGCACTGCAAATCAAGAGAATATTCGCAGAGCAAAACGAATAAATGTTAGAGCCAGATAACTTGCCTATTATAAATATAAGTGGTTGGAGGGATTTGAATACCGGGGATCGATTAGGAGACAGTGCCGCGAACACTGGAAACCATTGATTACGCTATTCATGCGCTTGAGGAATTTCGCTACCTTTCGACCGTCAGGGGAGCCGGACTCCAAAAGAGTCCGGTTCTTTATCTATAAAGGTAGAGGTTCCCGGAGTACTAAATAGTTGTAAATAACAGGAGTAATGGCATATGGCAATCGACTTTTTTGTATTCCGACAAGTAACCCAATTAATTGAACAAAAACTAGAAGAAGCAAGAAAGTCTGCACCCAAGGCTTATACTGCTGCTACCGATGCAAGTGGTGCATTTGCTGGTGATATTGCCAAATCAAAGGCTGCTACAGCACCAAATCCAAAATATACAGATCAGGGAGTAATCTCTAGTGTTACTGGTAAGGCAAGAGAAGAATCTGCTAAAAAAATCCACGACACCATTGGTGGGCATTTAAAGGGTGGTAAGGGTGTGGCAGTATATCTACACAAAGAACCAAAGTTTGGTGACGAGCATGAAGGTGAATTAGAAAGACACTACATCGTTCCTCACACAGATGGACACTATTTGGTAAGTGGAAAAAAGACAACAAAGATTGCTAGTATGTCACCAGGCTCTCATGGATTTATTTCCATCATGCCTCACTCTTCTGGACGCCGTTCTGCTTCGCCTATGGGTTATATTCCAGCGGGCGTCGGACATGAACAACATGTTCGCACATTTGATTCAGGACAAGTGGAAAGAAGTGGATTGGGTAAAGGATTCAAGATGCGATTACGGGGTACACCTACCCTAGATTGAAGTTAAAAAATGTTTAATCATGATATAGTGAAAATTGAAGACAATCTAAAAACAGAAGAAGTAAACGGAAAAAGATACTATGTGGCACCAGATGGAAACAAATATCCATCGGTGACTACTATAACTGGTTGGAAAAAGAGAGCATTCTTTGCAGAGTGGCGAAGAAAAAATCCAGACGAGTCTCGCAGAGTTCTTTCTCGCGGAACCTCATTCCACTCCATAATTGAAAATTATTTGATGAACGAAGACGCCGTGGTCGAAGAGAAGAAAACATCTCGTCCCGGTGATTATTACATGTTTGCTCAAATTAAAAGTGAATTGGATAAGATAAATAATATTAAAGCGATTGAAACTGCTTTGTGGTCTAGCACACTTCGAATGGCAGGAAGAGTCGATTGTATTGCAGAGTATGATGGGAAACTCTCTGTCATAGATTTTAAAACAAGCAAAGCAATTAAAGACGAAAAAGATATTCAAGAATATTTTATGCAAGCAACCGCATATGCAATAATGTTTCAAGAGAGAACAGGAATTTCCATTAGAAATATCGCAATTCTAATGTCATGCGAAGATGGTTCTATTATGGTATACCAAAAAGATCCAATCAAATATGTTGCTAGTTTGAAGACTGCAATAGATGAATATTACGAGGAAAACGTAAATGAGTTATCCATTTCCCACTGATACATGTGTAGTAGCATGTTCAGGACCATCTTTAAATAAAGTAAATGTTGCTTCATTAGGTTTACCTGTATGTGCAATAAGTACAACAATTCGTTCAATACCAAATCCTGATTTTTGGTTTATTGCGGATCATTTAAATGAAATGCATGGTCAAGAGGGGCAAGATGCTTGGAATAACGAAAGCATAGTAAAGATTGTTCCAAATAAAGTAGGTAAAACGCCTGGCAGAAAAGTAATAACTCACGCCTATCATGAAGGAAGAGAACCAAATCAACATTATCAAACTTTGCTTTTTGATCCAAATAAACCATTACTTCGGGGACCGCATAAAACGTTAACATTCGCAATACAATGGCTTCATGTATGCGGCGTAAAAAATATTATCTTTGCCGGGAACGATTTAGAAGCATTATCTTTTGATACAAAATATTCCTATGAATTAAAAAATTTTGATACAAAGAAACAACACAATTTTAAAAAGACATTAGATCAAATAAAAGGTGCATTAGTTTCTTGGTATCCGGTTGCTTTATCAAAAGGTTATAATTGGTATTCTTGGGAATGTGGATCTGTATTTGAATCGTTTGTTCCAAAATTCAATGAAGAAATTTTGCAAAACGTTCAGAGATTTCCGACTGCTCCCAGGCAAGTATATTCCTCAATAGAAATAAAAGAAGAACAAAAGAGACAAGAGCACATTAAAGAAATTAAAGAACTCCAAAAATTATCCGAAGAGGATCGCAATAGGAGGGAATATTTTCGAATGATGCGTCAAAAAGAAAACAAAGAAGAAGATCGTAAAAAAATAAATATGCAAACTTATTTTGATTTGGTGCAAAAAAGAAGAAAATGAATAACTTACATTTTGTTTCTTATTACACGGATAATGGTATTTACCGAGAACTTGCAAAAGATTTAGAAAAAAGTTTGCAAAAGCATTCACTAAAATACACCATAGCATTGGAAGAAAATAAAGGTTCTTGGGTTAAAAATTGTGCTATTAAGTCTCACTTTATAAAAAAAATGTTAGAGACGCACAACCCCAACGATTGTGTTGTTTGGATCGACAGCGACGCACAAATAATTAAATATCCAGATTTGTTTTTATTGGGTGATCAAGAATTTATGATTCGGGGAGAACCAGGCGGTAGAAGTAAAGTGCCGGCTGGTAGAGAACGAATTCATTTACCCAACAACTGGCCAACAAATGTTTCTCCTTGTTGGTTTAATTCTGGAACTATATTCATGCGAGTGTGTGAAAATAGTATTAGATTGTGTAATCGTTGGATTGAGATGCAGGAACAAAATCCAACTCATTGGGATCAATGGACTCTGCAACAGGCTTGGTGTGACATACAACCCAAGACAGAGTTTTTACCACAGTCTTATTGTCAGATAGATAGAATGCACGGTCGTCAAGGTGCAGTGATTTTACATCGTTTAGCTTCAGTAGAACAGAAAGTGAATAGACAATGATATCAGTTATTACATTTTATACACCAGAATACAAAGATGAGGCGGCAGAATGGCGTAAAAGTTGTCACGAACATGTACAAAGACCAATTGATGCAACACATCAAGTAAATGTAGATTATCAACAATTTCCATTCAAGTCTTATGATATGCCAAGTAAAAAATCTTGGGTTCATAATTGTACGATGAAAGCGGAAGTCATATTAAAAGCGATTGACGAACTGCACTGTGGTGTTGTTTGGACTGATGCGGACGCAAGATTTAAACAATATCCAAAATTGTTTGAACAATTGGAACAGTATGATTTTGCTTGTTACTGGATTCCAAATGTTTGGAATCAACCAAAAAATGCACATTTGAAGCCTTGGACTCGCGGCAATGAAGCACTTGCTGGAGGCACTTTGTTTTTTAACAACACATCAATTGCTATAGATTTAATACATGCATGGAAAAAACAAAGTGAAGCAAATCCGACTGTATGGGAACAACAAAGTCTTCAGAAGGTGTGGGAAGAGTTTGATAACAAAGGTTTGCGTACATTTAATTTACCACAATCTTATTGCAAAGTATTTGATTGTAAATGGTTTGAACCCGAACAACCTGTAGTAATAGAACATACGCAAGCAAGTCGCAGATTAAAGAGTAAAGTGGGTAAATGACAAATTTACATAATACATTTTCAGAAAATGAAGTTGTTTGGTTAACATTACCAAGCGCAAATATAAAAATGGCTAAAAAAACTTTCCCAATGTGGAAAGCAAAAGGTTATAAAATTGCTGCTATAGTTCCAGACAATTTGTTTAGCGAATATACGAATATCACTGATATTGCGGTGAAGGAAAGTACTATTGGTGGATATTCTGGTTGGCCTAAAGCAGTAAATCATTTATCGAAATTATTATCTAATATTGAAATAATTATTGCGGCTGGCGACGATATGCATCCAGATCCCAACTATGAAGCATACCAACTTCGTTTACAATTTGTTCGCCATTTTGGTGGTACTTTTGGTGTAATGCAACCATACGGTGATAAGTTTGGAAGCATGGCTTGTGAAACCTGTGAGCAAATATGTGGAAGTGCTTGGTTGGGAAAAGAGTTTAGGGAAAAGATCAATCAAGGTAAAGGCCCAATGTGGGAAGAATACTGGCACATGTGGGCGGATACGGAACTTTATCAAGTTGCGACTAAATACAATTGCTTATGGATAAGAGGCGATCTAAGTCAATTCCATGAACACCGTTTACGCGGCACACATGGGTTTAGACCTACTATTCCGTCTGGAAATATGAAGGTTGCTCAAAAGATATACGAAACACGAAAAAAGAATAATTTTCCGGGAACAGAATTATTATGATAGATTTATTAATTAAATATCCAACGAGATCCAGACCAGATTTATTTAAACGAATATTAACAGAATATGTAAATAAACTTTCTGGTACTTTGAAAGTAAAGTTTATCATTTCTATGGATCTAAACGATAGCAGTTGTAATAATGATGCTATGCGTCACTTTCTAGAAAATATGAAATCTAAAGTTGATTTAGAATATCATTATGGAACTAGTAGAAATAAAATAGATGCATGTAATCGAGATGTCCCAAGTGATGGTTGGAAAGTTTGTGTGTTGGTTTCTGATGATATGACACCAAGAGTGCAAGGCTATGATAAGGTTATTATAGATGATATGCATAAACATTTTCCAGATTTGGATGGTGCTTTAAATTATAATTGTGGTGGTCATGCGTATCCAAAAGTTATGGTTCTTTCTGTAATTGGAAATCCATATTACAAAAGATTCAATTACATATATCATCCAGAGTATACTAGTTTGTTTTGTGATGAAGAACAAACTGTTATTGCCAGATCTTTAAATAAAATTGTTGATATAAACAATAAAATTATTACACACGATTGGAATGATATAAAAGACGATTTAAGAAAACATACAGAAAAATACTATCAAACCGACAAAGCAGTTTTTGAAAACAGAAAAACAAAGGGATTCCCACTATGAGTATTTTATGGACAATTGGTATTTTGCATTTACCAAAACGCGCGCATGTTTATAATCAATTACTTGCGGAACTCAATAAACAAATTGCAGCAGGAAATGCTCAAGATAAAATTGAGATCATAACCGAAACCGATAATGGTGAAAACACTGTAGGGAAGAAAAGAAATACAGTATTAGATAAAGCAAAAGGTGAATATGTGTGTTTTATCGACGATGACGATATGATCACGGAAATTTATGTTTCCAGAACACTTAAAGCATTAGAATCAAAACCAGATGTTGTTGAACTGGTTGGATTCCTACCAAAATACAATTTGCCATTTATCCATAATTTAAACTGCGGTGGTCATTTTAGAAAAGATGGTATTCAATTCCGTACACCAAATCATTTGAATACTATTAAGACAAGTATTGCTCGACAAGTCCGGTATCCTGAAATTTCTCACGGAGAAGATCAAGATTATTCTCACCGCTTGTGGGATAGTGGATTAATGAAAACAGAAGCACTGATTGGTGATCGGATGTATATCTACCAATTTGATTCTGCAAAATCTGAAACAGTAAAGTTTATGAAGAGAAATAAATGAAAAAAATAATATCATATAGTCTTTGGGGAGATTTACCTCTGTATACCGTTGGTGCAATTTCAAACGCAAAACAAGCAAAAGAAATATATCCCGGATGGATATGTCGTTTTTATATTCACGAACCATCAGTTCCTCAATGGGTAGTTGAAGAATTAAAAAAACAAGATAATGTAGAAATTGTATTTTACAATGATAATGTTGGTTGGGGTGGAATGCTTTATCGTTTTTATCCTGCCACAGAAGATGATGTTGAGGTAATGCTAAGTAGAGATACCGATAGCCGACTTTCTCTTAGAGAAAAGGCATGTGTGGATCAATGGTTAGTGAGTACAAAAAAACTTCATGTTATAAGAGATACTTGCGTACATCAATCCCAAGTGATGGGTGGATTGTGGGGTGCTAAAAGGGGTTATTTAAATTGGATTAAACCTCATATTGATTTTATGTTAAACGAAGTAAAAAATGGATCTGCGAGAAAAGGTTGCGATCAAGATTTTTTAAACTCAAAAGTTTATTTGTATGCTGTTGGTGAAATAGACGCAAATTGTGACAAAATTAATAAATTAGGAACATATGATCCAAATCAAATTAGTATTATTTCTCATGATGATATTGCATTTGGTTGTTTGAGGTTTCCCGGTTTTAGCCGACTTCCTCATGTAAATGATGAGATGCGAAAAATGCCTATTCCTAGAAAATATGGCGAATGCTATCATGCGTGTGTGCATTGTGGGTTAAAACACGATAATAAATATATTGGAAAAGTTCAGTCTTTAACACAAGATGAAATAAAATATCTGAATTTAAGTGAAGAAGAAAAACAAAATAGAGAAAATATTATTAAATACTATAAACAGTATCTAATAAATCAATATCAATATGGATTGAGTCCAGTTCAACACGAACACGGTTCTGAACATATAAAGGAAACAGAATGAAAATTTTTAATTTAGATTTACACATTTCAGTAATAGCCGACATTCAAAAAATTCTAACAGATTTAGGTCACGAAGTAACAAGTTGGAATATGTCTGGACATAATTGGGTATTCGGTAGAGGTAAAATGGCAACAGATGTCATAACACAAGAAAATTGGCATAATATAAGTGAAGAAATGTGTGATGCATTTTATACTCGTTATAAGAATGAATTAGATCAATATGATGCATTTTTAACAACACATCCACCCGTTTTTTCCAGATTATTTAAAAATTGGAATAAACCTATTATTATGGTTGCCTCTATTCGATATGAGTGTCCATTTTCCACTAGACCACAAGAATGGGAAAAATTTAACAATTTTTTGATAGAGGGTGTTGATAAAGGTCAAATCACTTTAGTTGCCAATAGCAAATATGATGCAGAATATGGTAAATATTTTTTGAATAGAAGTTTTACACATATACCAAATTTATGCGAATACACAAATGTTCATTATAATCCAACAAAAAATCATTTTTTATACTATTCTAGATTTAATAATTATGGTCAATATTGCAATGGCGAAATACCAAACTTGATAGAAAAAAGTAAAGCATTAGGACATAAATTTAAATGGAGCGATTTAGTACAATATAAAGGTATAGTTGGTGTTCCTTATAATGTATCAACGATGTCGATGTTTGAATACTATACTCAAAATATACCAATGTTTTTTCCTTCAGTTGATTTGATGTTAAAAATGAAAGAAAAGCATGGTAATCAAATTCTAGGAGAAACCAGTTGGAATGAAACATGGAATATGCAACCGCACCATTATCCTACGGAATGGAAAGAAGGATCGGTGATCAAGCCTGGCCCAAATGATCCAAACCATTATCAAGATTTAAATAAATTCAAAAACTGGTTACCATTGGCAGATTTTTACGACACAGAATGGATGCCACATATTCAATATTTTAATAGTTGGGATGAACTTAAGAATAGATTATCTACAATTAAAAATGATGAACTTATGAATATAAGCAATAATATGAAATCTATGAATATCATTCGTAAACAACGAGTGTATGATAATTGGAGAAACATATTACAAAAGGTTAAATTATGATACCATATATTTGTGAACAATTTACTAAACATTTTAATAAAGATGATATTAAAACTATATTCCAATTAGGTGCTTCTGATGCTCATGATACTATAGAAATGCTTTCGTTTTATAATCCTGATGTTTTAGTATTTTTTGAATGTCATCCGGGAATTTTACACTGCGGTAGAGATGTTGTAAAAAATTACATTGGTAAAACTAAATTGTATTTTATAGAAAAAGCAATACATTCATATGTTGGACAACTTGATATATGGTCTGTACCTTTAGATGATCCTAGAAAAGAAGGATTTGAGTCTTCTTCTATTTTTAGAAATTCTACAATTATAGAACAAAATATATTAAAACTACCATGTACTACTTTAGATGAAGAAGCAAAAAGATTAGGAATAGATAGTATTGATCTATTGTGTGCGGATGTAGAAGGAAATGAATTTAATGCATTTACAAATCAAAATATATTACATAAAACAAAATATATAATAACTGAAGTGGGTGTAGACAGAAACTGGAGACCGGGAAATCCAGTTTTAGATGATTTAGAAATATTACTTTCCGGATATGGATTTGTTAAGAAAGATTTTTATTGGGGTCATGTTGGATGTTGTGGTGAAGCATTATTTGTAAACGAAAGGATAATCTAATAATATGGAAAATCATTTAGGTGGGTGTATAATAGAAGGTGACATTGGAACATTTGCTCCACAAGTTTGGGACAAATTAATAGAAGTGTATAAACCAAAAACTTTTTTGGATATTGGTTGTGGTGCTGGACACTCTTTAAAGTATTTTTTAGACAAAGGTATTGACGGTATAGGAATTGAAGGATGGGTTGAAGCAATAAAAAGATCTAAAGTTTCCGGTAATATCATTCAACACGATTATACTTTAAATGAATATGAACCAAAATCAAATTTTGATTTGGCATGGTGCTGTGAATTTGTTGAACACGTTGAGGAAAAGTATATTAACAATTTTATGAAAACTTTTTCAAAATGTAATGTTGCTGCAATAACACATGCAGTTCCAGGTCAACCTGGCTATCATCATGTAAATTGTCAAGTAGCACAATATTGGATAGATGTGTTTAAACAATATAATTTTTCCTACAAAGAAGAATTATCACTATCACTTAGACGTTTATTGAGAGATGAAAATGGTAATCCCTTACCAAATGGAAATCACGTGATGAATACTTTAATGGTATTTGAGAAATAAAACCATGATTGATATATCAACTAATAGAGAGTTATACTTATTTGATTCTGTAGAGAGAGTATTCCAATCACTAGAATACGCAAAATCTCTTCCAATCCCAGATTGGCAAGAAGAAACTATTTTTCATTTTTATTGGAGAGTACCAAAAGAATTTGGTAGAAAACAAGTTTTACCAGTAAAATCAGCAATAGTGACTCAGGATCTTTCTAAGACTAAAATAATACTATGGTCTAATGTTGATTTAAGTGATAATCCATATGTAAAACCATTACTTCCGTTTATAGAACTTAAAATATGGAATCTCGAAGAAGAAGTAAAAAATACTCCTCTAGAACATTCTAAAGTTATAAAAGGAGTAGTTGACGATCCTTTGTGTTATTTGGGTGGAGATTTATTTAGATTATTGTGTTTGTACAAATACGGTGGTGTATATATTGATATGGATGTTGTAGTATTGCGAGACTTTCTACCAATACTACCATATGAATTTATGTATCAATGGGGTTCATCTGGAACTGTTCCAACTGGTGGAGAACCAATATTGAAGCAAAACGGTGCTATAATGAGACTCAAAGCGAATAGCATATTGGCAAAAGATTTACTAAAAGAACTAGAATTAACACCAGCAAAACCAAATACTACTTGTTGGGGAACAGAATTATACCATAAAGTTTGGAATAAAAATAAAAATTGGATAACATTTCCTTGTGCTTGGTTTAATACAGAATGGGGAATGAGCAGAACAATACAACCTTTTAAGAAAAATTATGAAGGTAATGAAAGTTCTGAATTGTTTGATGGTGCATTTACTTGGCATTGGCACAATAAATGGGATGAACCAATTCAGGATGGCTGTAAATTTCAAATTCTAGAAAATTTAGTAGAAGAAAAATTTAAAAATTGAAGGATAAAAATGAAATTAAGTAATTTAACTTGCGATGTTTTACAAAATCGTTCATCTATGTGTGAACTTGCAAAACATTTTGGTACAGATAAGCATGATCATGGATACACAAAAATATATCACGAAATAATGAAAGATAAAAAAGAAGAAAAAATTTCAATATTAGAATTGGGTATATATCATGGAAGCTCAATAAAAATGTGGCATGATTATTTTAAGCGGGGATTAATTTGTGGCACAGATAATGGTCGAATTGTAAAATATTCTAAGATACAATCGAGCGGAAGTTGTGAAAATCCGAGCAAGGATGATGTTGAACTACTAAAAGAAGGTAAAGTATTTAATACGGATTTTTCTTGGTTAGAAAATGAAAGAATAAAATGCTATACCGCAGATCAGCGTTCATATGAACAAATGAAAAATGCATTTAATCATTTTGGTACAGATATGTTTGATTATATTTTAGATGACGGTCATCATTTTCAAGAACATCAACAAAAATCTTTAGGTTTCTTATTTCCTCATGTAAAATCTAAAGGATTCTATATTATAGAAGATGTTGTTTGTGGAAATAGTTTACGTGCTGGTATGTTTTGGGGTCAAAAAAGAGAAGATTGCAGTGATTCTACTGATGATGTTTTTACTAAATTTATAAACAATAATATCTTAGAATCGGATTATATGACTACAGAGCAACGAGATTATATCATTAATAATATTGAAGATATTCATTTATGGTCTCACGGAGGACACGATAAATCACCAGTAACCGGATCTTCTAAATTGTTAGTTATTAAGAAAAAATAAGCATGAAAATTATAAGTTATTCTCTTTGGGGAAATAAAGCATTGTATGTTATAAATGCGATTAAAAATGCAGACATTGCTGCTGATATATTTCCAGAATGGAAATGTCGATATTATGTTTCTCCAAATGTAAAACAAATATTTATCGATGAACTTAAAAAAAGAAATAATACCGAAATCATATTTCAACCTCAAGATGAAAATTGGAATGGTATGTTTTGGCGTTTTTATGGCGCAGAAGATGCTAAAACGAAAAATGATGCAATGATAAGCAGAGATGCAGATAGTTTATTAAATGAGAGAGACAAAGCATGTGTGGATCAGTGGTTGAGCAGCGATAAAGATTTTCACATAGTTAGAGACATGTGCGCGCATAATGTAAAAATAATGGGCGGGGTTTGGGGAGTTAGGAATAATATATTGGGAAATATTAAAGAATTAATAAATAATTATTCTAGAAAAAATAACAACAATAGAAAGAATATAGATCAAGAATTTTTATGGGATATAATTTACCCAATAGTAAAAGATAAAGCATTTGTACACGACGCATACAAGTTTTTTAATGATGGTGGTGTTCCTCCTCCTATACGAAGATTGGGACCTTATTTGCCCAGTGAAAAACCCAACAATCAAGATTGGCCTACACTTGATGATCCATATAGAACAGTAAAAACCAATAAATTAGTATATTGTGGTTGGTGTCATAGAATACACGATAATGATTTTATAGGAAAACTTAATCAAGATTTTAGTGAAGAAGATAAACAAAAATACCCATTTCAGGAGACAGAATAATGTACGCACAGTGGAAATCTTTTGACGATCATAGTTATCCTTATATAACGGGAAATAGTATTGCAGTAAAATGTAAATATGTTTGGAACTATGATGGATATAAAATAAATCCAAAATCCAACAACCATAATTGGGCATTTATTAAAACTGATTATATTGGTGAGTTTTTTTCTGAAGTTGAATTAAAAGAACCATCTATAATATTTACCCATAACAGTGATTATCCTATTAATGAAGGATATTTGAGATATTTGGATAATCCTAAAGTGTTGGTTTGGTTTGCACAAAATGTAGCAATTAAACATCCAAAATTAAAACCGTTTCCCATAGGAATTGCAAACGCGGGTTATTCGCATGGTGATATTTCTATTGTAAATAAAATACGAAGTCAAAATAATAAAAAAGAAAATATGTTCTATGCAAATTTTAATATCAATAACAACAAAAATGAAAGAGAGTATTGTTTACAACAAACGGGAATTGGACTCCGAAATGAGGTTAATGGTGGATGGAATGGTTTTGCTGGAGGATATAAACTACCAACAACATTTGAAGGATATCTTGCAGATTTGAGTAAAAGTTATTTTTGTTTGTCTCCAAAAGGTAATGGTATAGATTGTCATAGAACGTGGGAAGCTTTATATATGGGTTGTATACCAATTGTTACAAAATCAGAAATAGCAGAAGCCCATAAAGATATGCCAATCATAATTTTAAATGATTGGGCAGATTTTAAGAAAATAACTTTTGATGAAAACTTATATCACAAAGTTTGGAATAATTTTAATATTGGGGATCTTCATTTAGACAATTATTTGAAAAGAATAATGAAAGAGATACCCCAATGAAAATTGTAGTTACAGGTGGTTGTGGTTTTATTGGATCAAATCTAGTAGATGAATTAGTAAGACAAGGACACGATGTTACTGTTTTGGATGATCTTTCATCAGATGCACATGATCAATTCTATTTCAATCCACAAGCAAAATACTATCATTATGATATTACAAATGAACATCTTGTAAATGGTGTATTTGATCGGCATGAACCTGAGTACGTTTTTCATTTAGCGGCAGAAGCAAGAATACAAAATTGTATTCTGAATCCCGGTAGAGCATTAGATATTAATACTTTTGGTACTCAAAATGTATTGAATGCTGCCAAAATGGTTAAAGCAAAACGTGTAATTTTTTCAAGTACTTCTGCGATCTATGGATTGACAAATAAGGCAATTCAAAAAGAATCCGACAAACCAGATTGTTTAAATGCTTATTCATATTCTAAATTTTTTTCAGAAGGATTGTGCAAAATGTACTCCGATTTGTACAATCTGGATACTGCTTGTTTTAGATATTTTAATGTGTATGGTCCAAGACAACCAAAACGCGGATCATATGCGCCTGTAATTGGTGTATTCTCTCGTCAAAAGAAAGCAAATCAATTAATGACGGTTGTTGGAGATGGTTTGCAAACCAGAGATTATATTCACGTATCCGATGTAGTTTCTGCTAATATTGCAGCAATGAATCACAATACAAATCTTTGTGGTAAGATAATGAATGTTGGAACTGGTACATCATATTCTGTTTTAGATCTTGCAAAAATGATGGGTGGAGAGTATACTCATGTTGCACCAAGAACTGGAGAAGCAAGACAAACTTGTGCCGATATTTTTGTAATTAAACAAACTCTTGGATGGCAACCAACCAAATGTCTTAAGGAATATATGGAGAATAAAGAATATGATACTTGAATCTGGTGAATTAAATATTCAAAATGAAATTGAAAAAATAATTAAAAAGAAGAATTGTTCTTATATGGATGCGGTTCTACAAATTTGTGAATTACACAATATAGATCCTTCATATATTGCCAAGCATTTGTCAAAACCAATTGTTGAAAAGATTAAAGCCGAAGCACAGTCATTGAACTTCCTGCCCAAATCTTCTCGACTTCCTATTTGACTTACCTACATAATACGGTTATAATACTTCGTATATCTGTCACACTTTAATACTTCGTACACGAAAGGATACAAATGTCATTTAAAGATTTAAAGAAGAAGTCCACCGATCTCTCAAAGATCACCCAAGAGTTGGATAAGTTGAACAAGGGTGGTGCAGAGTCGTACAAGGACGACCGGTTCTGGAAGCCTGAACTGGATCAAGCATCAAATGGTTTTGCAGTAATTCGATTCCTACCGGTCGTTGACGGTGAGGATGTTCCTTGGGCGCGTGTGTTTAGTCACGGGTTCCAAGGCAAGGGTGGATGGTTCATTGAGAACTGCCCAACTACACTAGGTAAGAAGTGCCCAGTGTGTGAAGCAAACAACGAACTTTGGAACAGCGGGATTGAAGACGACAAGACTGTTGCGCGTGATCGTAAGCGCAAGTTGAGTTATGTTGCCAATGTTTATGTTGTTTCCGATCCAAAGCACCCAGAGAACGAGGGTAAGGTGTTCCTCTTTAAGTTTGGTAAGAAGATCTTTGATAAGATCATGGAAAAGATCCAGCCCGAATTCCCAGATGATTCTCCTGTCAATGTGTTTGATTTCTGGCAAGGTGCAAACTTCAAGTTGAAGATTCGCAAGGTTGCTGGTTATATCAACTATGACAAGAGTGAATTTGAAGAGCCAACTCCGCTTCTTGGTGGTGATGATGCAAAGTTGGAAGCACTTTGGAAGAAGCAGTATGCTCTTAAGGAGTTCACGAATCCCGAGAACTTCAAGTCTTATGACGAACTAAAGTCTAAGATGGAATCAGTTCTTCGTGGTGGCAGTGAAGGTAAGGCAAAGACTGCGGAAGAGATGGAGCAGATTGAGGACGCGGAGCAGCGTTTTGGTTCTGCACCAAAGTTCAAGAATCCTCCAAAGATGCCAGAAAAGAAGTCTCCGGTCGAAGATGATGCGGAGGAAGAGGATGCGCTCTCTTACTTTGAGAAGTTGGCAAAGGAAGAGTGAACTAATTTTGTTTGAGTGTGATTTGGAGAAGACGGCTTAAACGCCGTCTTTTCTTTTTACCCTTGAGTTCCTAGAGCCGCATTTCTACCCAAATCTCTAGTAAGTAGAGCCTGCATGCCACTTTCATCTGGAGGAATTGCATTACCGTCTGATGCAATTGCGGACGAACTTCCACCACCAGCAACAGATGTTTTAGAATTATTGTAATAATTGTTTATTACAAGAGGTCTATTATCTGTTTGAGGCATTGCACTCAATTCATTGTTAATACTTTTATTTGTTTGGTATTGCACACTTTCACTTGTTTGCATTTGTGCTGCTGGTGCGAGTTGTGTTCTTGGTGTTCCCCCAAATTCTACAGAAGGTTGTTGACTTTGGGTTGCCGGTGTCATTGCTTCTTGCAGTGAAGGTGTCTCAACTTTTGCTTGTCCTTCTGCTGTTGTTGGTGCTTCTACACCCTTCTTAAACCAATCACCTATTCCAGGCACAGAAGCCGCAAATTCATAAACTTCTTTTGGTCCTATTGTTTCTGCAACTAGATTACCAACGTATTCACCACCATACATTCCAATAATTCCACCGAGTATTGAACCCAAAGGTCCTCCAACCAAACCTACAGCGGAACCTATGGTAGTTCCGATAAGGGAACCCATTCTTTTACCTAATTCCGCACCAATTGCTTCCTTCTTTTGTTCTGGAGTTAAATTGGGATCTTGTTGTATTGCTGGTATGTTTAAGTATCCGATGATACCTTCAATTGCAGTACCAAGTAATGGTACTCTTTTTAAAGCAGGAAGTATTACGTTTTTACCAGGTCCTTTTAGGAATGCCATAGGATTTTTAATGGCTTTTGCTAATTCTAGACCACCTTGTCCAAGTTGTTGCACCATTCCTACCGCACCAGTGCCTATATTTCTTGCAGTTTGTAACATTCTACCAAAGAAGCCGGGCTTTGGTGCTGCTGCCGCTGCTTGTGCTGTTGTGGATGCGGGGGTTGAAAGTAGTTGAGCAGGACTTGTGGTTGGTGTTGACGGGGGTTGCATAACAAACCCTTGACCTGGAATGTTTTGTATTCCGGCTGCAACTGGGGCTACTGATTGTGCTATTGCTGGAGCAGCTGATCCAGCGGCACCAAGTGCAGTTCCAAAACCTAAACGCGATAGTATTTTTGCGCCAAATTTTGATGCAGTTCCCGTTATTGCTGATTTTGTACCAGTTGCTGCTTTTGTTGTGGTATCAATTGCTTTAGCCGTCATTGTAACTGGGGCTGATGCTCCTCGGACTTTTGCTAGTGCTCCTAATTTACTACTAGTTGCTATTTTTGCAATACGAGCAAGAGTACCACCCTTAGTACGTCCTTTTAGCAGAGAAGCAAGCATGGCGGCATCAGCAGCAGTATCCAACCATCCACCACCTTCTCCACCACCCCCACCTGTTCCAATTTTCTTCAAGATCTTTTCCATAAGAACTTTAATATCAATTAAAGTTTTATTTTGATCCATCTGCAAAGAAACTTGTTCTTGTTGAGCCTCAGCGGTTTCTCTTAGTTGTTCTGTCGATTGTTGGGGTATTGGTGAACGAGTTTGTGCCTTTAACGACGCACTTTCATTTTGTATACCAAGTATGGTTTTTACTTTTTGGATTAAATCGTTTACAGTCTTTTTTATGTTGTTTGCTAAGTTTATGTAAATATCAAATGCTTTTTTGACAAACTTGTAATCTAATCCCTGAGTTTGTTTTTGTACCGCAGCATCCATTTTTTCTGACAGAGTAGATGACTCTGGACGGGCAATTCTTCTTCTTCGTGGTGGAGTCGTGTTTCTTTGAAAAGAAGAAACCATAGCAGTTCCAGTATTTGAGAACATTCGTCCAATACCAGAAACTGCTTTAGTGTTTTGTTTACCCTCGGATGTTATTGTTGGTAGTGCTAACATTAGTTATTTTTTCTTTAATTGTTCTCTTCTTTTATTTATTTCCTCTACATGTTTTATTAAAAGATTTAGATAAATTTCTCTTTCCCACGGTATCATGTTTTCTAATTCAGTTAGGCTGTACTTGTGTTCTTGTAGGAGAAGAAAATTTGTTTTATACAAATTCTCTAAAGACTCACTCGCCAGCCCTAGTCGAAAAAATCTACAAATTTATCGAGAACAACCTTTACTTTCTTTTGTGTAAATGGAGAAACTGCTTCTGATTCATAATAAATGGAAGGCATGGTATCGAAGAAATTACTTAATTTTTCATACATGTCTTGCGTAAATTGCTCAACAAATTCTTGCAATTCTACTTTGGAATAATCTGATGCTTTATACTCAGATTCTTTATCATAAATTTTATTGATACAATTTACGATTAAATTAAATCCATTTTCAACCAATGGTTTTGAGGGATCTACAGACAAAATTGTACGCATATTGGGATACTTCATTTCTACAAATAAAGAATCTGATAATTTTAATTTGGTTTCATGTTTTGTAGATCTTTTTACAATAACTTTATTAAGATCAACGTCTACTTGAAATTTTTTACTAGTATCGGGATCAATTACATTAATTTTTATAACTTCTCCCATAGATTTTTCGCGTAACTTTAAGAAAATATACTCTATGTCAAATGAAGGAACATCTTCAATATCAATCTTGTCTATTAAACAATTGCTAATAACTTGATCCATTGCTAATAGTATTTGATCATTGTCTTTAGATTCTGCTGCTATTAAAAGAATCTTTTCTTCTTTAACTAAAAATGGTCTATATCTTATCTTTTGACCATTTGATGGTAATTTCATTTCAAAGGTTGCAACGTCAATTTTTGGTAGTGGCATAGTAAAATCCTATTCTAAATAATTCAAATAACCGATGCATCTCTATATGCAAAGGTAACGGTTTGTTTTAAGTACGAATCGCGTTCATCGTATGATAATTGAACGGCTTCTATATTGCTCAACATCGCATACGAAAGTTTAATTGTGAAAAGTTTTTTATCTTTTTCTGTATCAAGACAAGAAATGTCAATATCACCAACAACATCATCCAAATAACCAATAAAGTAGTCTCCATTTACATTTTTAACAATTCTGTTATTTATTTCGCTGTAAAATGTTTTAACTGGGTTTCCTAGTGCATCTAAACGAAAAGTTATATTACAAGTTTGTGCCGGAAGTTTAACGTATGGTATTTTTAGCAAAGGTTGAGTGTTGAATTGAAAATCCGCAGTACCTACTCCCAATGGTGGTATGTCAATACTTTCAGCATATCCACTAAAATACAAATTAGCATTATTAAAGTTTAGATTTACAGTAAATCTATTTGGTCTTGCCAAACCTCTTATACTGTTTAGTGCTGTTTGTACGTCTGCGTATGCCATTTAATTTCGTGTTTCCTTTAATATTTCGGAATACAATTTACTGGGAGAAATACCTTTAAACATTGGTAAAAATGCAAACTGAGTCCATTCTTCCGGTGTAGTTATTTTTGGTTTTCCGATTATATTGCTGACATTATATTGATTAAAAACAACACCAGTATATTTAGCAAATATTTTCTTATTCAATATTGACATTATTTTGATACGAATTCTGTGTGGATCGGTTTCTTTGGGATTTAACATTAAAGTGTTCATTAACATGATCATTTTAAATCTATCCTTGGGGGGGATATAATGCAGATTAATACCATAAAACCCCCCTCCCCCTATTCCAGTAACCAAAACTAAAGGATACCTGTCAAAAATTCTTGTGCGGGTTGATGGTTTGTATTTAAACAATAAAACCTGTCCCGGTAGTTTTCTTTTTATGTTTTTGGTGGTGTCTTTTAAAAAATCAGAGTAGTCTGTTACTTTGCCCGTTTTGTTGACTCCCCGCATAGAATCACGTAACCATTTTAAAGCGGATTGGGGTGTATTAATCGGTTTCGGTTTCTGTTGGTTCTTTTCCACCAAATAACTCTTTCTCTGTTATTATTTTAAATTTCCAATTACGCTTTTTAGCATATTCTTCTGCAAATGCCCACTTTGATTTATTTATTTGCCACTCGACTACTTCTTGCAAATAACCTTTTGTTATTTTTTTCTTTTTTGCTGGTTCTGAGCATTTTCTATGTGGTTTTATTTCAACCATGTAGGTTTGAATTGTTCCATCTTTTTCTTTTACTTCAATGATGAAATCTACAAAATATCTGTGATATTTTTTGTCAACAGGAGAAATGTAAGGTATTGGTAATTCTTCTGAAGCCCATTTAATAATGTTATCTGTGTTATCGCAAAATGTCATAAATTTACGTTCCCATAGAGAACGATAGACTATGTTGGTGGGATCACCTCTGTACTTTGAGGGATTCTTTGGCTTAAACTTACCTTTGTACGACATACATATATTTAGAAAAGGATTATACATGGGAAAAATAGTAAACTTTTTTGCACCAACTACAGGACAACCACAAAATTCTAAAATATTTTGTGTAATTGATATACTTAAGAATACCAAAGTTCTGGAAGCAAACCCTTCACCAGAAAAGACTTATTATATGCAATTACCAAAAGAAATAACTGACGTTTTTAGTATGGATTGGCAACAAGAAGAACTTGCGGGAACTACGTTAGATGCGATTGCTCAAAGACTTTTGGGATCGCAGGGACAAAGTTTTGATCTTATAGGGATTGGAAAAAGTATTGCTCCAGAATTTGCTGCACAAATTGGTCTAGGTGGTACTGCTAAAGAAGGATTGAGGCGTGCGGGAGAAGCGAAAAACCCAATTAATACTTTACTATTTAAAAATGCAAATCTTAGACAGTTTCAATTTAGTTGGGATTTTATGCCAATAAATGCACAGTCTGCTAACGACTATGAAACTTTTATAAATGACATGAGAGAAAATATGTTACCTGAAATAAATGGAACGGGCTATAAAACTCCAAATATATTTAACATTGAAATGAAAGTTGGTTCTAAAGTTTTTCTTTCTGCTAAGAAATGTGCTTTAACTAATATGACAGTAAATCCATTTGGTTCTGGACTTCCCGCGTTTCACGAAGACGGTCATGCCGTGCATAATGTTGTGACTTTAGAATTCCAAGAATTGGTTCCAAGTACCAAAGAATCAATAAAGAATTTGTATAAAAAATAAGGATTAATACATGTATTTTAATAAACTAGGAACAACAGATTATCAAGGAACAACCATACCGGACATATTAAAGCGGGTGGTGGTTTCTGATCCTAATGTTTTAAATACAGATTTATTTGAAAAATACGACATCACTGAAGGTGAAACCCCCGAAAGTCTGTCTTTTAATTACTATGGCAAAGTTGATTACTATTGGGTAATAATGTTGTTGAACAACATCAAGAGTAGATATTTTGATTGGCCTATGTCTTCCCAAGAATTGGGACAATATATTGAATCGAAATACGGAAATAAAAGTTCATTGTTTGTTAGCGACAATCAATTAATATCAAATCCTGTTCCTTTTTGCAACGCAAAATATGTGTTAAAAGGAACAACAGAATATCAAGTTTTAGGTTGTGACCGTGATTTGAATAAGTTGGAAGTTACCAAACTCTCCGATCCTGCTTCCGGAGATCCGACAATTGAAATAGATGACATATTAACTGTACTGGATAAAGATAAAAATTATTTATTTGGATTGTTTCCAGAAAAAATAGTTTACGAAAATGCTTATAGTCTTCATCATTTTAATTTTTCAGATGAAAGAAACAATAGAGTACTACTACAAAGTTATATTTCTGGAGTAATACCACCAGAAACAATTACAAATCAAGAATATGAAAATAACTTAAATGAAGCAAAAAGATCTATAACATTGATCAAACAGGAATACGTTTCATTGTTTGTAAACAACTTTAAAACAATAGCACAGGGTTGATATGGTTCATAACGTTATATTAACAAATAAACCTAACATTTTATTAAATGGTGTTGACATAACAGAAGTTACGCTGTCGCTAACTTTAACTGAAAGTTTGTTCGATCCTGTATTGAAAGGTAACATTGTTGCTTTAAATACTCCAAGCACAAATTTATATCAGATAACAGGCGCGCTCGGTGGACTAAATGAAATTCAGTTTTCATTTCATAGCACAACAAATGAAGAACCCGAAAAAGAAATAACATCCAAAGATTTTTATGTTTACAATATTGTTCCGGAAAGCACAGATGCTGGTTCTTCTCTTGTAAAAGTGACTGCTTATTTTGCAGCAAAACCTCTTTTTACAAATAATATAAGAATGGTTTCAAAAAATTATAATGATACCATTTCAAACATAGTAAAATCTCTATGTAAAGAAATAGAGATAGAATGTAATGTTGAAGCGACTAAAGGTAAAATTAAAAGAGTTTTGACTTATGAATCACCATTTGGACATATTGTAAATTTAAGCAAACAAGCAGTGTCTGAAAATAATCCTAAAGATGTAGATTACACATTTTATCAAGATATAGATGGCAAGTATTGGTTTAAACCTATTTCTTTATTTAAAAAACAACCAGTAAAATGGAAATATAAACAGTTTTTACCATATCCAGAAATGACATTAGATGAGGTAAAATATTCAATTTTGCGCCATTCTTGTGATTCATTTTCTCCAATACAAAATGCACTTCAAGGAATGTATTCTTCTGAAATAATTTCATTTGATACTACAACTGGTGATTATTATTCCAAGACGCATGTGTACAATAAGGATAAGTATACTACTCTATCAGACAAACCAATATTAGATTTAAATGATAATGAAGAGTTTAAAAAAATAGCAAAAAGTGGTGTTGCAGTTCGAAGATTTACAAAACAAAGATTTTTACACGATCCTTCGGAAGAGGAATCGGGACAAGATGGAGTTGGTTTACAAGACGATTGGGTTGGGAATCGCATGGCATCTATGCAAAATATGGATCAAAGCATTGTGTATTTAAATGTTCCCGGTAACAGTGAAATGAAAGTTGGTGATTTAATTGAGGTTAGAAAACTTGTAAACGAATCTCTTATTGAAGAATCTGGTGAAAATTTAAAAGAAAAAGATGTATTGGGTACTGGTGTTTTCTTAATCACCACTATTTCTCATGATATTGGATTAAAGAGTGGTGGTCCGTCCGATGCTTTGTCAGCAACATATATTATGCGAATTAAAGCAGTAAAAGATTCTAAGGGAGACGAATATGCCTAATGATCATTTGGGTGATCCCAGTTTTAGATGGTGGTGGGGATGTGTAGAAGATAGAATAGATCCTTTACAAAAAGGAAGAGTCCGAGTACGCATCCACAGTTATCACAGTCCATTTAAAAAGGATATTCCCACCGATGCTTTACCTTGGGCTGAAGTAATTCAACCAGCAACAACAGGTAATACCCCACAAGGTGCTCCAGTTGGGTTAGTCGAAGGGTTATGGGTCTTTGGATTTTTTAAAGATGGTGTTGAGTGCCAACAACCAGTTGTGCTAGGTTGGTTGCCCACTTTACCGGAAAATCCACCAAAAGAAGAAACTTCAGGTTCTGATACTTTACAACAAAAAGATTCAGAGGGAGAAACGTTCCAAAAAAATTATGGAGATGGGTTTAGAGATCCAAGAAAACAAGAAGATTTAAAAAACTTTCCATCAAAAGAAGTTAAAAGAGAATACCCATTTGGTAAAGGAAAGAAAACTAAAGACCGCGGTGTTCAATTAACAGAACAAGAACCAAAAAAACAAACGGATCGTTTTGGTAGAGCCATTGCTATAAATGATGCGACTAAAATTAAAGATACAATTATTGGATTGAAGAAATTAAAAAGACCAGAAGGACTTTACGATCAAGCGTATGTTGCTGATATTGAAGTAGAAGAAGAATTTAAGTGTGGTGTTGTTAACTTAAATGGTAAAAATACTGGCACTTTAAGTGGATTGGGTTCTGGTGATAATTCTGTAAAAAGTAGCATGGAGTCTTCTAAATTTGATAATTGGAAACTAGTAAAAGAAGAACCGCTGAATAGTGCAAATAAAAAGATTTTAGGATAATAATATGTCTAATTGCGATGATAATTTAAAACCAACAGAATCAACTACCAGCACTTCTGGTATTAGAAATAATAAACCATCCTCAATTTTACCCCAACGCGAGCGTACCCAAAGAACAACTATTACTAAAGGGCAAAAAGTAACCGGAGGAATAACTGCCGCAGATTTAACAGAAGATGGAACTGTTGGTGCTTCTTCCGGTTCTGCTAGTGGCGGTGGTGGTGCAGGACAAACTACATCTAAAGGTGGAGTTACTGGTAGTTCATCCCAAGCGCAAGCATCGGCTGCACCAGCAAAAACAAAAGAAGAAATACAAAAAGAAAAACAAAAGAAAAACGACGACGAACAAGTAACGCAATCGAATAAACAATGGACTCAACCAGAAACTGAACACGGCAGGAAACAAGGCGAAGAAATAGAAGGTAAAGATTTATACCCAAATCAAGAAAAGAAAAGCAAAGAATTTAAACCAGTATCAATATATCCATTTAATAAAACATATCAAACTGAAAGCGGCCACGTATTCGAAACCGATGATACTCCCGGTAGCGAAAGACTATCCGTTTTTCATCGTTCTGGTACAAATTTAGAAGTTTATCCTAATGGTGATTTCGTAGAGCAGCATGTGAGAGATAGTTATTTTCATGTTTTTCGAGACCAATATGTTCACTTGGGTGGATATTCTAGCGTAACCGTTGATAAGGGATTAAAGATTCTTATAAATGATGACGAAGAAGAAAACAGTAAAGAAGAAAATGTAAATTTTGATATTCATGTAGCGGGAAATGCAAATGTAAACATTTATATTCATAAAGGAAATATGAATGTTTCTTTGGTTGAAGGTGACGCAAATATTCGTTTGAACAAAGGTGACGTAAATATACGTCAAGACAAAGGAAATTATAACCACACCGTTGCCGGCGATTACAATTTAGAAGTTGGTGGTCATATGCACGTTGTGGTTGCAGGCGATGTAGTTAACGAAATAGGAGGGAACAGGGATGAAAGAATTGATGGGGAATTTGATCAAAAGTATCTGTCAAACTCTTCAGGCTATTTGGGCGAATATTTGTTGGGGGATAAAAGAACTTATGTCGGCGGAAATCAAATAACCGAAGTCAATGGTAATATTAACGAAAAAGGACAACACAAAAAACAAGAGTTACAATCTCAAGAAAAATCAATTTATGGTTCTTTTGTTACTAAAACTGGTGGTAATTGGTGGTTAGCATCAACCGCAAGTATACAAATTGATGGACTTTCGGAAATTACAATTAAAGCAAAAAAGAGCATGGACATATTTGGTGCAGAATATACTGGTAAATTTAGATTGTATTCTGGAAATAGTCTAGAAATAATAGGTGAAAAATTTACAGTATTAAGATCTGCAACGGATAAAATAGAGCTAAAAACACCTAAAGATGTAACTCTAAAAACTCCATTGTTATACAAACCAGACGACAAAAAAGCACCACCATTCTCACCAGATCCAAAACCAATTAATTTGGATAATCCAAGTCAGTACGAAACTGCTAAACCATCGGAAACAGAATCATTTATGAAAAATAACAAGAAAGAATGGACACCAACTGGCGCCAAAAATTCATAAATAGAGGCACGCACTTTACTGGGATATTCTTATGTTTTCAATATTCAAATCAATCAGTCCTGAAATGTGGTATGCTGCTGGTGTTTCCATCATATCCTTTGCTATGGGAATTAGTTTTGCATTACTAAAGTTATTAAAAAATACAAAAAATAAAAAACATACATTGTTTTCCAACAATGGCACAGATTTTACAAAGTTACACACACAAGTAAATGAAGTTTTAACCGAGGTGAGAATACAATTAGACTGTGCAAGAGCATATATTGCACAATTTCATAATGGTGGTGATTTCTTTAGCGGGGAAAGCATATTAAAGTTTTCCATAACACATGAATCTTGCTCTTTGGGTGTAGAACAAACCATAGATCAACAACAAGGAGTATTGTTGACTAGATTTATAGAAAAACTTAAAATATTACAAGAAGATGAAGCCAGAATAATTTTTACAAATACATTAACAGATAGTCATTTTAAAGGATTTATGGAAGCACGAAATACAATTGCATTTGTATTAGTTCCTTTAAAGAAAGATACCAGTCTATCTCCATATGGTTATATTTGTGCTGAATGGTGTTCTTGGAATCATGCAGAACAAATAAATGCTGATTTTGTTCTAAATTTTCTTAAAAAAGACATACGAATCTTAAATACTTTACTGATTAAACACTAATGGCAAAAATCAAAATAACAGATTTAAGTAACGATTTTACCAGCAACCCAATAACTGGTGATATATCCGTTAAAAAGGATCTGGATGCAGTAAAGCAAAGTTTGCGTAATTTGATGTTTTTGAAAAAGTTTGATAAACCATTTGATCCACTAATAGATGTGGGATTAAATGAGGTATTGTTTGAAAATTTCCCAGATGCAATTTTATCTGATATTATTACAAAAAAAGTAGAATATATAATTTCGAAATATGAAACACGAGCATTATTGCAAAAGGTAGAAGTACAAAACTTTGACGACAAAAATTTGCTGCAAATAGACATAACTTTTACTTTAAGAAATGAAGATCAAAGCACTCCACAGAGTCTACAAATAAATCTTGAGAGGATCAGATGAACCCAGATTTTTCAAAATTAGATTATAATGATATTAAACAAAATTTAATATCATTCTTAAAAACACAAGACAAGTTTAATGGCTATAATTTTGAGGGTTCTACTCTAAACATTCTTTTAGATATTTTAGCATACAACACACATTATCAATCATTATACAACAATATAACATTTAATGAAGCCTTTTTGGATACAGCGCAAAAAAGATCATCAGTTGTTTCTATTGCAAAAAATTTAGGATATACTCCAACTTCAACAACTTCAGCAACATGCTCAGTAGAAGTTAGTCGCCCCGCAAGTAATGGAATGTTGGATAGTTATGTTTTGGAAAAATATACTGCGTTTAAAGTAAATAAAGACACTTCTGTTTACTATTTTTATAATTTAAATGACGCTCTATTCACCGAAGCCGAAAAGGCTGAGGATGGCACAGTAACAACATTTTCAACAGGTGCAATTAATTTAAAAGAAGGAATATTGCGTACAGTCAATTATGTAATTGATGGTTCCAATCCTTTCAAAAAAATAACACTAAGAAGCACAAAAGTAGACGTAAGCACAATAACTGTAACAGTACAAAGAAGTGTAACGGATGCTTCGGGTTCTTCTGATGTCTGGAGTGAAGCATCAAATATTACAGAAATAGATGGTAACTCTAATGTTTATTTCCTAGAAGAAGGACCTGATGAGTATTATAGAATATACTTTGGAGATGGAGTAATAGGAAAAAGATTAACAGAAGGTAACTTAGTTACAATTACATTCTTAGAAAGTTCTGGTTCTGAAGCAAATGGTATTGGTATTAATGATGACGTTCTTTCTAGAGTGTTCACATCTCCTGCTTTAAGTGATGCCACTATAGCCGTAGTAACACCCTCATTTGGTGGTTCTGAAAGAGAAACAATACAATCTATTAAATATAAAGCACCAAAGGCATTTACAGCACAAGAAAGAGCAGTAACTGCAAACGATTATTCTGTTTTACTACAAAAAGATTTTGGTTTCATTAAATCAATAAAGTGTTGGGGTGGAGAAGAAAATGATCCACCATTTTATGGTAAAGTTTTTATTGCTATAAAACCAGAAAACCGGGCCGCTTTAACCCAAACCGAAAAAAATACAATTCTAAAGGGATTATCTAGAGACAGATCTGTTGTTGGTATAATTCCTGAGATTGTGGACCCAAACATCATTTACTTAATAATTAATTGCGATGCGAAAATTGACATAATTAAAAATAAAGGTTCTATAGAGCAACTTAAAACTAAAATTAAAACAGCAATAAACAATTACATCATAGACAATTTAGATGTTTTTGATGCCGATTTAATTTCAAATGAATTGGAAAGAACTATTTTGGATATCGATAGTTCCATTTTAAGTGCAACAATAACACCGCAATTAGAATATCGTTTAGCTCCAGTTTATAACATAAAACAAAATTACACAATAAAATTACAAAACAGATTGGTAAGAAGTGATTCTATAGAAAAACCAAATATTCAATCTTCGTTGTTTAATTGTCTTGATTATAAAAATGTAATTCGTTCGTGTAGAATATACGATGATGGTATTGGTAATTTGTACATTTCATTTGTGCAAGAAGGAAAAGAGTACTCTTTAGGTGCTTTGCAAAATATTGATTTAAGTTTGTCTGGTAATTTACCAGAAGCAATTGGAACTGTAGATTACACAACAGGCAAATTGCAATTAAATAATTTTAAACCACTTAGTTCTACAAATTCAATAATAAAATTCTTTGCAAATGTTTATGATTCTGATGTATTTGTAAACCCAGATACTATATTAAGTATTGATCAAGCAGATGTAAATTCAGTTGTAATAAATCTAGTAGAAAGCGCATTTAGAAAACCAATTAAATGATAGAATTACTACTAAAAACACCAATAAATAACGACATCGTTTTTTCTGATGTCATTACTATAAACTATGAAGTAAGAGACACCAGTGGTGTATTTTCTAAAGTTGTTTTTGAAGTCAACAATCAAGTAATTGAAAAGACTGCACGTATAGATGTATTTCAAATTCAATTACCTGAAGGTGAATACATTCTAACTTGCTATGTTAAAAACAAATACAATAAAGAGATATTAGAGACAAGAAAAACAATATCTGTATCTACAAAACCAATAACTTTAGAACTAAAAAATAAACTATCTTCTGTTGTAAGTTCAAGCATACCAGATTTTTTGGAACAAGATTATCAAACTTTTGTTGATTTTATCAAGTATTATTACATTTGGTTGGAATCTACAAAAAATGTAAATTTAATCCCACACACATTAGAACAATATTTTGATGTTGACACAATACCTCCGGAATTAGTTGATCGTTTTCAAGAAACATATTTAAGCACATTTCCAAAACAATTTTCAATAGATAGAGAAACCGGAAATGCTCCGGATGTTACAAAAGTATTAAAAAGAATAAAAGACTTTTATTCCAAAAAAGGAACTGAAGATTCTTTTAGATTTTTGTTTAGAGTGATGTTTGATACGGAAATAACTTTTACGTATCCTAGAGAAAAATTATTAAAAGCATCTGAAGCACAATGGGTAGTTCCAAAATTTATAAGAGCAAAAAATTTAAATGAAGAAGATGCTGCTTTACTAATTGGCACCGAACTTTATGTTTTAGATGAAAATGGTTCAAAGACATTTTCTGCTATAATAGAAGATACGTATACATTTTACTATGCAAGTAATCCAATAACCACTTTAAATTTAATAAATGTAACTGGAAATTTAAATAGTTCTAAAGTTTACTATAGCAAAAATGTATTTGGAGTAATAGAGGAATATAGTATTGATTTGTATTCTATGATAATAGATTACTATCTTTATAAATGCCCGGATTCTTTTGGTTATCCAATATATGATTTTGAAGTTGGAATGATCGTTAATTTGGTTAATTTGGGGACTGCTATTTGGCTATTGTGTAATGGTGGTGAAACCGTGGAAGCAATAACAGAAGATGGATGCACTCCACTTTATGGAGGAATTATAGATCCAGAAAGAATAGATTTACCTAATCAAAATTTAAAGCACGAAGATTTTGGAGCAGGATTTGAAGCCCAAATTAGTAAAGTGAACGAAAAGGGCGAAATAGAAGAAATACAAATATTAGATCCTGGATTTAATTGGGGATTAAATGTAAATGGATATGGCACGCAATTTACAGGTAAGCCTAATCCCAAAATTGAAAGTACTGACAGACTTTATGATTGCAGAATACGTTATGTTACTGGTTATTTGTTTACTGGAACTGGGTTTTATAGAAGTAAAAAATCACTGTTAAGCCAAATGGGCATTCTTCAAGATAATTTTTATTATCAACAAAACTCATATGAAATTGGTTCTAACGTTAATTCTTACAAATTTTCTGACATTTTAAAACAAAATGTACATCCTGCGGGGTATAAGGCATTTTATCGATATGATGTTTTAGACAATATTATTGAAAAACGCGAATTGACTACTTCTGAGCCGGGATCATTTGAATTGCGTTTTGGTTTTGATGAAGATGGAAATACACTTGGTTCTGATGTTTATGAAAATATCATACAGACTGAATTTCAAACCTTTTCCAATTTTGCAAATTTTAAAATTGGTTTAGAACCACCTGAAGTTACTGATCTAAATATACTGGAAGAAGAAATTATATACACCACAGATTTAGAAATTTCAACAAATGATATTCCAGAAGATTCTGACGGTATAGAAGATTCTCCGTTAGTAATTCCAAATGAATTAACTTCACCTCCCAGATCTACAACAAGTCCTATAGAATAAAATTATGCCAAATATTACTACATCAATAACTATTCAGCCCACAATAAGCAGTTTGGATTCTTTAATAAATAGTCCGAATAATGCATATAATCAAGCATTGGGATCTTTGCCGGATGTTCCGCCACCCCCACCACCATCAACAGATGTGGTTATTGAAACCGATACAACAACAGATTTCGTATTCACTACAGACACAACAACAGATTTCGTATTCACTACAGACACAACAACAGATTTCGTATTCACTACAGACACAACAACAGATTTCGTATTCACTACAGACACAACAACAGATGTTGTTGTTCCTCCATTGGATACTGATGTATCCGCATTAGACTACACTGTTTGGGCAGCAGCATGGCAACGTGATGTAAATGTAAATGCACATTCTGTTGTTCCTATGATTTGGGTTGATCCTATGGGTGGATGGGGAGGACCAGGAACTACAGATGTATTTACAGATGATGTGGTAAGTTCAACAAAATATAATCAATTTAAAACAACACTATTAAATGTACCAGAGGGAAGAAGAGTAATACAACCAACATTTTGGGCAGCAGTTCCACCAAATTTAAATTGGTCACCTCTTACTTTTATTGATTATTATACTGCTTTGGATGGAACTACTTTTGATGGAAGAAATATTTCTTGGACACCATGGCAAGAAAATATTATTGATGATGCAAAAACAAGTTTTAATCAATTTTTGGGTAGATGTAAAGCGGATGGTTTAACTTTTAATTATATAACTGATAACACTTATTATGGTGATGGTGGTGCCCCAAGTATATGGAATTTATCAAAACCACCTGTAAGTGATAGAGATGCATACAAGATATACGTTTCAACCACCGGAAATGATAATTGGACTGGTCTATTCCCATATACTACAGGAACAAATGGACCAGTAAAAACAATTAAAAAGGCATCTGAACTTGCTAGAAATTATACAGGCAATAAAAACGTTGAAATTCAAATTCGTCAAGGTACATATCGTATGCTTGGCACAGATGCAAATCCTATCTTTTACTTAAATGAATCGAATAGTGGTAAAGAAGGAAAGTATATAACTTATAGACCATATAAGAATGAAACAGTCGTTATAAGTGGTGCTGAGGAAATAAGCCACAGTGCATTTACTTTAGTCAACTCTTCAGATTCTAAGTGGAGCAGAATATCGGCAGAAGCAAGAGGAAATGTTTATGTTGCTGATATTTCTGGTTATGATATTGGGCCCGGAATTCCTTCCATGTGGAATGGTGGAAATATGGGTGGTGATGTTGGTAATGTCCAAGATATGCCTGCTTTGCCTGAATTGATTTTCAATGGCAAAACAATGACTGTTGCTAGATGGCCAAATAAAACATCACTCAATAGTAATGGATATACTTTTGGTGAATCTGCTGTAATTTCTTCTGTTGTCAGTAGTGGAACAAGCGGGGTGTGGTGTGTAGATCCAACTTATCTTGGAAGTAATGTCGATTTGTTAACAGATGGTCCGGCGGACGATGCAAGTTGTTATTGTGGTAGTGGTGCCCCACGTAATGAAAATTGCTTTCAAAATGCAACATTTACATATTCTTCAGATTATGATTCTGTTATTTCAACGTGGAGTAGTGCTGCAATAAATGATGGGATTTGGTTACACGGATTCTGGAGATGGGATTGGGCCGATGAAGCATATAAAGTCGTATCCATTAATACTGGTTCTAGAACTATTACTGTAGCATCAAAGAAGTCACAATATGCTGTACAAAATTATTCACTTTGCAATCCAACAACTGGAGCATTAGATTCAACAGGAACATATTTATCCAATCCAACACCAAGACGTTGGTTTGCTCTTAATATTTTAGAAGAATTGGATACACCCGGTGAATATTACATCGATAGAGCCAACAAAAAGTTATATTTTTGGCCAACAGAAGCAATATCTGCTTCTTCAGAAATACGCATAACACACCGTGCAGTTGCTGGGCCCGGAGCAAAAGACGACGACGAGAATAGTTTTGAAGTTGGTTATCACCCAAACGGTTTCCCAGACAGAACATGTTCAAAGTGTTTCCCATATAAAGGTTGGGAGGACACCAATTATGGTTGGTATCAACCCGGCGGCGCTTTGCAATCAAGACATGTTTACAACAGCAAAAACACTTTAAAATCTCTATTTAAATTATACAAAACAAAAAATATTATAATTGAGGGATTAACTTTCCGTGATAGTGCTGGTAGTGGAATTGAATTAAATCTATGCGAAAATGTAATTGTTCGCAAGTGCAAGATTTTTAACGTTAAAAAGGATGGAATAAATGCTATGGGTGGTAAAAATGTTACCATCGATAGTTGCACATTATATGATATTGGTAGAACTGCAATAATTAATACTGGCGGAAATAGACAAACTTTAGAACCAGCAAATAAATTGGTAACTAAATGTTCCATTAAACGATGGAATAGAAATAAGTACAATTATGCTTCTGCTATAATTTTAAATGGCTGTGGCAACACTGCTTCTTATAATTTAATGTCTGATGGTAGTGCAGGTATACTGATTTATGGTGCAAATCTAACTGTAGAATATAACCATTTACATAATTTGATTGGAGAAACGGATGATGCTGGAGGAATATATGCAGGCAGAAATACATCATTCATCAACAATGTAATCAGATACAATTTCTTTAACAACGTAAAAACTAATCTTCCGGGTGGTTATTATTACAGCAATTCAACAGTTCCGAGTGGTTGTGTTACTGCTGAAAATAAAAATACAGCAGGAACACACGGTGTTTATTTTGACGATTTAATGTCAAATTGTTCCGTTATTGGAAACGTTTTTTATCAAATTGGTGGTGGTGAAGGATGTGCCGTATATTTTAATGGTGGTGTGAAAAACACTGTAAACAATAATCTTTTTATTGATTGTAATCGCGCATATGGTGCTGCGGTATCTACAAAAGGTTATTGGAATAATCATTTGAATGCTTCAAGAATAGCGATTGTTAATAATTTAAATTATCCTTGGTATGAAACTGGTGGACCGCTCGATTCAAATGGTAAAGAAACAAACGTTAGTGGATATAGTCCATACACTTGGTATGGTTCTGGTAATGGAAATACTTCTTGGGCTAATAACTCTTTAGCGGGAATAATGCCTGTTGTTGATATAACTGCCCCAATATATCAACAAACATGCCCACAATTATCTCAAATGATTTCTGTAAATGCTTCAAAGGTTGCAACAATCGTTGAGGATGCTGCACAGTTTAAAAATAACACAAATAACAACGTAATAATTAATACTCCTTCGAATTCCGATAGGCTTGGAATTAACACCATTAGTGGTGAAACATGGTCGCAAGCAATATATGGAGGGTTTAATGTTGGTTCTGAATTAATAGAAGATACTAACACCGTTATTACTTTTGCTGAAAGAGCAAGTTTAAATTTCAAATTATCTGCTTCGGATTTGGCAACAATCAGAGCATCGTTGCCAACATTTGAAGATATTCCTTTTGAAAAAATACCAACATTATCTTATGTACCAGAATCTTATACTCAGCAAACATATTCAAACTGTGCTGTAGATAATAGACATTACACTTGCGAAAGAGATTTTTCAGATCCAGATGCTTTGGAGGCCATAGTAACTGATAGTAGATTTACAAGTACGGTAAATCCAGTAAATGGTAAAACGCTGTCGCAAGATTTTATGGATCGTTATAATGCTATTATTACTGAAACAAATGGCATGGATCGTTCCCTATACACAAATCGAAGTTCCAGTTGGTATGTTTCACCAATAGCAACAGCATATAATGTACTATCTCCTAATTTTGGTTACATTGTAGATGTTGGTGAACCATTTAGAATGCAACAGTTTCCGTGGTCCAATTCAAGTACAGATGCTGCAACTAGAGCATGGACTGGTGTGACTTTTGATTGGGGAATTTATTATAGAACCACTTTCTTTAAGCAACCTCTTGCGAATAACGGTTATTCGAACGTCAAATATTCTATTGATTATTCTTATGCATTAAATGCCGAAGAAGCACAATATGTTCAAGATCAATATGGTGGTTGGCAAGGAGACATAAGAGAAGATTACCCAGACGCTTTGTATACTCCACCATTATATGGTGAATTGGAAACTGGAATGTTTAATCGTTACACTTATGCAATAAATCCAGAAAATGATGATCAAAAATATTTGATGGGATTTGTGTGGGAAAATCAAGATTTACCACAAGGTTATTTGAGATTTACAAGTCCAATTTGGGTTGCATTCTTAAGAGATATGAAACTATTAAGAGGCATAATTAGATCAAATCCAAACGCTTGGCAAAAATTGACACCTTGGATACCAAGTCCAGATGGTGGTGATATATCTGGTTCTAGAATGAGATATTCTAGAAGTCAAGGAGAAACGGCATTACAATTCTGGAAAGAAATGATTTTCCATGCTTGCTTACATGGAACACAACATTTTAATTATTGGAATTCTGGAGCCACATCTACAGTTGGTACAACAAATACATTAGAGTTGCACAATATTTTAGAAGAATGGCGTCAACGAAGCGGAAATAGTAGAGCGCAACCAGTAACAAATAGTAGAATTGCTGTTAATTCTTCTGTTATTATTAGTGGCGGTAGATTGCTTAGTAGTAACAAGTATCTTTGGAGAGTAACGGCTAAACCATCATCTTCAGTAACACTTAGAGCATACGGCAATTCTCTTGACAGAACCGACATTCCACAAACAATAACTTTAAATAATAACTCAAGAGGTGCTTGGCTTTTGACTGATAGTTCAGTTCCTCCAACTTATGTTCTTGATGAGGGTGGACAACAAGAAGATGTTGAATTGAAGTATATCACTTTGATGCGAGCAGATTATCATACTCAAATACACAGAGGTCGCGCCATATTTGGAGGCGCTTCTCACGACTATGGTAGTGGAATTGGATTTGATCAAAATGGTAAATCTCTCTCGGCTCTTCAATACATTTATAACACAGGTATTACATGGTCAGCTCACTCAGTTGGTAATTTGAATTGGTATTATGCTGCAAATTATAGATTAGATTCTAATGGAAATGCCATACCTGTCGTAGTTCGGACATCTCCCACAACAACCGTAACTCACTGCAATAATGCATGTTATAGTAGTAGTGGTTGCTTCCAAGTACCAGGTATTCCTAGCATAATGTTTGTGAAATATATGTCCGAAACCGGCGAATGGGGAGCACCAATGCGTCCAAATGATCCATTCCCAAATGGTGCTGGTGGTAGTTTTGAATTTGTAACGGTAAATGGTGTTGTGTTTACAAAACAACCAACAGATAGAGGAAAACCACTAGATTATAGTTTTACACATTATGGAAACAGCACCAATTCTTCTGGTATTCCTTATAGTTTCTGGGCAAGAACTCCAGCACAAAATGGAAGAAATGATTTGGCATATGATTATACTTGGCAAGGAACAGTACAACTTAGACCTGGTCATGAACATGTCATTGACAGTAATAATTTAACAGTAAAATTACGTCAACCTAGCGATGGTGCTCATCCTAAAAATGAACCGGGAAATATATGGAAGTATAAAGGTTTCGTTTTTGCACCAATAAGACAAGATGATGGATGTGCTGATCATTTGTTTGTCGATCAATATAAAATGTTGTTAAACCTGTACAAAGCAGAGGAAGAATACAAATATTTTGTAATGAATTTGCCCACAGTACCTTCTTGCATTGTTCAAAGTGCAACTTGGAAATCTTTAGTTGCAGAAGAATTTGTAAATGGTGTGTTTAAACCAAAAGAAATATTTGTAAACTATGAAGATGAATTAGTAGATCAAATTCGTTGTTTAAACATTACTGGCAGAACAGGTCCTAATAATTATGGTAGAATTAATAACCAACCACTAACCAATGAAATATGGGAAAGAATAGTTTCTTATATTAAATTGACCAGAAAAATGAATTATCATATTAAATCGGTATTTGGACCACAAGTTAAAATATCGCACTATGATATGTTTAATTTACCATACTATCAGGAATGGAAACAGGGTTGGTGGCCAGCAAAAGATGGTCTTATATGGTCGACGGATTATTACACGGATATAGATAATGGTTGTCCATTCTGTTCTGAATTGGACATAGATTACCCAGGTGATGTTGCGTATGCTGCTTTACCTTTAGAACAAAAACTAGTTTTTATACGCAAAGCAGTCGAAGCATTACAGAGTAAAATATTTAAAATGGGTGCAGCGATTAGTAAAATGTGTCTATTTGAAAACGTAGAAGGACAACCAGATGTTCTTGACTTGAGACAAGAACTCTCAGAACTATTACCACAAATAGATCCTAATTTGTTTATTATTGAAGGATTAAATCACTATCCAAATTCTGCACATGGTGAAATATGTAATAACGTTCACAAATATTATGCTGCAACTCCTAATGGATTTAATGAAGCCGCAGATGTAAATTTCAAAAATAATTCAGAAATAAACAAAAGTAGACAACAATCCATACACCACAAAGAACAAGCCAGAGTTGGTATGTTTAATAATCAACGATCTGGTAAATTGTATTCTTGGTTTGTTCAGGGAGTTTGTGGTTCTGATGTGGCGGAAGCCATGTATGAATATTACAATTCCAATTTGAAAGATAATGCTGGATTTGTAAAATCTTGGACAGATACTAGCTTTGCTGCAACAGAAGTGTCTTCGTTCCCATCTACAGAAACAGATCCAAATCATCTTGCTGGAGAAAGAATTTATAAAGTTAAATTTGCACCAAAAAATGCTTTAAGGAGAAGTTTTTTGAAACATATGCCATGGATTAACATGACAAATGATTTCTTAAATCGTTCTCAAATTGCAACAACAATCAAATATAAAGATGAGGTGATTTGGTCAGATAATAATATTTCCTCTGTTATAACTACAAATTTAAACGGAATAGCATCAGAACCAAAAGAATATCGCACTGAGGAGTATAACTTAAGACCATGTGCTCAAGGTGAATCACCAGTTTGTGTTTCAAATTGTCAACCAGGCGAAACACCAACGTTCAGTTGTAGAGATATAGTAGCAAATCCATATATAAAACCAAAACTGATAGAAGATAATTTTAAACTAAGAAACAATAATTTTGATACATTTAGTTGTAGTTCAGGAACTGCGGTAGTAGGGACCAATAAATCACCAAATTGTGTATCTTATTGCCATGTTGATCCTGTTGTTCACGGTGCAGGTTCTACATCATATCCAACAACTAGTCTACTCAAAGCAAGAAGACACATTTATGGATTAGCGGTAGAGTATGCCGGTTATGATGATATGGTAGCAATACCTCTTGAAGATTTTCCAAATGACATATATTGGGGTGGTTATCTGGGTGCAAATGGGGGCTTTGATCCATTTATCACCACACCTCCTGCAACCGTATCGGCGGCTCAAGCACTTGATCGACCGGGTTGGCCTCATATTAGAGGAAGTGAAACTGCAAAACGAGCACAAGGATTAGGATTAATTCTTGCTGCAAGAAAAGATTATTCAATTTACAAATACATTAAAAACCCAACACAAACAAATGTTAGAGATTGGCCACAACCAGCGGCAAACTTTGATGTGGACAGAAGACCAGGTATTGCTGCTACTATTACTGTATCTGGTGGACCAGGTGCTGAAGTAGTAATGGGCTATAGTGGTACAAACACAAATAGAGCAGAATTCTTTAAGAAGTGTTTGGATGGAAGTGGAAATCCAATACCAAATGTTGGTTTCCAAAAACTTATTGATAACTATTTTACATGGAACTATGATAAGGGTGTTCGTAGATTTATGATTTGGACACCAGGCGGAACTGTATACCACACATATCCAAATGGTGAACGGCCAGCGGTATATACCTCTGCCATCACAAGTTCAATGGAACGTAGAATTTATGAAATTTATCAAGTCGCACAAGATGGTGTAACTACAGTAATTAATAAAATTGTAAATCCTGCCGAAGCATGTTGGAGAAATATAACAACTCCAGTTGATGTATTCCCAACAGATGGACAAGTTAATACTCTTCTAATACCTGCAACTGTAGCAGAAGCAGAAAGTTATCCTCTTTGCTCTGATACTGATTGGAATGGAACTTCACCTTGCTTTGATCCTGAAGGTAGAAAAAATGAAGTATTGACTTGTATGGAGCAATGGATTGATTCTCATCCAGACGCAGATGTTGGTGTTTATATGGGTTATACAATACCAACCTTAAATGGTGAACCCGAAACTGGAACACCAACAATTATTGGTGATGCTGGTGGTGGTGGTTGGTTGCAAAATGCAGGAGATGCTGTTTGTTGTGAACCTGAGTGTTCTTTCAGTTTACTTTCAGATGCAAGTAATGGACTTCCTGCTAATAATCAAATCAGAAAACTGTTAGTAAATGGTAATACAATATATTCTGTAAATGCTGGTTCGGGTGGATTGTCTATATCCACTGATGGTGGTGCAACATATGTGACCAGAACAACAGCCAATGGTCTTGGAAGTAATACGATTAGTGATATTTTTGTTGTGGGTAATAATGTATATGCTGCAACTAACGGCGGATTATCTATCTCTACTGATGGTGGTCAAACTTTTATTAACAAAAGTGGTGGTTCTTCGGGTTTGGGGGGCACCAATTCAGCACATGTTGCTAGGATTAGTGGAGTTTTTGTAAAAAATAATACAATTTATGCCGCAGTTGCGGGAGTTTCTGGTCCAACAGGAGGACAAACCGGGCTAGGTATTTCAACGGATGGTGGTGCTACTTTTACAATGCGAAATAGGACTAACAGCGGTTTAGGTGGTGGTAGCAGCGGTTCAGCTTGTAATACAGTATTTGTTGACACCGATAACAAAATTTATGTTGGAACACAGACCGGAGGATTGGGGATTTCAACCAATGGTGGCACCACCTTTACAATGAATGATTTTGGTGTCCAACTAGTTGACGTTCAACGTATAAAACAACTTAATAATAAACTTTATGTTGTTGCAAATAGAATTGGTATTTCTACTGATGGTGGACAAACATTTACCATTATTACACAAACAACTGCTCCGGGAATAATTCCTGGTTCTAATTTTATAGATTTGACACCAGTAACGAATGATATATTTTATACTAGTACGGGAACTGGTTTATACAAAACTATTAATAATGGACAATCTTTTACTAAAATTGATTTTGGTTACAATGGCTTATCACCAACATTAAATAGTTCCACAATAGAAATACACAACAATCTACTTTATATTGCTTCGTCGGCCGGTGGAGGAATAAGAGTAGGAACTAATTGTTTGCCAGCACCTTCTATTAGAGGATGGCAAATTCCAAATCCAGAAAATAATCCGGCACATGCTGCATTCTTACAATCCGAATTACAACCTTGGATTGATATTGGAATTAATTTCCTTGGAATGGATGTTGGAGTTGGTATGTTTAATTACCAATATGGTGGTGCATTGTCGTTTGGAGCAAATCCAGTATCGAGAGAACCAGTTGGTGATTATAAACAATGGTTACAAACAACATTCCCAACCCTAAAAACAATCATTAATGAAGCAATACAACCCGACTGGAAAGCACCAGTATTGGATGAATTTAATAAACCAGTTGTTGGAAGAACTTATCCAAGAAAAACTCTGTTAAAGACAAATCGTGCAACAGAAGTATGTAAAGGTGTATTGGTTTCTTCTGAAACTTTGGGTGGAGAGCCTTGGAACACAGTATATACTGACGATTGCTGGCATAACAAAGGAAGAGAAAGATTTAGAAAACTAGATCCTGCTGGAAAAGATTACCGTACAGCGCAAGATCCTAATAATTTTGTTTATGCGCCAGGTGCATACCAATATTCTGCTTATATGATTCTTCTTAATGGTAATTTGAATTCATCAGAATGGAATATAGGATTACACAGTAATGCAAATACCATACAAGGTTGGGGTGGCTTAGATCCAAATAAAATGTGGTGTTGGTATAGAAAAAATACAGAAATTGGTTTATTTGTTGAAACCTTTTATCTGTTAAGTAAAACAATGAGAGATGCATATAGATTACAAAATCCAAATGAAGTGGATGCCGCTGGAAATAACACATATAATAATCTTTGGCAATTCACTCCAGCATGGCATGATAAAGGAATTTCTACACCTACTCCCACACCAAGTGGTGTTGCGTCTTGGGATGGTAGAAATATATTGAGAGATAGTGATACCTACAACAAAGTAAGAAATGAAATGTTTGTCGAAGTTAAAAATTACATAGAAAGAGGATATGTTTATTGGACTTCTCTCGGTAAAGATGCATTCCAAGTGCTTAAAGATGTACATTCTGATCTATTGAGTTATGTTGCCGGATTTGAATCCGACGACAATATCTTCCCAGAAGACGAAATTACAGAAAATCGTGCTACAGTTTTGTCGGACGATGTAAAAAATAATATAATAATTTCTACAGTATCTACAAAAGATAATGAAACCCTGTTGGCAACAGTAATAAATAATGAGGAAATAATTACAACAGATTTTGGTACAGATACTAGTCCGTTTGGAGATCCAGAATTAGTGGATTTTGAACCCAGCCCAGGGGAATTTGGTGGTGGTGGATTTGGACCATAATTAAAGGAACTATAAATGGCAACATTCAGACAAAGAGGTAGAGAAAATAATGCAAAGGTGTTCATTAGTGATTTTGAAACTAAAACAAATAACACTTATTTTATTTCAATTGGCAATGCTGTAACAAGTCCAGTTGCCTCGGTTACACGAGCAGCAGATACCATGCAAGCAGATCAAAATGCATGGAACAATATGTTCTTTATGAACCAAATTTTCCGTTCAGATTTATCTCTAATGATAAAAAAGATAGATTGGATTTCCGGAACCAGATACGAGGCATTTGACAAAAATAAAAATCAATATGAATTGAACGAAAAGTTTTACGCATATAATTCTGAAAACAATAGTGTGTATCTTTGTTTAGCAAGTCCCGAAAATGAAAACAGTGTAAGCACCTATCCACCAACAACTCAAGGTTTAAACCCAGAAGTTAAACCCGATGGATATACTTGGAAATTTTTGTATCAAGTTCGAGAAGAGAATCTAGAAAAATTTGATTATCCCGGATTTCTACCAATAGAAAATGTAGGTGTTGAATTATATACAGACGAAAGAGTTTTACAACAAAATGTCGAGGTAAACACGGTAAAGGGTGCAATTGAATCGATTGATGTGGTTCAACAAGGTACTTCTTTCCCAGAAATAGTAAATAATAATTTTGTCTCGAATTTGTATTATGGTTATGCTACAGAAGATACTGTTGAGGGGGATGATATTCATACAGAATATTATTTTGACGCAGATCTTGAAGGAAGAACAGAACTTTCAAGAGTTGCCAATTTTTATGATAATAACTATATAATACATTTTAAAAATGGTTACACTGCATTAATAGAAGAAACAGAAACAGTTACAAATCCCACATCGGGCAATCCTGCTATCAGATTTAAAATATGTAATCTATTGTACGATTTAGGTTCATTTTCAGGTGATATTGAATTTATAATACCACCACTAAACGAACCATTTTGTATTATTCCTTATATAAGAGTAATTGGTAATGGTTCGGATGCGGTAGCAATACCTGTATTTGATCTTGATAAGAAAATTACAAGAGTAGATTTAATCTATAATGGAAAAAACTATACTTATGCTGAAGCAAAGTTTTTAGTAAATTCCACTACAATTTTAAGCCCAGTTTTGGGATTAAATGGATTGACATCCAATATAGTAAAACTTCTTGGTGCAAAACATGTAATGATATCCAAGAAAATTAAACCAATTACTACATTATCACAATCAGATCCAATACTATATTCTTCTGTAGAAAATACAGGAGTTGTATATAGCGGAGATCAGTATCTAGATGTTGTTTCTGAAAATACATATTACACTCAATTTTGTTTAATTAAAAATCCTAAGATTTTAAATATCAACACCAATTTACAAGAAATTGCCGGTTCGACTATTTCCGAAATACGAGAAATGGTAATAGAATCCATAGATCCCAAAGTAACTATAGTTGTTGGTACTCCACTTAATCCATATACAAATAGTACAAACTTTTTTGAAGTAGATGACATAATTGTTCGGGGACCAGATTCTAGACCAGATCAATTTCAAGCAAAAATAACAAATGTTTCTGTAAGTGGAATCAGTACGACTGTAGAGTGCGATTTAATTAATGGTGCATTTGAAACATATTCTGGTTATAGAATAAAAAACAATAAAAATACCTCTACAGATTTTTCCGATGATGAGTTTTTTCAATTTTTAGATTGTGAAGAAAATTGTTCAAATTCCATTTATGCAACCTATACCAATGTTTTTAATCCCACAGACTTTTCTTCGGATGATGCGCTTTTTGGGACAAGCAGTTATAAAAGTGCAGAAATATACCCACCCTTAAGTGGATATGTTTTTGTTAATCCTGTATATCCAAATAGAGCAAAAGTAAAAGTAAAAGATGCCGAACTTGGTTTCTTGCCGGCAAGATATGTAGATGGGGAATTTGTGCCTGGTGAAACTATAATTGGATTAAAAGATGTATTGGGTGTACCAACCATCACGGCAAAAGGTTCTCTAGTATCAATTAGTGAACCCACAGAAATATTGTCGGAAACCTCATTTGGTTATGCTTATATTTTAAAATGTACCGTCAATCGTCCGGGTGCAGACACTATATACGATTTAGTTAATGAAGATGGTGTTTCTTTAGAAACTAATACCATTATAAAACAACCAAGCACTGGTGCTATTGGAAAAATAATTAGAGTGGGATTACCAACAGGCACGGATGGTTCCAGCACTGTATATCTTTATGTTAACAATTATAACGATAAATCTTTTTATGCTTCTTCATCAATACTACAAACAATTAATGATTTATACGATCCAACAACTGCTGAAAATATGAATATTTACGTTCAGGAAGTTATTTTTAATCCAAGACTTGTTCCATACTCTGGTGATTTGTTATATATAAATGATGCAGGTCCTGTGCAAAGACGAGTAGAAAATTCTGAAATAATAAAACTTTTAATAGAGTTCTGAGGAAAATATGACTTTTAAGAATCCAGATTTTAGTTCAAATTCACCATATTATGATGATTTTGAGGAAGCAAAGAACTTTCTAAAAATACTTTTTAAGCCTGGATATGCAGTTCAAGCCAGAGAACTGACACAACTGCAAACTATTTTGCAATCTCAAGTTGCAAAATTTGCTGATCATATTTTTCAAGATGGTAGTCAAGTTTTTGGTGGTAAAATACAAATTGTTAATACACCTTATGTTCGTTTAGAAAAATATACACAATCCACCATAGGTGCTACGACAAATTTAGCAAACGATTATTTAACAAATCTTCCTACCAATTTATTAAAAGTTTATAGCAAATCTGGAACAACATTTACCGAATTAGCAACAGTAAAAATATCGTATTTTGAACCATCCGGTTATTCTGCTGCTGATGATTATGCTGTTGCATTTTATAATGTAATTTCTATTGCAGAAACTCAAAACGGTACATTTGATATGCAACGGGAATATTACATTGGTTCTTCCACTGCTGGACCATTTGTAAAAGTTATAAATCCAACACAACAAACAACAACACCAGTTCAATATACAGTTGAACCATTCGGAAATGGTTACTTAGTAACTGTGGATGATGGTATTTTTTACATAGATGGTTATTTTGTAACTACACAAAAACAAACAATATCTCTATTTAAAAAATCTTCTCAGTATGAATCTGATTTTAGTATTGACACCGGATTAACATATAACTGGGCAAGTCAAGGTGTCAGATTATTTAATAAACCATCACACAGAATTGGTTATACTATAAATCGTCAAATTGTTACTGCTACAGAAGATAGTACTCTAAATGATCCAGCGCGAGGATTTTATAATTACAATGCACCGGGTGCCGATAGATACAAAATTTCTCTAGAACTTACTCAAATTGAATATCGTTCTGGTATTGTAGATATTGATAATTATGTTACAACCGATTTCATCCAAATTTTAAGAACAACAAATGGTGTAGTAGATTACATCAAAGATAAATCTTCTTATTCGCAGATTTTAGATTTATTTGCAAAAAGAACTCAAGACGAATCTGGTTCTTATACAGTTAAACCATTCATTGCTGAAGTAAAAAATCATTTAAGAAAAGATAGATATGTTTTAACAGTTAGCAATGATTCAATTACAAGTATGTTTCCGGCTACATCTTTTAGACCAGCAATAGATGGTTATGTGTGGGCGGGTTCTGCTGCATTTAATCCATATACTTCACCTTCATTAGCAAATGAACCATTTGTTATTGCAAAAATTGTGGATGTCATTGGTGATTATGATGCAAGTTTAGCAACACCAAAATCATTAAAAATTGTGGTCGAATTGCAAAATGCAAATAAATTTGCATTTGGACCTGCTTCGTATTTCTTAAAAAATACAAGCACTGGTGCCATAACTGGATTTAATATAAGTGGTGTTGAATTACAAATAGATTCTAAAGGAACCTATTCCTTATCAGATGTGCCTGTTGGTGATCCAACTAAGATGACAATTACAATGCAACCCGGAAAGGCATATGTTTATGGTTATAATTATGAAACATTTGCACCAAGAAGCGTTGATTATGTTATAAATGGGAATCAAACAGATATAAAGGTAGTTACTGGTCAAAATGTAGAATTTGAAGTTGGAAATTATGTTAAAGGTGTATTTGTACCAAGAATAACAACAAATACTATAAATTATGAACAAATGCCTTCTTTGGATTTGGTTGATGTTGATACAAATACATTTTTGATTTATCCTGCAAATACAACTACAGCAGAAAGAAGAATATATGCATGGGCCCCATTCCTTGGAGCAAGTGAAGATATACAAGGTGACATGATTGATATGGTGTATTTAACCGATAGTGAAGGATTAGATGGTGCGAGATTTCCACACGAAAGCGTAATCTTTGTGGCCGAATAATTAACGGATACACATAAATAAGATAAAAGGGTAAAAATGGCATTAACAACAGAAACAGATAACGGTTATAAGAATGGTTTGTCAAACGAACTCATGAGAGTTTCGGGTGAAACTAGTCAAGCAACATACACTGCGAGTTGTTTTTCTGACAAGGTTCCCGATGTCATTAGAATTAACTTTTTAGATCCATTTAGAGGGAACTTTAGAACTGCTTACGATCCAACCCGAACAAATCTGGATGAAAGTTTAGATGGACAAAGAGGGTTTCGTGAAGAAATATTTTTAGAAGCAACAAGTCAAGGTAATTATGATATTTTAAAACATTTTAGAGTTAAACAAATTGACGGTTTAACTGGTAATGTTGTAGCAGAAGGTATTCCTTTAAGATGGGTTCCACCATCAGCAGATGGAAGAGGTGGAACGTTATTCATAAAGGTACTATATCAAGATTTACCAAATCCTACAACTTTTAATCAAGCAAATGGTGTAATATATTGTGACGCAATTGATCAATTTACATATGGTGGGAAAACATATAGTGGTAATCCAATATCCGTTGGTACTACAATTAAATCTATACAAACAGTTTCTAACGTTTATAAACTAACAAGCGTTGAGGCTTATAATAGTGCCCCATCCACTCTACCTTGCGTTGGTGGTACAGAAGGTGTAATTACTTTGGGTAAAGGAATATATCAAAGCGGTCAAAGAGTAGTTTTGAAAGAATTATTAGCCGCAAATGGTTCTCCATGTACTAGTAGTTTTTCAGGTACGGGTGTAGTAATATCATCCACAATTGATACACTATCACAAAAAGTTTCGGTTTTCGTGGAGTTTGATCAACCACTAAACGATACTGCTGGAGAGAACGGCAATTGTTCGAATTGTACAAATACATCTGAAAGACTAGTTCTCTGCACAGGAGATGCTTCTGGTAGTTGCTTATCATCATGTTGCATATATTCTATCGATAACGTTAGAAAAATAAGTACACCAGAGTGTGGTACTGTACAAAAAATATATTTTTCGGATGAGATTGCAGAAACCGGAGAATTTGTGCCTGGTAGAGAACTCTATCAATGGAAATATGAAAATTGTGGAAACCATCCCGGTAATGCGGCATTTTATACCACAAAACAAGCAGATGCTCAATCTAAAATTGTCGGTGAATATTTAAATTGGGATACGGCGACTAAAGTTCTTTATGTTCTTTGTCCAAATTCTATAATGCAAATTAAGTACGGAAACGTATATCAATTAACAGAAACAGGAACTTTATTGTCTAGAGGTAGTGGTATATCTCCAACCAGTAAATTTGAAAGAAGAACAGGTTCATTTGTAAATCTGAGAAATACCACAGAAACACCAACCTATATTTCTGGTAGAGAATATCAACAAGTTTGGGACAGTACATCAGGAGGAGAGTTACTGGTTCAAACATTGACCAGTACTTCAACTTCATATAATACAAACTATGAATATGTAATTGGTGAAACTGTATTGCAAGCACTTACTGAAGATTTTGATGGTAATGTTGTTGGTTATGCTGCTGGTACTGTTGTAGATTGGCAACCAAATACAACGGCTCTCGATAGTGTTCCAAGTATATTAACTATTAAAAGAAAGAAAATTGGTACAGAAAATCCTTTATTCATTGATACAAATGATCCATTAATTCCAGCCACAACAGAACTTGCTCGTTTTAGATTTGGTACAAATCTTGCACCAACCACTACAGGTACACTATTAAAAAATACAAAAAGAAATATTCTTCCTTTGCGTGTGTTTGAAACAGTAAATACCACAGGAAATATAGCAACAGACTGGTATGATTTTAGTTCTGAAAATGTTGTTCAGAACTCCACAACAACTGAACTAACTGATACTGTTGTCGTTGCTTCTATAGGAACGATTGCTAAAGGATCATCAATAGGTTCTACCAGAATAAAGGCAATAAAATTAAATGCAGGAAATGTTTACGATATTTCGTTGATGAATACAAATATATTCTATAATGAGCCTGTTTCATTTAAAGATGTAACTCAAATTGGTAAATCAAATATTTTAACAAATACTACTGGTGTGTCATATAGTTCAATTGAACCAGTTATAGAAGTACAACAAGACTATATTAGTGGTGAATATGTAACTAGAATATTTAATCCTACCTCAGATAAACAAATAATACCATTACCAGCAGGCGATGTAATTGAAAATGTAACGTCTGGATCTGGTAATTTTGGTTCTACTTTATTAACAATACAACAAATTTTTGATGTAAATTTCCCATCAAATAGTGCAGAAGTTTTCATTGAAGGTAATATTAATGGTGCAGAATTTCCTAGTACATTTTCCACAACATATTCATTTGCAATAGATCAACTTGGTAATAGTTTAAATTTGGTTAAATATAACAATTTAGCAGCTGCTAATGCTGAACCTTCAGACAACAATACACTGTATTATGATGTAATTGTAGCAGATGATGCAAATGTTGGTATAAAATTTAAGAAAAAATCAACAAGTACTGTTACTAGTATTATCTTTGGTTCTGAAGTAAAGTGTTCTGCATCAAATGTTATAAAGGAAAAACGACAAAAAACATTTAATGCTACAACTTATTTGACGTACAATACGTCTGGGCCATTTAAAGATAAATGGACTGCGATTATTCCCATTACAGGCGCTATTGATGTTTATAAATTAAATTCTGTTTTTGGTGTTTCCGGAACATCTTCACTTACAATAATTACAAACAATGTAAAAGATTGGTTCGGTATTTCAAAGGAAACAGACGATTATTTGTATAAACCAAGTATTTTAGTTCTAAACGGAAACGGTGTCACAACAAATACAAATACTGATCCAAATCAAGGACCAATAACACCAACTGTACCAACTTTTGGTTTATTTGAGCGAGAAGGACTAACCGAAAATTATAGAGTAAAAATTAGAGTTAATGGTCTTGGATATGAAGGACCAACAGGTGGGGGAATTGTAGTCAGAGAATCTTATAAAGATACTAATGGTAATCTTTTAAGTGTTAAAAATATTCCGTATTATGTCTCCAAAGTGGATGGAGAACAATATCATAGTACTGCATTTATAGATTGCAGAGGCACTTTAGTTGATGATATTGTTTTCAATAAATTTGTAATATTACCACAATCATCTACAATTGGTACTACTCTTGGTGTGTATGCGCCCAGATATGATATTTTGTACATTAATAAAAATGGTTCATTTAAAGTTGCTTATGGAACTGCATCGTTTAATCCATCATATCCAGAATTGCCAGAAGATGGAATGATTCTCTATAAGATAAAGAAACCAAGTTATGTTTTTGATAATCAAGCACTAACTTTACAATATACAGACAATAGACGCTATACAATGCGCGACATTGGAAAATTGGAAAAGAGAGTACAACAATTAGAAGTATATTCTGCCTTGTCCTTGTTGGAAAAAGACGCAGATTCACTTTTAGTTGAAGATGTTAATGGTAATAACAGATTTAAAAATGGTATAATTGTAGATCCATTTGAAAACCACAAAATTGGTGAAGTTTCTCACGTAGATTATAATGTTGCCGTAGATCCTACAGAAACTTGTCTACGTCCAAAAGCACAAACAGAAAATTTAAAATTGTCATATGTGACTCCTACAGAGTCTGCAAAATTTATTGAGGTTTTAAATACTAAAACTGGCGTGACCGGAAATGTAAGTAATCCTTCAATATCAACTGGATTGTTTATGCTTCCATTTACTGAAACGGCATTCGTCGTTCAACCACAAGCAACTCGTGCAATGTCAGTTACTCCATTTGAAACATTAAACCTTGAAGGTACTGTTCGTCTTTCTCCAAGAGAAGATGACTGGGTAGATACTGAAACTAGACCAGATTTGAATGTAAATCTTGCTGGAGAAAATGATATATGGGAAGATATTTTGGATGAACTAAATTCATCTGAAGATGGTCCTTTTGCTTTGAACTTTGGTAATTGGTCTGAATTAAGTAGACAAACTACTTCAAACACAACAACCAATACAACAAGAAGAGGAAGAAGAAGAACAACAACTAGAACTACAACTACCAATTCAACAATAAGAGAAGAAAGAAATATTACTGGAGAACAACTGCGAACCGGAACTGAACAAGTTTCTTTGGGTGATCGGGTTGTGGATGTTTCTTTCATTCCTTATATGAGAGGTAGAAGAATTAAAATAGTAATTACTGGTTTGAAAACCAATGCTAGACTATATCCGTTCTTTGACGGTGTTGATGTTTCACAATATTGCTATTTGTATAATACTTTGGGTGCTTTAGATACAGATCTAGCACAAGTTTCTTTGACCGAAGCGAATAAATTTACAAATACCAATAGTGGGTTTAAGAAATCTTCCGCACAAGGAAATGCTTTTATAATTTTTGATATGCCAACTGGTACTTTTAGAACTGGTGATAGAAAATTTACAATTTCAGATAACCAAAATAATGATTTTTCAAGAGCAACTACGTTTGCAACCGGAACATATTCCGCATCTGGTCTTTCTCAAGTAAGAGAAACAACAAAAGCAACAATTAGAACTTTTGAAACTGAAACAATTAATATAACAGAAGAAAGAGTAAGATCTGAAACGGCTGTAAATGTTCAAACAACAACTGTTCGTGTAGATCCTTTGGCACAAACATTTACAATAAATCCAGAACTCTATCCAAATGGAATATTTTTAAGTAGCATTGATGTTTTCTTTGCAAGAAAACCCGATAATTCTACAAACATTCCAGTAAAGGTAGAAGTAAGACCAACTGTAAATGCATTCCCAGATGCATATAAAATTTATCCCGGTGGTATCTCTATACTTCACCCAAGTCAAGTTAATGTTTCAGATACACCATCTGCTAACAATTCCGCAACAGCAACAAGATTTAATTTTGAAACTCCGGTATATCTTGAACCGGGTGAGCATTGCTTTATTGTAAGGTCAACAACAGATGAATATGAAATTTATGTTGCAGAAATAGGTCAAACATTAGTTAATAGTACACAAAGAGTAACAGAACAACCATATGTTGGTGTTTTCTTCAGTTCTTCAAATGCAACTACTTGGTTGCCACAACCAGCAATGGATATGATGATGGTACTCAATAAGTGTGAATTTACCCCAAATCAAACATATACTTTTGCATGTAAAACAAATGTTGCCGGAAAAGATGTAAAATATGAGTTATTGAATCTAAATAATGCTTATCAAGAATTTGATGTTTCAAAACTTTTCTGGAGAATAAGTGATAATAATACATTAAATGGAACATATTCTCCAATTAATGCAAATGAAAACGTTAAATACACCTCCACAAAAACATTACTAGATGGTGAATCTTTATACTTCAAGGCAACAGCATTAACTACAAGTAAAGATGTTTGCCCAATTGTTAACACCGAAAGAATGAGTGCATTCTTGGTAAAGAATTTGATAGAAAATAACAGCTCCACACAAACCAATGGAGAATTGAATCCATATGCAAATGATTTTGGTGATATAAAGAGAACTAGATATATTACAAAAATAGTAACTCTTGAAGAAGGATTTGAATCTACTGGATTTAAATTAATACTATCTGTAAATAAGCCTGTTGGTACAAAAATAAAAGCATTCTTAAAGTATCAACCAGCAGAACAAACAAAAACATTCCACGAAAATCCATATGTTGAACTTGTTCCTGATATGGGTTCTTCAGCATTTGATAGTTTCTTTACAAGAACAGAAGAAGAATATGTCGATGTTCAATTTGCTTTACCAGTAGACTCTTCTTCGCCATATAATAAATTTGCTATAAAACTGTGTTTGTTTAGTGATAATCCTGCGTTTGTACCAAAAATACAAGATTTAAGAGGAATTGCTGTTCTATGAGCGAAATACCAATAACTGGTAGAGACGATCTAAAGAGAGATCGTAAAACTGGAGCAGTTTTATCATGTGATCGAAATAAACTAATGGAAGCAAAAAGAATTAAGCGAGAAAACGATAGATATATAACATTAGAAAAAAGAGTTAGAGAATTAGAAAATATAATTCAATCATTACTAAAAGGCAATAACAAATGAGTGCATTCAGAGAACCAGTATTTGATTTAGATACACTAACAAATTCAGATACAGTAATCACTTGGTTGAATCGCACAAACCAATTAATTAATGGTTTGAATTCTTTATATGTGGTTGATATCTTTGATGGTGATGGTATATGCACTACTCGCGCTGATGGTATTGTTACCATTAACATTGATCCTGGTCCGGGTATTGGGTTCACTGTTGGGAATGAATTAACAATAAAATTTAATGGAGTAACTGAACTTACTAGTGCTTCTACCGTTTCTCCAACTCTTGGGACGGACTATGCTTTAATTGAAAGATCTGGAAGTCTTCTAAAGGTAAAATTGGATTCTCTTTTACCACCAACACTAAAGCACACTCACACATTTGAACAAAGTTTAAATATTCAAGGACAACAATTAACTTTAGCATCTTCTCAATCTGTAATAGGAAGTAGTGCAAATAATTGGTTTGCCATTCTTAAAGCAAATGGAAATAGCATAGGTGAATCATCAAATGCTTATATAAAATTTGGTGGATTTAATAACAGTTGGTTCGTTGGCACTAATTTTACATTTGAAAATAACTATGGAATATTTTCAAATTATGTGACAGAATCAAATACTCAAGCAAATTTTAATTTCTGCACACAAGATTTGCCGGGTTCAAATCTTTCTACAAACGATGACGATCTTTCTGTAAGCATATTGTCTTTAAATTTTAACGTAGGTGCAGCACCAACAGATTGGAAGTATGGTGCTATTGGTGAAACTGCAACAACAACTTGGCCAGCAACTTGGAAATTAAAATTTGCAGAATCTCTTGCAGGATTTTACTTCTATGATGCAGATTCTACTGATTTAGATCAACCAATTTTGACTTTGCAAAAGTTGGGTGCTTATGACAATTTAGTTAATATTAATGGTAAAATTTATATTACCGACATAGAAAATTCTTCACAATTTATTTCTTCTCCATCTGGAGCAAATAAAGTAGTTTTAACTGGTTCTGATGGACAAGTAAATAAAAAGTTTACAAACAGAATAGTCACTACAGATTATGTGTCTTTGTCTGAAGGTGATATCGTATATGTTGGAACAATTACAGACGGAGATATAACTTATGCAAAAGCACAAGCATCACCAGCAGGAAACTATGACATAGTTGGTATAGTTGAATCTGTAATAGGTGGTCAAGCCACAATAGTTTTAAATGGTGAATTTGAGTTTAATTCAATAACAAGTCTTGAACCAGGCATTAAATATTACCTTTCCCAAAGCACTGCTGGTGATTTCGTGGAGGAAGGAACATACAGTTCTGGAATAATTAAACCCGTATTTGTTGCAATTTCGGATAAAAAAGGTGTTTTGATTACATCGTTTACTCCCGAAAATGCAAATATAGATCAAATTACTATTTTCAATAGTTCCGATTCTAGCACAGAGAGTTTGGAGATTGATGAACCAAATTATAATTTGACTCTCGTTGGTGGTCAAAATATTAAACTTGACATCAATACAGATAATGAAATTGAAATTCGCGTAGAAGGTTTGGCTGGTGCACAAGACACATTTAAGATCATACAAGTAAATGGTGTGGGTTCTGATGGAGATGGACAAGTAGTTTCAGCAAATCCAGATGACGTTATATCGTTTACTAGTAGCACACTTAAAATAGAAGCAAATAATACAACTAAAACTATTAATTTTGAAGGGCAAAACAGTTTTAGCAGCGTAATCTTTACAGATGCAGATTCTGCTATTACATATACCGCCGAAGTACCTTCAGATACATTACAATTTATTGCAGGACCCGGAATAACATTTACACACAATACAGATGATTCTATTATCATAACAGCATCTGTTACTGGTGGTGTTGCTACAAGTAATATCAACTATGATGCAAGATACCAAGTATTGGCAAGCGGAAATACAACAACTGCTTCAACTGTAAGTTTATTGGGTAGTGGAACTGGTTCATTCGTATCTAATTTGGGTGCCAGTTATGATGATGTTTCTCTAGCATTAGAGCCTGCAAAAACAATAACATATACCACTAGTGGAATATACACTTACGATTCTTCGAGTTATGATGTTGACTCCGGAGGATTCTGGCCAACAGATACGCTTGGTAAATATCTACCCTCGGAACTTGCTGGTTTCGTTGTTGGTAGAATAACACCAAGTGCAAATAGTACATCAGTGTTCCCCTCTTCTTCGATACAAAGACTGGGAAGAAACGCATTACGTTTCTTGATGGGTATTGCTCCAACAGGATATATTGACAATATAAGCAGTGTATACAGCAAATGGACAATAGATGGTGGTTCTAATTACATTACCGCAGCTGATAAAAATGGTGCAATTTTCTTTGAAGCAGGAACTGGAATTTCTTTATCAAATCCAGGCTCTCCAAATAGAATAGTAATAACAAATACTGGAGTTGCACAAAACGCATTTGCTAAGGTAAACATTAAGAATAAAAATGGTACTACTTTAGATAGTTTTGACGCAAATACTTCTAGTGATAACTTTACATTAAAATCTGGTCAATTTATATCAATAACATCAGACACAAATAATGATACTGCTATTTTTGATTTAAATATATCAGACGATTATGTGTTGCTTGGAAATCCCGGAACAACAGATGGAATGAGCGCAATTTCAGTTTCCTCTAACTCTTTTGTTGGAAGAGTTGGCAGTGGACCAATTGAAGCAATAACAAATTCAGATTTGGCATGGACAACAGGGGCTGGAACTTCTACAGCACCATCTTTACAAATGCCATATTTTGGTTTAATTGAAGTTGGTACTGGTGGTTCTCCTACTTATTTAAATGCACTAGGGGCAAACAAAGGAAAACTTACATTTAGTGCTGGTACAAATATTAGTTTTACCGCAAATGACGCAACAAATACTATAACTATAAATTCACTTGGAGGTTCAACTCAACCAACACCAACTATACGTCAAATTATTGTTGGTACTGGAGGAGTCAACACTGTTGATGCTAATTTAACTTCTTTAGCATTCAAAACTGGTGCTGGTTTAACTGCTACTGGTACTTACGATTCAACAGCAAAAGAATTAACTGTAAATTATGCTTTATCTCCTATAGGACCAAATTCAATTTTAGCAAATGCTACATCCCTTGGCGCTGTACCATCCACAATAACAATAAGTCCAAATACTTTCTTAGGACGCGCATCATCGGGCGATATGCAGGCAATTCCTGTTAGTGGAGCAGGAACAACAGTTAGAAGTATGTTGGGTATAAGTTGGTTTAATAATATTGGTACACAAAATTTCTCAGAACCAAGTCCAAATTTAAGTACTGCGGTGGCAACAAATGGTGAAACTTTGTTGTTTAGAAACACGGATGGAACCGCAACTTTAACAACTACAGCAGTTTCTGGTACAAAAACTATAGGAATATCTACAAAAACTCTTCTTTTTACTGATGCAACCCCAAGATTTGCATCAGCAAGTACTCTTATGAGTGCAACTTCTTTTGGTACAGAAGTATATTACGGTAATCTGACATCAGGCTTAGGCTCAACAACAACAAAACAAAATTATTATTATCTTGAATATTTTAATGCTAAACCAGGCGGTGAACAAACTGATATTCTTTCCAAAGAATATAGATTTAATGCAATAGGTAATTTTGATGATGACAATACAATAGAAATAACTTCAGCATTAGCCGGAAGAACTGCAATATCCTATGTCTTCAATAATGCAGTAACTGAAATTGTGTATACTGATGCTTATACACTAAATGTTAAAACTTACAATAGTTCGAGTGCTTTACAAAATGGGACATTTACTGCTTTAGCAAGTAACATTACATTGAATTCTGAAAATGACATAGCATTTTCTGGTTCTGGTCGGAGTGTGACTCTAAACTCTAAACAAATTAGATCTACTTCTAATATTGTTGACATAGGAACATCAGGCGCATACGCAAAACTCCGTTCTGTAAATTTTACAGGGACAGCAACCGAAGACCTTCTTTTTATAGCAGATGAAGTGTTTGTATTATCATTTCAACCATTTTCTGGTACTGAAACCGCCGGGTTATATTTTCAAGATACCGCCCCAACAGTGAAAATATTTGGATCACCGGATTCTGGCACCAATAAAATTACATTTGATATTAATATTGATTTTGGTGTTGTTGCGGGTACAACTAGAACTATTAATTTTGCAAATGCAACGGTTACAGGATTGTCTGTAAGCACCCACTCTGATACACATAGATGGGCGCAAGATGAATTGTTTGATAGTAACGGTGGTAGCGCGGCCGCAGATGCAATTCAAGCATGGGAAGTTGGTGCTGTTGCAAGAGGTAAACCAGTCCTCCTAAATACCATTGCAATAGCAAATACAGATGGTAAGTATAATTTTGATTTGAATGCAGTGGCAACAAAAGATCTATTATACAGTGGTACGACTACATATAATACCACAAACTATTCTGTAACAATTACAGATCCAAATAGAGGACCACTGTATTTGGTAGTACCAAATGGCACAGATCCAACTGCTGGCGGGGCACCTATTGGACCACCCGGACAAATTATCTTTGTAAGAAAGCAACCTTAATTATGTTTGTTAGAGATAACTCAAATAACCCAAGAGAAATTTCTAGAATTTTTGTACGTGATGCTTCTGGAACTCCACAAGAAATTTCTAAAATTTATGTTAGAGATGCAAGTGGTGTACCAAAGTTAGTATTTGATAATACCGTAACCACTGTGCCTTCATTGTGTAGTGATTGTGATGTTGGTTATGTTTATTATTATAATACAGGCATTTCAACAACAGCGAGTGTTGTTACTAGTAACATCAATGTTACTACAAAAACACGGCTGCTTCAGATCGCGCCAACAATTACATGTTCTGGAAATTTGACGATTTCAACCGGAGCAAGACCAGCCCTAAATCCAATTAGAACTTTAGATAAAACTTATTGGAAAAAAACATCACTATCCTATAATTATATTAAAACATATTTAGAAAATAATAATATAGAAACAAACGAAGATTTAGCTTCTTCAATATATTTTCAAACTCTTGAACAATCTTTATTGTGTAATTCTTCAACTTGTTTTTGTAATTGGTTTGATAGTACATTTATTGGGCCTATTCTTTCCCAAACATCATCGTCCACGCAACCAATTTTTGGATATGCCGGTGACGTAACCAATGCGTTTTGGACAGCATTACAAGATGGATATGCTCCATTAATAAATTATCCCATATTACCCGGATTCATATTAATAGATTATAAGACTTCTAATTTTAAAAGCACAATAGTTTCTCGCATAAGCAGACCGAGATATAAATGGACAGATCATGGCAGAACTGTGACTGTTTTAGATGACGATGGTATTGAAGAAGAAACATATATACCCACCGGCGCCTACGATCAAAGATATGCTCCCGGAGGTACGTGCTTAACCGGTTCAGCTCAAGTTGCTGCAACTAGAGACAGTTCAATATATCCATACTATGATCGTTTTGTACTACTTGATGTAGATTTAAGTACAATAGGAAATTTTAATTCAGTTGGTGGAAATAGATCTTATCTAGATTTACCATGCGGACAAGAATATTGTGTTACTTTATTTGATCAAGAATTTTATAGAACATGGGCCCACGGGACATGTTGGAATTTTGGTAACGGCGGTACACAAGAATTTATATGGGCAATAGGAAATAATAATAATTTTCCAGCAACTGTAAGTTGTGCTAATTCTGGATCATATGGAGCACCTTGGACAAATACACAAATTTCACTTGGTACATTAGGAACAACATCCGGGTTTGGTGGGGATTGTGCGGTTTTCGTTGATAGAGATCAAATAACCATAGATGGTGTTGGACAATATTATAACCCATATTCATATTTGTTAATTGCTGACAATTCTGCAACAGATCGAACAATTCCAGTTTTGACTGCGGCAAGTGATTTACAGGATTGCTGCACTAACTGTTTCTATGGTCCTGTGACTGATGACACAACAACAGAAGATATGTGTCGTGAAATATACCAAATACCACCAATTAATACACAAAATCCTAATGGTGCTAATTTAAAATTTTTTGAAGATGTTAGTACACTCATTGCGCTTAATACGGAAAACGAAAACCAAACTGCAAGCGCAAAGGTTAGATTTACTTTGCCATTATATTTGACTTTACCGGAATTCGATACTCTTATTGTAAAATTAAAAAATCTAACAGATACTCAACTTGACGATTTTATTAATGGTGGAGATTTTAATTACAATGGAACACAATCAATAAAAGACTTAGTTGGTGTAACTTTGTCTGGAAAAGATTTAGTTTTATGGAAAGCACTGTGCGATATACTTGGTTTTAATTTATTTACAAGAGATCCATTAAATACGGGTGGAATACCACTATCTTCACATAGTTTTCAATATGAAGAAAATCGTTGGCCTGTTACAGTCAGTGGTTCGTGCATTCCGGCATCAGTCCCCTATCAACGGGGTCCTCTAAGCTCAGGATTTAGTGGTTCTCAACAATTAATTGGTATTACGACCGCAACAAATGCTGCTGCTCTGGGTCAATTTCCAATACTGAAATGGAACATTTTTGGATTTCCAACTACTGATACAACACACTATGTTGTTTTTGAAATGATAGCAAGTGGAAATAGATGTATATCTGCTGCAATAAATTTAAATACTATTCGAAATAATAATAGAAATTTAAGAGCAGCACTAAAAGGAATAACATTACAACCTGTAAATTTTGCATGTGAAAATCTTAAAAAATCTAAAGTTCCAATTAGTGGTAGTTCTTCGTTAGAGCCAAAAACTTATAAATTTGCTCACCCTGTTTTTATTGATTCACTCGTAAGAAGCAACAATTTAAATATATCTATTTACGATAATTTTAAATCAAATGTGACACCTCCGGGATTAACAATTGATCAGGGGGGTACAGAATCTGGATCGTGGTCTACACTTTCTGGAACCACCTCTAATGAGTTTAAATATAAATTTTTGGTATTTGCAAGATCTACAGATTTAACAAATACCGCCCCAATTGCCCACTATTCATGTTTGATGCTTAGGCCGTTTACAACTTATAAAGCATTTTTAGATAAATATTACCCACTAGAAAAGTTTACAACAACTGATGGTATTCCAGATTGACATTTATTTTTATTGACTATATAATGTACCTGACTTTATAAAGGAGAAATTATGAAAGTTCGATTGATTGATATTTATAGTTCTGTATCTGTTTTAAACAAATTAATTGAAGAACCACTTCCAACAAAGATTTCATTTAAATTAATGAAACTGTTAAACGTATTGAACGCAGAAGTTAAGTTAGTAGAAGATCAAAGATTAAAGTTGGTAAAGCAATACGCATCAGATGGTACGGTTGTTTCTGAAGAAAATAAAGAACTATTTTTGAAAGAATTTAGTGAGTTTTTGAACGAAGAAGTAGATGTCTCATGGGAACCAATTGAAGTAGATACGTTGGGCGATAACATGAAACTTTCGGTTGCAGATTTAGCAAAAATTCAATATTTGTTTAAAGATTAAGTAAACAACATTTACAAAAAAGGATCTCCTTGGTTTTATAAATAATGTAGAACCAAGGAGATTTTACATATGGCAAAACCTTCAACAAGGGAACAACTTAAAGATTATTGTCTAAGACGACTCGGTTATCCTGTTGTACAAATCAACGTGGATGATTCGCAAATAGAGGATCGTGTAGACGATGCTTTACAGTTTTTTGCCGAATACCATTTTGATGGTGTAGAGAGAGTTTATTTAAGAAAACAAGTCACTCAGCAAGACATAGAGCGGGGTTATATAGATTTAACCCAACCAACTTTGGCTGCAACTGACGATGGTATAGAAATTAAAGCAGCACCCGCATTAGACCCAGATGGTAATTCAATAATTAGTGTAATTCGTTGCTTTCAATTATTTGATACTTTGGGTGGTTTGGGTATGTTTGATGCAAAGTATCAAATCGCTTTAAATGACTTATACGGGTTAAGAACCAACACATATGGTGACTCGTTAATTGGGTATAACATAACAAGAAGTCATATGCAAATGCTTCAGGATATGTTGACCCCCGAGAAGATGATTGAGTTTAGCCGTGTCACAAACAGAATTTATGTGGAAACAAATTGGTCAGAAAAAATGACTAAGGGTGATTACTTGGTATTTGAGGCATATAAAATTCTTGATCCTTCGTTGTATCCAGAAATCTATAATGATCGTTTATTAAAGATGTACTTGACTGCTTTAATTAAGCAACAATGGGGATTGAATTTATCGAAGTTTAGCGGTATGAGTTTACCGGGTGGTGTTTCATTTAATGGTGCTAATATGGCATCTGAAGCAAAATCAGAAGTTGAAAAAATAGAAAACGAAATTCAAGCCAAATACGAACTCCCACCACAAGGATTTATAGGATAAAATGGCTTTAAATCCACACTTTAATAATTACGCCTATAAGCCCCAACAAGATCTCATGGAAGATCTTATTGAGGAGTCCATTAAAATTAATGGAATAAATGTCTATTACATTCCTCGTAGATTTGCAAATTTAGATCAGTTGTTTGGTGAAGATTCTACTTCTTATTTTAAAGATGCAATTCAAATAGAAATGTTTATGGACAACTACTCTGGGTTTTCTGGAGAGCGCGAAATTATTTCAAAGTTTGGTTTAGAAATAAGAGATACATTAAGTTTAGTTGTTTCGAAAAGAAGATTCCAAAGAGAAGCAGCAAAATTTGAAGTAATGGCAGATCGTCCAGTTCAAATAAGCAATCCAATGGAAGGTGATTTAATTTTTCATCCATTCTCAAAGGGATTATTTGAAATTAAATATGTAGATAACAAAGAAGTATTTTATCAATTTGGAAAACTATACACATATAAATTAGAATGCGAACTCTTCAAGTACTCTTACGAAAACTTGAATACTGGTATATCCGAAATAGATTCAATACAAACAAATTTGACGCAAACTGTTACACAACAAATGGATTATAATTCCGATGGAATCGTAGACGAGACCATCACATCTATTCAAGATACAAAACAACAAAGCGATAATGATATACTACAATCTGGTACAAGAGATTTGATTGACTTTACTGAAATTGATCCATTCTCGGAGAATAAGTATTAATGTTTACTACTTTCTATCATGGTATTACAAAAAAGATAACAGCGGCTTTTGGTACGCTGTTTAATAACATTTACATAGAACGTGGTTCTGGGAATACTTATAAGAAAATAAAAGTTCCATTAACATATGCTCCAAAAGAAAGAATGATGGAGCGTTTAAATTTGGAATTAGATGATCCTGTTGCATATGCAACTGCGCTTGGAATACCAAGAATGTCATTTATGATGACAGGATTGGAATATGATACGGAAAGAAAACTGAATAGTTTAACAAAAAGACGCGCAGAAAAGGTACAAACAAATGGTGATGTTATCATTAATTATCACTTTAACGAAGTACCATATAAACTAGCATTTTCTTTATTCATTTATAGTCGCACTATGGATGATGGTTTAAAAATTATTGAACAAATATTTCCATTCTTTACACCTGAATTTACAATAACAATTAAACCAAGTGTATTGAGTGATGGTTATGAAAAATTAGATATTCCTATTACATTGGTTAGCACCAATACCGATCAACAATTTGAAGGATCGTTTAAAGACGACAATCAAAGAACCATTATATTTGAATTGCAATTTACTGCTAGAACTTATTACTATGGACCAGTAAAAGAAGCAGGACTTATCAAAACTATCGACGTTAATCTTTTCAATTTGGATTAATATGGCAAAGAAATTAGTAAACATTCATATAGAACCAGTAGTATATTTAAAGGACACCAATGATGATTATGTCCTAGATACTAATGGCGATAAAATTGAATTAAAGTCTGGAGTACAAGTAGTTCCAAGTGATGACTACGATATAAAAGAAACAATCACAGAATATTAATGGATACATTATGTCATTTGATGAACTGGAAAAACAATTTAATATAGAACCAACCCCGCAACCAGAAGTCCCACAATTACGCAAAGCAACAGAAATTACTGTTCAAAAGGACGATCTGGATAAAGATTATCTCACGGTAAGAGATAATTTAAAAGAACTAATAAACAAAGGTACATCTGCTATAGATGGTATTCTGAATTTAGCATCGGAAACAGAACAACCAAGAGCATATGAAGTTCTTGCACAATTAATTAAAACTGTTGCTGAGACGAATAAAGATCTGTTGGATATGCACAACAAAATGAAGGTCATTAAGGGAGAACCTCAAGCCAATACTCCCAATTCTGTAACAACCAACAACTCCATATTTGTTGGTAGCACAGCAGATCTTCAAAAACTGCTCCGTGGAAAAATAAAAGAAATTGAGAAGTTAGAAAATAATGGCGATATTATAGATGCAGAATAAAGAAAAAACATATCTTGGAAATCCAAATCTTAAGCGAGCAAATGTAAACGTTTCTTTTACTCCCGAACAAGTAGAAGAATATGTTAAATGCTCTCAAGATCCGATTTACTTTATTAAAAACTATGTCAAGATTGTAAGTCTGGACAAAGGACTTATCAATTTTAATATGTTTGATTTCCAAGAATTGTTTGTTGAAACTATTAATGAAAATAGATTCACAATAGGCAAAATGCCTCGTCAGTGTGGTAAGTCAACTACTCTGGTTGCTTATATTCTTTGGTATATTCTTTTTAATCCTACCAGTAATGTTGCTATTCTTGCGAATAAACAAACTGTAGCAAAGTTGCACATGGATAGATTGAAGGTTGCATACGAATACCTCCCAAAGTGGCTGCAACAAGGTATTAAAGAATGGAATAAAATGAGCATAGAACTGGAAAACGGTTCTAAAATTATTGCTGCTGCTACCTCTGCTTCTGCTATCCGTGGTGGATCTTTTAATCTCATCATGTTGGACGAGTTTGCTCACGTTCCCGAAAACATTGCAAATGATTTCTATACCTCTGTGTTTCCAACAATTACTTCTGGTAAGAGTACCAAATTAGTAATAATTTCCACACCAAATGGTTTGAATTTATTCTATAAGATTTGGGTAGATTCTGCGGAACACCGAAACGACTTTAAGAATGTAGAAATTCATTGGAGTCAAGTACCGGGTAGAGATCAGGCTTGGCGGGAACAAGAAATCCGCAACTTGGGTTCTGAAGACAAGTTCCGAACAGAACACGAATGCGATTTCATTGGTTCTACAAATACACTTATTAGTGCAAATAAATTAAAGACTTTGGTATTCCGCAATCCAATTTATAAAAATGACGATGGATTGAAAGTTTATGAAAAACCAAAAGAGAAGCATAGTTATTTGACTTTGGTTGATACCTCTAGAGGACAAGGATTAGACTATAGTGCATTTTGTGTACTTGATATAACTGAGATGCCCTATAAGGTTGTTGCTGTGTTTAAAAATAACATGATTTCTCCTATGGTATATCCCAATATTATTATGAATACTTCTAGGGAATACAATGAAGCATTTATTTTAGTAGAAATTAATGATATTGGCGGACAAGTTGCTGATATTTTGTATAAAGAATTGGAATATGAAAATGTTCTAATATCTTCGGTACGGGGAAGAAAGGGTCAGACTTTAGATGGTGGGTTTGGTAATTCGGATACCCAGTTGGGTGTACGCACCACAAAGGTTGTAAAGCGTCTAGGATGCTCCGTATTGAAGAGTATGATAGAGAGCGACAAACTGATACTAAACGATATCGATATCATGCGGGAACTTGTTACCTTTATTTCAAAAAATAATTCATATGAAGCAGATACTGGCAGCAATGACGATCTGATCATGTGCTTGGTTCTTTTTGGTTGGTTGAGTACACAAACTTATTTTAAAGATTTGACAGATTTGGATATAAGAAAGACTCTATTTCAAAAGCAAATTGATGCGATTGAGGAAGAAATTATGCCTTTTGGTTTCCTAAGTAACGTGGATTATGGGGATGATGATGGGTTTGGTGGTGAATTTGGCAATACTATTTTGTAAAAATCGAAACACCATAAAATTATACATATTCCTAGCAAATAGTATTTTCTAATTATAGAAATAACACACGGCGTCTAGAAGGAGAAACAATGGCAATTCAAATTAGCCCAGGCGTAAATGTAACAGAAAAAGATGTCACACTTTTGGTGCCAGCAATCGCCACCACACCAGCAGGTATGATTGGCTTGTTCCAATGGGGACCAGGCAACGAACCAGTGACAATTACGAGCGAAAAAGAACTTTCAGAAGTATTTTATAAGCCAGCAAAAGCATCAGGCGTAATGACCGATGCCACCAAATACAACAGGTGGTGGTGGTCTGCTGCCAATTTCTTGTCTTACGGTAACAATATTAAAATTGTAAGATTTATTAACGATAGTGCTGGTTCATTTACCGCAACCTCAGGAACTGCTGCGGTTGCAGGACATAATCTTTGCGGATTGACATCATTTAGAGCATATACCCCAGTAGTTGGAAATGGATTCTGGGGAGCAAAGTATCCAGGCGAACTCGGCAACAGCATCAAGGTAGTTGTTTTAGATTACTATGCTGCTGAAACATATGATGCCGATACAGACGGAAACGCCAATCAATATATCGACTACATTGGTAATTTTGATGGTTTGCCAGGAACATCCCCTTGGGCAGAAACAGTAACCGGAGCAGAAATTAAAGACGAGATTCACGTTCTTGTAATTGATGCTGATGGTAAAATTTCTGGTACTGCTGGTACAATTCTTGAAAAATTTGCATACCTTTCAAAGGCATCAAACGCAGTAAATCAAAACGGAACAACTAATTATTATAAAGATGTTATTAACAATGAATCAAAGTATGTTTGGTCATTATATCATTTAGATAACGCAAGTGCTGCAAATAATTCATCAAATGTAAGTGCATTTGGTGCTGTAAGTTCCACTGGTACTACACCGTGGGGAACCGCCGTAACAACTACTACATCCGCCTTTAAAGTAGTTAAAACTGGTGAAAATCTTGTTGTTACTATGCTCTACGGTGGATTGGTTGGAAATACACCAAATGATAACGATATCGCAGAAGCATTTAACACATACATGGGTGATCCAGAAATTATCGATGTTTCAATGTTCATTACCGGACCACTTGGTAAAACAGCGGCTTATCGTGTAACAGAAATAGCAGAAACAAGAAAAGATGTTGTGGCATTCGTGTCCCCAACACCAACAAATGGTTTCAATCAAACACCAAGTGCATATTTGAATGACATCATCACATTTAGAACAAATGGAGATTCCACTTCATACGGTGTAGCCGATACTGGTTACAAATTGCAATACGACAATTATAACGACGAATATGTTTATATTCCTCTAAATGCAGATATTGCAGGATTGTGCGCTCGTACAGACACAACAAACGATCCTTGGTTCTCTCCAGCCGGATTAAACCGTGGTGGAATTAACAGAGTAATCAAACTTCCTTTCAATCCAAATCAAGCACAACGCGATGATTTGTATAAGATTGGAATGAATCCTGTAGTTTCATTCCCCGGAATTGGTCCTGTTCTTTACGGAGACAAGACTCTCTTAAGTAGACCATCTGCCTTTGACAGAATCAATGTTCGCAGATTGTTCATAATTCTTGAGAAATCAATTGCAACTGCCGCCAAGTTCCAACTCTTTGAATTCAACGATGAGTTTACAAGAGCACAATTTGTAAACTTGGTAACTCCATTCCTCAGAAATGTTCTTGGAAGAAGAGGTATCACCGATTTCCGTGTAGTTTGTGATGAAACAAACAATACAGCACAAGTAATCGACTCAAACAACTTTGTAGCAGATATCTATATCAAACCAAACAAATCAATCAACTTCATTCAACTCAACTTCATTGCTACACCAACTGGTTTGAGCTTTGAAGAGGTCGTTGGAGCCTAATCGAAGAGGGAGCAATAAATGGACATTAGCAAGTTTACATCTAAATTCGATGGCGGAGCAAGATCAAATCTGTTCCAATTCAGAGTCAGTAATTTACCATCAGGCATTCCTGCTTTCAATGCGGACGATCAAATCATCCACGTTAAAAGCATTCAATTGCCAGAAACAACAGTTGGTGAAATTCCTGTAAATCACATGGGAAGAATTTACAAATTCCCAGGCGATAGAGTTTATAATGACGTATCACTTACTATCTTGAGTGATGGTAGTGATATGCGCGTAAGACATTTCTTCGAAGCATGGAACCATGTTTGGAATCGTCATTTTGCAAACGTAGGATTGTTGCCAAATGCTGAAAACTTGAACGCTGTAGTTGAATTAATTCAATTGGATCGCGGTCACAACCCAATCAGAACATATAAACTACAAAAAGCATGGTGCAGTGATGTCTCTGCCGTAGATTTGTCACACGACAACAATGACGCTTTAGTTGAATTTACAGTAACATTGAAGTACCACTTCTTCGAAGTAGACGGTAAGAACGGTCTTCACTTAAGACGTTAACCTACCTATATACTCGTGAAGGAGTTTTATAATGGCATTTGATATATTCGGTTTTACTTTTGGTAGAACTAAAGAGCAACAACAATCTGTTCCCTCAGTAATTCCCCCGGCTATGGACGATGGCGCATCCTTCGTCCAAGCCGGTGGTTTTCAAGGTTGGTATGTAGATCTTGATGGTACTGTCAAGTCTGATGTAGATTTGGTTAAAAAGTATCGTGAAATGAGTCTCCATGCTGAAGTTGAAATGGGCATAGAAGATATTGTGAATGAAGTAATAACAGAAGATGCTTCCGGTACATTTATTAAATTAAATATAGACAAAGTAGATTCTAGTATTATTCCAGAAGAAGTTAAAAAAGTTTTATATGACGAATTTAAACACATTTTATTCTTATTGGATTTCAATAGAAAGTGTTATGAGATTGTTCGTCGCTGGTATATTGATGGTAGGTTATATTACCACATTATTCTGGAAGATGATCCACGACAAGGAATAAAAGAAGTACGACAAGTAGATCCTCTTAGAATTAAAAAAGTAAGAGAAATAAAGAAAAAACAAAAAGTAAATGGTGTTGATGTTATTGATGGTGTAGAAGAATATTATTTGTACACCGTTCAAGAAAGATTTAACATGTATGATACCACTCAAGGTATCAAGTTATCTCCCGACTCCATTAATTACTGCCACTCAGGTTTATTTGATTACGGCACAAAAAGAGTAGTAAGTTATCTTCATAAAGCAATTAAACCATTGAACCAATTAAGAATGGTCGAAGATGCTACCGTAATTTATCGTTGGTCAAGAGCACCAGAGCGTAGAATATTCTATATCGACGTTGGTTCTTTGCCAAAAAATAAAGCAGAGCAGTATCTGAGAGACATCATGTTGCGTTATCGCAATAAGATTACATACGATGCCGGTACTGGCGAAATCCGCGACGACAGAAAACACTTGAGTATGTTGGAAGATTATTGGCTCCCCCGTCGTGAAGGTGGTAAGGGAACAGAAATTCAAACACTATCCGGTGGTCAAAATCTAGGCGAAATGGAAGATGTAAAATACTTCCAAAAGAAACTGTTTAGAAGTTTGAATATACCCATGTCACGTTTAGAAGCGGACAATGGATTTAACATGGGTAGAGCAGCAGATATTAGCAGAGACGAATTAAAGTTTGCTAAATTTATTTCTCGCCTTCGCTCTCGGTTCTCAGAGTTGTTCTTAAACTTTATGAGAACTCAATTGATTGCAAAAGGAATAGTAGATATTGACGAATGGAATAAGATTTGTCAATATATCCGATTTGACTATTCTACAGATTCAATGTTCTTAGAATCTAAGCAATCTGAAGTGCTAAAAGACAGAATGGCAATTTTGAGAGAAGTTTCCGATTATTCTGGTAAGTATTTCTCGGAAGAATGGATTAGAAAGAATATTCTTCATCAAACAGACGAAGACATTCAATTGATTGATTCTCAAATTGAACAAGAAAAAATGATACAAGAACAAAAGCAAATGGAAGAACAAATGCGCGCCGAGCAATTGGCAGCACAAACTATGGGTGTTCCTGGCGGTGCGCCTGGAGCGGGAGCATCCGCACCAAGTCAACCAACAGCAGTTGCACCACAGCAATCAACGGGAGTAGATTACGATGCCAGCAGCCTTTTATGAATTTAATATAGAACAAGGTTCTGATTTTATAACATCAGTAAAGGCGATGAAACCCGGCGGTGGTATTTTTCGCTTTATTCCAAAAGCAAATCAAACTGTTTGGACTGGTACAACTTTAAACATTGATGTGCCTGAAGAAATTAAGTTGTTTAAATCAACAGAATCTGCTGCATTCGGTTGGATGAAAGGTATACCATCTAGTACATTTTTGACGGTAAGAAGTAAAGTAAAAGATAATAAAGGTGTTTTACAAATACAAGGAACTAGAGTCTATACATTTAATGGTTCTACCAAAAGAATAACAACTACTAGTTTTAGTCCAGAGGCCTCAACCAAAGAACTAATAGAATTTACATTAGTTCCAGACAATACCGAATATAATTTAACTATGAGAATGCCTGCTGGCACAACCTGTGGAACAAATGGTAACGCACCAACAGGAACAACATGTTACAGTGGAAAATATCTTTATGATATTGAACTGGAATATAAAATTGGAGATGAGGGAGAAACACCAACCCCATTTGTTATTCGTTTATTGCAAGGAAGAATGACATTTAATCCTAACGTAACCACGTAAAATGGCAACTAATTTTAAGATATACGTCAGTAATTTTCCACAAAAGACCGCCTATAGAAGAGGCGCAACTATAGACGTATACCAAATAAATAAAATCATTTACACCCAAGCACAAGAAATAGATAATTTAAACTTAGCAGGTGAATTGTATGAAGATGCTATAGGAATTAAAGGAGATTCTTGTACTAGTGGTTTAATTGGTTGCGATGAAGCATTCGTAGCACCAAATCCAAATGAATGTAGTGGTGGAGAAAGAGGACCAGCAGGACCAGCAGGTCCACAAGGACCTGCCGGCCCAACAGGACCCCAAGGACCTGCTGGTGGTGGTGCTAGAATATTTTGCGGTTATCTTCAAGGACCACCAGCACCACCGGCTGGAGAAATTTCAATTGAATGTTTAAAAAGCGCAACTGGTTATGTTGTAAATAAAAATGGTGCAGCACTTGGTGGTACAAATCCATTTAGTCCCGGTTCTGGATCTAATTTAAATAATTTTCAACATAACTTTGGTACTACTGGTGGAACTCAGTATGTCATAGGGACTAATGGTAGTCCAGTACAAGGAAATAATTGTAGTAGCCCTTCTCCCGCACAAGATAGATTAGATGAATTTTTTGATCCACCAAAATATATTCACACTCCGGTATTTAAAGGTTCAAATGTTAATGAAACTTGTTATTCATCAACTCAATGGACATTTGGTGAATATTTAAACGCATTTGGTCAAGGATCAGCAGAACTTGGTAGTGGTTTGAGTAATTTTTGTCGAAATGGGGCAAATGCAGCAAACAATAGTGCATCTGGATTAATATTCGTCCCAACACAATCAATATACGGTGGTGGTAACGCTACTAGAATGGAAGATTGGTGGGAAATATTAAAGGGAGCAGATGGTAACGGTGGTAATGGACTATATGACTCATTAGTAGACAATAATCCAGATTGTGGTCCAGAAGGACCATCATCATCACCACCAATAGCAGATCAGGGTGGTGTATTAAATAGTCAATGCACTGAAACCGGTGGAACTCCTCCTTCTTCTACACCATTAGAGGGAAATGACAATCCCTGCAATGGTGGATGCAATAATCCTATTGCAAATTGTTCAGAGTTAACAGATGGTGATATTTTTATCGACGCAACTAACGGAGTAATGTATTTCTACTCAGGGGGAGCGTGGTCAAGTTCCGGTGTCCCTTTAGGGGGTGAGTCTGCTTGCGATGGACAAGCAGACGGAGGACCAGATTTTACATCAGCAGATGAGTGCCCACAAATAACTTGTTTTTGCCCACCGTGTGAAGAATGTCCAGATCCATGTCCAGATCCATGCACCGGATGCACCAGTGGTTGTATAACAAATCAATGCTGTCCAGATGGTGAACCTAGTTTAATACTTTGCGGTCCGCCAAATACAGGGGGTTGTCCACCTGGACAATGCCCGAGACCAGATGGATGCGGTTCGTGCGGAAGTTGTGATGGAAGCACCAATCAATTCAATAGTGCTATGGTATTTCCAGATGAAATGATTACAGAAAATGCTAGTGTTTTAAATACACTACTAAACACTTTAAATGCAAGTAATCTTGACTATTATGTTTCTGGAACTATGGCACTGGAAGCATACTTAAATGGAAGTGGATTCCCTGGCAAACAAAGAATGGGTGATTTTGATTTTGTTATTGATAGAAAAGATCTTAAAACATTTAATAATTTAGTTCAAGATAATTTTTATTTAGATATTATTACTGTAGAGGCACCATTCATGTCAAGAGATGATGCAATGCCTCAGTTGTCCTTGATAAGTAAAACTAATAATTACGCTCCTTATTTTGATCCCATAACTATACCTGTTATTTTATCGGGTTCTGAAGAAATATGGTCAGGAGTAACTATTCCTAAACCAAGTGAATTTGGACAAAAAAGTTTTAAAACTATAAATTATGGAGGAAAAAGAAACTTATCATTTAAGTGTATTCCTCTATACTATCCTATATTACAAAAAGTAAGAGCTGGCCGTCCAAAAGATATAATAGACTTAAAGGTTTTATATTTTGCTGGTTTAATAACTGAAGATGTTTTATCTGAATTTACTCCAACTGATTTGGAAAAATACAACGAAATAGTATCTTACTTTGGAGATGGTTCTAATGCTGCATTTTTTGCAAGAAAAAACTACACTATTGATCAATTACAAAATTTGGCTAATAATTACAATAATTTTAAATATGCACCAGCATTTAAAAAGAAATGGACATGGGTTCCAGCATATGGTGGATGGGTAGACCCAGAGGACATAATAACGCCCGGTTCCGGTTCTTAAACTTAAATAAACTAAAGTATAAATAATGAAAAGAGGATTATACCGATGTCTACAGAAAAAATTATAGATTCTTTATTTGATAACAACTTGGAGCAATTCCGCAAGCAAGTCCATGCTGCTTTATTTGTAAAAACCGGAGAATATATGAACTCCGCAAAACAAGTAGTCGCTGGCGCCATGATGAATCCTCCAGAAGAAGTACAAGAGGAAAAAAAGAAACTATCTAAAGAGCAATTAGCAGCAGTAAGAGCACCACATGATAAAATTACCCGTGGAGACATTATTGCTCTTGCTCAAAAGAACGCAAAGAAAAAGGGGTAATATAGATGAAACTTATTACTGAAACAAGACAACAAGACATTCAATATGTTTCTGAAGCCGCAGAGGGTGGTAAGAAGTCTTACTTCATTCGTGGTGTTTTCGCAGAGTCCAATAAAGTAAACAAGAATCAACGATTTTACGAAGGACCAGTCATGGAGATGGCTGTACAAACATACAATGATACCTTTGTAAAAAATAGTCGCGCTTTGGGTGAACTTGGACATCCAGAAGGACCAACTGTTAATTTAGAAAGAGTATGCCACATGATCAAAGATCTTCATGTGGAGGGTAGTCAAGTAATGGGTAATGCAAAGATCATGGACACCCCATATGGTAGAATTGTACAAAACCTTATTGATGAAGGTGCTAAACTTGGAGTGTCTACCCGTGGTATGGGTTCATTGGCTGAGCGCAATGGAGTCAATTATGTGCAAAAAGACTTCATGCTTGCCGCTGTCGATGTAGTTGCAGATCCCTCTGCACCAAACGCATTCGTAGACGGCATCATGGAAGGTAAAGAATGGGTTTGGGACAATGGTGTTTTCAAACCAACAATCATTGAGAATTACAAAAAACAAATTGAAAAAGCAGGATCAAGAAACTTGGAAGAAGCCAAATTGAAAGTATTCCGCGATTTCTTATCTAAATTGTGAAATATATAAATAACTGAGCGACAAATCAAGGAGATTTAACAAATGGACCCCAAGAAAATTGCAGAAGAAATCGTAAAAGATTTATTCGATACATATGAACTCGTCGAAGAAAAAGAAGAAAAGGACGAGGAAGAAGAAGGCGAAGAAGAAGAAGAAGCCGGTGAGGAAGAAGAAGGCGAAGAAGAAGCCGGTGAGGAAGAAGAAGGCGAAGAAGAAGGTGAAGAAGAGGCAGAAGACAAGGCTCCAGTTGCTAAAGCAGTTGGTAATGCCATGAAGGGTTCTGCTACTACATCTGCTGCCGCTTCAATCTCCCTTAAAGGTCAATTACCACAACCAACAAAAGGTTCTGGACATGTCCACGATGCCTTGGGTGGTGGTGTAAAGGATGCACATGGCGGTGGTGAGCAAATCATCCAACCAACAGGTGGAAATCCCGGTGCATTGGCTGCATCTCTCAACATGAAGCCATCATTCACTTCTCCACAAGCACCACAAATGACCAGTGAGCAATTAGCCTCTGATATTACAGCAATCTTTGGTTCACAAGAACTATCTGAAGATTTTGTAAAGAATGCTGCTTCAATTTATGAAGCCGCAGTTGCTTCAAAGGTTGAAACAATTGCAGAAGCATTAGTCGAACAATTTGAAGAAAAGTTGGTAGAAGAAGTAGAAACTGTAAAGTCTGCTTTGGTAGAACAACTTGATAATTATTTGGCTTATGTTGTCCAAGAATGGGCAAAAGAAAATGCAGTTGCCATTGAAAATGGTTTAAGAACAGAAATTGCAGAAGACTTCATCAATGGTTTGAAGAATCTTTTTGCGGAATCTTATGTTGAAATTCCAGAAGAAAAAGTAAATCTGTTTGATGAACTTTCGGAAGCGGTCGAAACTCTTGAAGGTAGAATAAACGAAGAGATTGAAAAGAACGTAGTTCTCAATCAAGAAATTAGTTTACTAACCGCTCAAAGAGTATTTGCTGAAGAAACAAGAGGATTGACTGTTCTTCAAGCAGAAAAAGCAAGAGAGATTGCAGAAAATCTCGAATACTCTGGAGAAGAAGATTTCCGCAGTAAAGTAAAGACCTTGGTTGAAGGTGTTGTTTCTGGAGCCAAAAAGGTTGCACCAAAGAATGTTCAAAAGGTAAATGAACAAATTACACTTTTGGAACAAGCAACTGAAGATGAGCCAGAGCAAGAAACACTCTCTCCACTCATGGAACTTTATTCAAACACAATTAACAGAACACTAAAATCTTAATTCAAAAATTGAGAAATTATAAATAAACTCAGACAAAAAGGTTTAAAGGAGCAAAGAAAAATGGACCCTAATCGTCAAATGATCACAGAATCTGCCCGCAAAAAGTGGCAACCAATCCTTGAGCACAAGGCATTGCCAGAAATCAAGGACAGTTATAAAAAGACTGTAACAACAATCCTCTTGGAGAACCAAGAGCGCGCACTCCGCGAATCATACCAAGGTATTGCCGGTACAGGACTCGGTAACATTGGTGGGTTTGAAGCCGGTGCAACCTCAACAACTGGTACTGGTATCGATTCATTCGATCCAATCATGATCAGTTTGGTTCGTCGCGCTATGCCAAATTTGATGGCTTACGACATCGCTGGTGTTCAACCAATGAACGGCCCAACCGGCTTGATCTTCGCAATGAAGACAAAGTATCAAAACGCTGGTACAGGAACAATTGGTGCCCGCGCTGGTAATGCCAGTGAAGCACTGTTCAAGGAAGCCAACACAAGTTGGTCCGGTGAAACTGGTGCTGCTGGTGACATGGGAGATATCTTCCAAGATGACGCCGGTTCAACCGATGGACGCTTCGAAGCCGGTCGTGGATTTGCCACATCTAAGGGTGAAAAACTCGGAGATGGTACAAATAACTTTAACGAAATGTCTTTCACAATCGAAAAGACAGCCGTTACAGCCAAGACTCGCGCCCTCAAGGCAGAGTACACAACAGAACTCGCTCAAGACCTCAAGGCCGTTCACGGACTTGACGCTGAGACAGAGTTGGCTAACATCCTCTCAACCGAAATCATGTTTGAAATCAACCGCGAGTTGGTTCGTCAAATCTATGATGTCGCTAAGTTGGGTTGCCAACAAGCCGACCTCGCCGGTAAGGCTTCAGGTGGTGGTTTGAATGGTGCCGCAGGTGGTGGTACATATAACCTCGAACTCGACTCCGATGGTCGTTGGAGTGCTGAAAAGTTCCGTGGTTTGACCTTCCAAATCGAGCGCGAGTGCAACGTAGTAGGTGCTGAGACTCGTCGTGGTAAGGGTAACTTTATCATCACAAGTCCAGACGTTGCTGCTGCCCTCAGTATGAGTGGTTTGCTCGACTTCTCTCCAGCCTTCAGTGGTGCTCTTAACACAGACGTTAATGGCAACACCTTCGCTGGTACACTCCACGGTGGACGTATCAAGGTTTACATTGATCCATATTCAATGCCAACCCACACAGAAACCTTCTCACCAATCAATTTCGTATGCGTAGGATATAAGGGAACAAGTCCATACGACGCTGGTCTCTTCTACTGCCCATACGTTCCATTGCAAATGGTAAGAGCCGTTGATACAGGTACATTCCAACCAAAGATTGGTTTCAAGACCCGTTATGGTATGGTAAGTAACCCATACGTTCTCAATGCAAGCAGTCTCCCAGACGCTGAAACATTGACACGTAGACGTAATCAATACTACCGCATCTTCCGCGTAGATAACCTACACGGTAACGACGCCACATACAACCCAACAACCGCTAACTAATATTAGCGCGTAAACCAACGAGTAGAGGGTTCCGAAAGGAACCCTTTATTCTTTTATAGATACTATTATGAGCAATCTAATTACAAACGCAATACAAAGACAGCCAAAGTCGATCAACCCAATGCAGTTGAACGAATATAAAATGGTATTGCATAGAACTCCTCATATAGTTTATTTCTGTCAGTCAATCAACCTACCCGGTATCCAATCTAGTCCTATATCGCAGCCTAGTCCCTTTGCCACCGATATAAAGAGGACTCCAGGCAAGGTAACGCATGATGATTTAAATGTTAAATTCATTGTAAATGAAGATATGTCTAATTGGCTGGAATTGTATAATTGGTTGAGAACGATAACTCCAATCGATACATTCAATAATCAAGTTCAAGAAACACAAAGATTTTCTGATATTTCAATAATAGTAATGAACAGCAAGTCTTTAGGTTTATTGCATTTCACATATAGAGATTGTTTTCCTTTGGCAATATCTGGATTAGATCTAGACAGTACTGTTAGTGATATTAATCCTGCGATTGCTGGAGTAACATTTGCATACAGCGGGTTTACAGTAGAAACCCTCAGACAGAACATTTAATTGCTTTTTACTTGATGTGTGATATACTCCCAATAGGAGATTTTATGCTATTTGATGATATTAAAAAGATGGCGGATGTTGATTTGAAGTTCAATGAATCTGAACTGGATACGGAGTCTCTACGCATTCCCCAGTTACATGGTAAATATTTAAATATGCTGTACGATGAGAAACTTGTACTACGCAAATGGAAAAATGAACTCGGTCAACTTTTAAAACTAAAATGGGAATACTACACTGGCAAAATGTCAGAGGAACAACTAAAGGAACTCAATTGGGAGCCATTTCAGTTGCGTATTCTAAAACAAGATGTTGAATTGTACATGGAATCTGATGCAGATCTAAATCAAAAAAGAGATAGAGTATTTGTACAAGAAGAAAAAGTAAACTACTTAGAATCAATTATCAAAATGATTTCTAATCGTCAATACCACATACGAGACGCCATTACTTGGCGTAAGTTCATAAATGGAGAATCATAATTGTCCTAAATAATAGGACATGAGTGATTTAATAATTGAACCAGTTGATTCTGTTTATATCAAGGTAAAGTGTGAAAAAGGATATGCTAAAGAACTTTCCGATTTTTTCACGTTCAAAGTACCTGGTCATAAATTCATGCCTGCGTTTAGGAATAAAATGTGGGATGGACAGATCAAACTATACAATATCTACAAGCAAGAAATCTACGCCGGATTGGAAGATTATGTTATCCAATTTGCGAAAGATAGATCGTATAACATTGAGAGACGCGAAACTCCAAAGAAAAATTCGATTACTCCTGATGAAGTCGTAAAGTTTGCAAAACTTTTAAATATCCCATTCAATCTTCACGATCACCAAGTAGAAGGCATCTGTCATGCAATTAACAATGATAGATGTCTTTTGCTTTCTCCAACTGGTTCCGGAAAGAGTCTTATCATTTATACTTTGGTAAGATACTATCTTGATAGAATCAGTCCTAAAAAGAAAATACTAATCATTGTTCCAACTATTTCATTAGTTACACAAATGTATTCCGATTTCTTTGAATATTCAAAAACATCCGAATGGAAACTGCGGAAGTATTGCCACAAGATACATGGTGGGGAAGAAAAAGAAACAGACAAGCAAATAGTAATCTCAACTTGGCAAAGCATTTATAAGATGCCAAAAACTTACTTCGACGAATTCGAAGTAGTAATAGGCGACGAATGCCATTTGTTTAAATCAAAATCACTAACAGCGATAATGACCAAACTTACAGGTTGTCCTTATCGCATCGGTACAACTGGTACTTTGGATGGAACATTCACCCATAAACTAGTAATAGAAGGACTGTTTGGAAGAGTCCACAAAGTCACCAGTACAAAAGAGTTGATGGATAAGGAACTATTATCCAAATTAAATATTGATTGTATTGTTTTAAATTATCCACCAGAAGTAAAACAAAGTTGTAAGAAATTCAAATACGCAGAAGAAATTGACTGGTTGGTGCAAAATCAAAAGCGAAACGAATTCATTTGTAATTTGGCAGAAAGTTTAAAGGGAAATACTCTAATACTATTTCAGTTTGTAGAAAAACATGGAAAGGTATTGTACGACATTTTACAAAAGATGAACAATAAAAAAGTATTCTTTGTGCATGGTGGTACTGAAGCAGATGACAGAGAAATGATAAGAAAAATTGTAGAGAAGGAAGAAAACGCCATTATTGTAGCATCATACGGTACATTCAGTACAGGTATATCCATTAAACGACTACATAATATTGTATTCTCATCTCCATCTAAGAGTAGAATACGGGTGTTACAAAGTATTGGAAGACAACTTAGAAAATCGGAATTTAAAGAAAAAGCAAAGTTGTATGATATAGCGGATGATTTGTCTTGGAAGTCTCATCAAAATCACACGCTTAGACATTTTGGTGAAAGACTTAAAATATATGAACACGAAAAGTTTGATTTTCGTAAAATAGTAATATCGATAGAGGAGTAAATATGGATTCAGAGTATAAAGTGCTAAAACTAACAAACGGTGATAGCGTTATTACGGAAATAAGTTCTACTTCCGAAAAATCAATATTTCTCCATAGACCTATGGCATTTAAGACAGTAATGATGATGGATGAGAATATGAATTCTACCGAAGTTCTTTTATTAAAGAATTGGGCAGAGTATTCAGCCGATACTGATATAGAAGTACCATTAAACTCTATTATGACATCATGGAAACCCGATGTTCTATTATTAAATTGTTATGAGATGGAAAAGATAAAACAAGACGCTCCGGAGATATACAAACTTTTAAAATCAAAGGATAAAAGTTTGCCTCCAGTAAATCCAAACATAATGCCAATGCTGCCTGGAATGCCCGGTTTAATTCCACCCACTCCCAAAAACATTCCAAATAATATGGCAAATTTTAATTTAAATTTACCAATGGATGTTGCTAAACAATTGATTGAATTTTTAGAGGCGCAGGGTATAGATTTAATTGGACCGGACTTTTCAGATAATGAATTACCCGAAGAGATGTCTGATGAAGAAATGATAGATGACTTATCAGAAGATCAGGGTTTTGGGAATAATTTAGACGATTGGTCTTCCGATCCCCAAGACTACCTCAAGTAATATATTGCAGGGCCCGGTATCCACCGGCACTGAGAATTATAAGGGGTTTCGCAAATCTGTCAAGACAAAAATATAGGAAATCGCTTGCTTTATGCGAGCGTTGTAGTATCATACTCACAAGCGGAGAACATTATGAAAAAGAACAAAAAGAAAAAGAAGAAGCAAGAAGAAGTTATAGAAGAGCCTCTTCCTGAAGAAGTAATTGAAGAAATTCAAAAGAAATCACATTACATCAACAATAAAATGTTTTTTGATGAAATGGTTGAATGGAAAACAAAAGTAAACGAATCAAAAGAGGTTGGAGATCCCATACCACCAGTAACTCCGTATATTGGTCAATGTTTTATGGAAATTGCTGAAAATTTGGCAAAGAAACCAAACTTTATGAATTATCCATTTAAAGACGATATGATTGGTGATGGGGTTGAAAATTGTTTGATGTATTGCTCAAACTTTGATCCCACCAAATCGAATAATCCCTTTTCTTACTTTACCCAAATAATTTACTATGCGTTCTTGCGTAGAATTCAAAAAGAGAAGAAACAAACATTAATTAAATACAAATACCTAAAGTCTTTGGATACAAAAGGTGATTTATCTGAATACTTAAAGCATATGGGTATAAGTGAAGACGAAGAAAATTATTTAAAAACATTAGATGAAGAGACACCCAAAAAGCCAAAGAATAAAAAGAAAAATCGCAAGAGTCTAATAATGGAGGATGAATGAAAATAGCATTTTTGGCTGATACTCATTTTGGTGCTAGAAATGATGCTCCATTATTTTTAGATCACTTTTTAGACTTTTTTGAAAATCAATTCTTCCCGTATTTGGAAGAACACAATATTAAGACAATAATTCACTTGGGTGATCTAATGGATCGCCGCAAGTTTGTTAATTTTCATACACTAAATCAAGTTCGCAAGAGGTTTATAGACAAATTAAAAAATGGCAACTACGAAATGCATTGTATTGCGGGCAATCATGATACCTATTTTAGAAATACTAATGATGTTAACTCTCTTCGAGAATTGTTTGACGGAGACTTCAAGATATACGATTTTTTACCAGCAAAGGTAAACTTTAGTGGAGTTGATTTTGTATTTGTTCCGTGGTTAAATAAAGCAAACAGTGAACAATCTTTAGAGTTCATTAAAAATACCTCTGCTGATTTTGTTCTTGGTCATTTTGAATTTGTGGGATATCAAGTTCTCCGTGGGGTAAAGCACGAAGAAGGAACCGATCCATCTTTGTTCTCCAAGTTTGAACACGTTTATTCGGGACACTTCCATTGTAAGCAAACAGATAAGAATATCTCATATCTTGGCACACCTTACCAAATAACATTTGGTGATGTTAATGAACGCAAAGGTTTTCATGTGTTTGACACAGATACCCGCGTTATGGAATTCATCCCAAATAAAAACCGAATGTTCTATGTTCTTCGTTATAATGATAAAGACGAAGATCCTATGAAAATTGATTTTACAGAATATAAGAACAAGTTTGTAAAAATTATTGTAGAAACAAAAACTAAACCATACATTTTTGATAGATTTATGGATAGTCTTTATGGTGCTCAAGTAGCAAACTTAACGGTTGCGGAAGAGCAAAACAATGATATACTTTCGGTTGATAAAGTTGATGCATCATTGGATACGGTATCCATCATCAATAATGAAATTGATGGGATGCAAGAAGTTCAGAATAAAGAAAAACTTAAGAAGATTATTCATGAACTTTATTTAGAGAGCCTTTCTTCACAAGAAACATGAATATTTTTGTATTAGATAACAATCCACGAATCGCCGCGCAAATGATGTGCGATAAGCATGTAGTTAAAATGATTCTAGAATCTTGTCAATTGATGTCTACTGCCCATCATGTTTTGGATGGTAATGAGATTACAAGAACCACAAAGAACGGAAGAAAGTTTAAGACATGGGAAGTAAATAAGCCAGGATTTACTTTTTTGCGTTGCACTATGATAAACCACCCATGCACCATATGGACTCGCGCAAGCGCAGAATCATATTACTGGTTGTGGGAACATACTCACGAAATGTTAAAAGTGTATCAAGCACGGTATAACAAAATTCATTGTTATGACAATATGATTCAATATAGTTTGGCACATTGTCCGAAAAATATACCAAATAATACAATGCCACCATTTGCTCAAGCGATGCCGGATCAATACAAAAATTCTGATGCGGTTCGGGCATATCGTGATTATTACATTCACGAAAAGTCTAGATTTGCAAAATGGAAAACAGGAAATGCACCATCTTGGTATACGGAAGGTGTGAGCAGCATAAATACTGTACAAACATGATTACAATAGTAGAAAATATAATTACAGTAGATACAGAAGAAGAAACCAAAATGGTTGAATTGTTTTTGGAAGAAAACCATTTTGATTTTGATTTATTGTGTAATAATTTTTTAATATACGATCCGGTTGACGAGTTACTTGAAGAATTTATGGATTCTTCTTTGGATATTTTGCTTGACGAAGGCGTTGCACAGCGTAAAATTGTAGTCAGAAACGGAAAAAGAAAAGTTATCTTTAGATGCAAGCCCGGTGAAAAGAAAATAGGAAGACGTTGCGCTCGTAGAAAGAGTTCCGAGTTGGCAAAAATGCGTCGGCGCGCCAGACGGGCTGCTAGAAAATCAAAGAGTAAAAGAGGTCGTGCATTAAGAAAGAGAAGAATTTCTTTGCGTAGAAGAAAGACTCTTGGTGGTGCTAAGAAGCACAAGCATTAATTATGATTACATTTACTAAGATTCGTTGGAAGAATTTCCTTTCAACTGGAAATAGTTTCACAGAATTAAATCTTACAAAAAACAAATCCACCCTAATCAGTGGTGAAAATGGTGCAGGAAAGACAACCTTTCTTGATGCTATTTCATTTGTATTGTTTGGAAAACCATATAGAAATATTAATATTCCACAACTTGCAAATAGCATCAATCAAAAAGATTGTAGGGTAGAAATTGAATTTACTATTGGAAGTTCAGAATATAAAATTATTCGTGGTTTAGCCCCAAAGATTTTTGAAATTTATAAGGATGGAAATCTTTTAAATCAAGATTCCAAATCCAAAGATTATCAAAAAATGCTTGAAGAGCAGATTCTTAAGATGAATCATAAGTCTTTTTGTCAGGTTGTAATTCTTGGCAGCACAAACTATGTTCCATTTATGCGTTTAGCCGCAGCAGAGAGAAGATCAATTGTAGAATATCTTTTGGATATTGATGTGTTTTCTGTAATGAATACTCTGCTCAAAGCAAAGGTATCTACTGCAAAAGACGGAATTAAAGATATTGAACACCGTCTTGCTATCCTAATGGAGCGCGCCAAAGCACAAAAGAATCACATTAAGGTTCTTCAAGAAAAGAGCAAGGAATCGAAGGATAAGATCCTAGTAGAAATAGATACAAACCAAAATACTATTTCCGATCTACAAAAAGATATTGAAAAACTATCACAAGCAATAGATAATCTGTCTGGTCAAACTAGTACTGGTGATGAAGATGAATTCGGTAAAGTTTCATATCAAATATCTCATTTAAATGAGCAGATTGCTAAACTGAACAAAGAGATTACATATTACCAAAAAAACAAAGAATGTACTCTTTGTAAGCAAAAACTTTCAGAGGAACACAAGAGCGGAATTGTGAGTGGTCTAGAAGCAAGCAAATCTGAACTCGGATCTAAAGTTGAAGAACTAAACAAAATAATTGCTGAACTTCAAGTGGGAATTGAAAATGATCGCAAGATCGGTAAACAAATTCTTGCACTCGAAAAAGAAGTAGCAGAAAAGAATAATACTATCTCTGCCTGCAATCAGTTTATTTCTAAGTTGCAAAAAGAAATGAATAAAGATGATTCTGTTGACTTTACAGCAGAAGATGCAAAACTAAATTCAATAGTAGAAGAGGGAAAGAAGGAAACAGAACTCCGTCAGGAGATGTCTGACGATCTTCATTACTATTCTATTGCTGCTCTGCTTCTCAAGGACACCGGAATCAAAAGCAAAATCATCAAGCATTATCTTCCAATTATGAATAAGGTAATCAATGGTTATCTTGGTAAGATGGATTTCTTTGTACAGTTTGAACTGAGTGAATCTTTTGAAGAAACAATCAAGAGTCGTTACCGCGATATCTTCACTTATGATAGTTTTAGTGAGGGAGAAAAGCGCAAGATTGACTTGGCTCTATTGTTCGCCTGGCGTTACATTGCACAATTAAAGAATTCTCTCAACTGCAATCTATTGATCTTTGATGAAGTTATGGATGGTAGTCTTGACGATTCTGCCACAGAAGCATTCTTGAATATTCTAAAGGGTTTGGATAAGGGGACGAATGTTTATGTAATTTCCCACAAGTCCAAAGAAATTCTTCAAGACAAGTTCCAAGATCATATTGTATTTGTAAAAAGAAACAATTTTAGCAAGATACTATGAATCTGGCAACAATAGACAATTTAAAAGAAGTCATGGGGATATTCAAGCAACACAAAGAATATTTTCCCCATATACGCCAAGATTATATTACCCGGAAAATAGTTGCAAAAAATACTATATTCGAAGATAATGTTGTAATCACCTTTAGCCTATATAAAAAGGATGTCAAGTTGGGTAACTTGACCGTTCCAAAGGGTCAAACAATGCTGCATCAGATTGCAGCAGGGACACAAGGTAACGGAAGCGCATCTAAAGTTTTGAATCAATTTTTACAATATGCAGGAACCGATGTATGGCTATCAGTCAGAGCAAACAACGAAAGAGCAATAAAGTTCTACCTGAAGCACGGGTTTCAGGAAGTGGGAACAATATCGTGGATGGGCGGGAAACTGCCGGGAGTGATTTACAGGTGGGAAAGAAACCCTTTTACGAGCGTAATGACCACGTAATTAATAATCTAGATGTAAATGTTTACTTTGAGGATCTACTTGCAATGACTCCAAAGGAGTTTGAGCAATGGGTAATCAAGATGCGTAAAGCAATTCTGGATTCATGGGACACATATGGTTGTCCCCCAAGAACAGGAAAAGACGAGCAAGATATAATTGATCAGTTTAATCAACTGGGACAATATCCTGTTCATGAATTTACACATTCAGATGAACTATCTAATGTTCCTGATGATGTAATTGTAAATAAATCTCGCATCGGTGTAGAAGTAGATCAGTGGTTCTCAAATATGTTTAAGACGAGAATCAATTATTCTGCGAACGATACGGGATATTCCATTTACGATATGTTTGCTGACGATAAGTATTTGCCACGAATGATTCGCGGCACTATGCGTCATTTGCGTCGTGACTCTTTCTATAAGCATGCCTTATCCACAATCAAGCACGATAAAAAATATTCTGTAGTAGATGTAGCATCTGGTGATGAATGGATGGAAGCATTTTTTAATAGTTCATCCGTATTTACTGGTTACGATTTTATGCTAGAGCAAGTTGCTCCACGGGAAGGTGCTAGTAGTAGTTACTTCCAACTTGAGCAGTCTAACATTCTTCAACTGACAAAAGAGCAGTTTGAAAAGTGGAAACCCAAGATGGCATATCGGCATTATTCTACATTCGATCATGAGAATTTACCAGACGATCAATTATATGCCATTCGTCTGTACAAGAAGGGTGAAAGAGTTTTCCCCGCCGGTTTTGCTTCTTTCCGTATTGGTTATATTCAACCCGCAGTCAACTTTCCACCAATGACTGCTAAGTATTTGTATGAGAGATTTACAGAACACTGCAAGGATCAAGATCGTATTGTAATTTACGATCCATCTAGTGGATGGGGTGGTAGAATTCTAGGAGCAATGTCTATCCGCGATGACAGGAATGTACACTATGTTGGAACTGATCCTAATCCCGAAAATTGGCAATGTGATGGTCACTCTTCTAAGTACCATGCTATTGCAGATTTTTATAATACAAAAACATATAGAGCGAATCCCTTCTTTTCTTCAACTAATACTTGCGATCTATATCAGCTTGGCTCTGAAGTCATTTCTGAGAACACCAACTTCCAACAATACAAAGGCAAAGTAGATTTGGTATTTACTTCACCACCGTATTTTAACAGAGAAGCATATTCTGAAGATGAGAATCAATCATATAAGAAATTTTCTTCATATGATTCTTGGCGAGATGGGTTTTTAAGACCAACACTAGAAACCTGTGTTTCTTATTTAAAGAATGATAGGTATCTTTTATGGAATATTGCTGACTTATTGGTAAGTGGTGATTACCTTCCATTAGAAGAAGATTCTAGAAAAATACTAGAGTCTTTGGGTATGGAATACAAATTTACATTAAAGATGGCACTGGAAAACATGCCCGGTCAAAATCGTGTGGGTGAAGATGGTTTACCAAAGTGTAAAAATTATTGTAAGGTTAATGGTAGATTTCACAAATACGAACCAGTATTTGTTTTCTATAAACCTTGACAACGCAGCAATGCCTGATACACTATAACCCATGAGCAAGAAACGCTACAAGTCCATCGGTAGGGGTGATACTGTTGAATCTGTATTACTTGGTGGTGAGCCAAACATTGCCGCCATGAAGATTACAGACGATAGTGAACTCATTTGGCAAATTCAAAAGGCTTTGAATTGGTATAATTATAATTGGTCTGAAAAGGACTATCGCAAAGCCACACTAGAATATTTGAAGAAAAACAAATACAGCAAAAGCGATCAGGAGAAGGTGGAAAATGCATCAACCGTAAGTTTTGACTTTCGGTGTGTTGGTGCATATTGTCGCGTTTCTAACAATGGCGTGGCACTACCTGAAGCAAAGAAGAAACTAGTTCAAACTCATATTGATAATTTGATCAAAGAGGGATCTAAAGTTCAATATTTGGCACCAGTTGCGGATAAACCAAAAGTTTCAATTCAAGACAGAATTAATGAACAAGTTTCTGAATATATCTGCGAACTTGAAATTCGTGTAGATGAATTGGTTAATTATTTAACAAAACCAACATCAAATAAATTTCAATTTGAAATAACAGAATGGATTCGTAAAAAGGATGTAAAGTCCATGCAAGCGCAAATGATTGCGGATTCTTTTAAACCAAGAATTAAAGAATTGGAAGAAGCCATTTCTGGTAAAGATGAAGATTTAAAGCAAGCATATTCTTGGATCAGTAAGCCAAAACTTAAAAAGTACTTAGAATTCCATCAAGACATGGTTGTGCAATTACAAGCACAAGCGCAATTTGCAAAGAAGATTCGCAAACCAAGAAAGAAGAAAAAGAAGAAGCCAGAGCAATTAATTGCAAAATTAAAGTATCAGAAGGAATGCACTGAGTTTAATTTGAATTCAGTTGATCCTAGAGAAATTATTGGTGCAAAGAAATTAGTTGCATTCAACACAAAATATCGTACACTTACTGTGTACGACGCATCTCCTTTGGTTGATGGTTTTACAATCAAAGGAACTACACTAATTGGTTTTGATGAGGGTTCTTCAAAAACAAAGAAACTTCGTGATCCTAAAAGTGTACTCTCGCGCATGATTGGTGGCGTTCGTGCCATTAATAATGCATGGGAAACTGTTAAAACAAAAGAATCTGTCCCGAATGGCAGATTTAACGAAAATACCGTAATTATACAGGTAATTAAATGATTCTAATTGACAATACACAAATCATACTTTCATCTATCTTTTCTCAATATAATTCACCGGATCAGTTAGATGAAGATATGATTCGACATATTACTTTAAACACATATCGTTACTATCGAAATAGATTCCATCAGGAGTATGGTGAACTTGTAATTTGTCAAGACGCCGGTAATTATTGGCGTAAAGATATTTTTCCGCTCTACAAGCACAATCGGAAAAAGACTCAAGCAAAGGATGAATTTTATTGGAAGCAAGTTTTTGAAACTCTTACTAAGATTCGTAATGAAGTTGCGGAAAATATGCCATACCGTACAATGCGAATTGAACGGTGTGAAGCCGATGATATTATTGCCACTTTGTCTAAGCACTATCACACACAGGAAAAGATTTTGATTGTTTCCGGTGATAAAGATTTCAAGCAATTGATGCGATATCCAAATATTGTTCAATATAGCCCAAATCAAAAGGGATTTATTACATGTGAATCCCCGGATAAGTTTTTGTTTGAACACATCGTGCGTGGAGATTCGGGAGATGGTATTCCCAATATTCTCTCGGATGATGATGTTTTTGCTGTAGACGGCAAGAGACAAAAACCACTATCTTCTAAGAAGTTGGACACTTGGTCTAGCACAGGTAATGTGCCAAACGATCTACAAAGTAACTGGAACCGCAACCAAATGTTGGTAGATCTGTCCTACATACCTCAAGAGTATGAGCAGGCAATTCTTGCGGAATACAACAAACCAATTACAGTAGATCGCAGCAAGATTTTTAATTATTTTGTTGAAAAAGGTTTGAAGAATCTTATGAATGACATTCAAGATTTTTAATGGAGATTGATTATGGAAACCCCAGATGAAAACATACTTCGTCAGCAAGCAATGGCGAATCAAAGAAATATTATGCATAAAGCCGCTTCATTTGCTAAATCAATGGCATCTCGCGGCGTTACTAATAAAAAAGTAATACCAGAAACAAAAACATTACGACAATTGAGTTGTCATGGTGATGATAATCTCATTCCGTGTTCAAATAGAAAAGAAAGTGATAAATTTCCAAACTCATTCTATTGTGGTGCTTGTGGGTGTGGAGATAAGCAAGGAACTCAATTGATAGATTTGACTGTGGATGGTAAAGAAAACTATGGCAAACTCGACTATCCTAAGGTTTGGTGTCCTTTGGACATGCCAGGATTTCAACCATACAAGCCATCAAGTCAAGAACCTATTGAAATGCAAAATAGTCGCAAAAAAGAAATTGAAAATCGTATGAGTGTCGAGTATATTACAGAGAAGTCTAAAGGAGAATCTATACAATGACTACAGCAACTACAATTAAACTCTCAAAGAAAACTCTTGATATCCTCAAGAACTATGCATCAATTAATTCCAACATTCTAGTAAATCCGGGTAATGTTATCACCACGATTTCCCCAGTAAAGAATGTTCTAGCAGAAGCAACTGTAGACGAAACATTCGATACTCAGTTTGGTGTTTGGGATCTTAACAAGTTCCTTGGAACTGTGAGTTTGTTTACTGATCCTGAATTTGAATTCCACCAAAAGTATGTGGTTATTTCTGGTTCAAATGGTTCTTCTGTTAAGTATTTTTATTGTGAACCAAAGTTGTTGACCACACCCACAAAGAAGATTCAAATGCCTGCTGGTGTGGTAAACTTCAAGTTAACCCAAAAGAACTTTACAGAACTGCAAAAGGCAGCATCTGTTCTGCAACTTCCTGATATTGCCGTGCGGTCTAATGATGGTAGAATGGAACTTGTTGCGCTCGACAAGAACGACGACACCTCAAATAGTTATTCGGTCGATTTGGGTGATACCGATGCAGACTTTGAATTCTACTTTAAGGTAGAAAATCTAAAGTTGATCTATGGTGATTACAATGTAGAAATCACAGAAAAGGTTGTTAGTAAGTTTACTCACGAAACAATGAATCTATCGTATTGGATTGCACTAGAACCGGATTCAAAGTACAACGGATAATATATGGAAACAAACAATGATACATTCTTGTGGGTGGAAAAATACCGTCCGCAGAAAGTTGATGATTGTGTTCTTCCCGATAGTCTAAAGAAGACTTTCAAGGAAATGGTTGGTTCTGGAGAACTCCAGAACCTTCTCCTTTCTGGGGGACCAGGTTGTGGCAAAACAACTGTTGCAAAGGCTCTATGTAATGAACTTGACATGGAGTGGATTATTATCAACTGCTCTGAAGATGGAAACATTGACACTCTGCGTACAAAGATCCGCAACTTTGCCAGCACCGTGTCTTTGACAGGAAACCGCAAAGCAGTGATCCTAGATGAGTTTGATTATTCAAATCCACAGTCAACTCAACCTGCTCTCCGAGGATTTATCGAAGAGTTTGCAGATAATTGCCGATTCATTTTGACTTGCAACTTTAAGAATCGAGTGATTGAACCTCTGCATTCTAGATGCACATGCATTGATTTTAAGTTTACCCCGAAGGACAAGATGAAACTTGGTCCATTCATCTTGGATCGTTTGAAGTTCATTCTGGACAAAGAAAAGGTAAAGTATGATGAGAAGGTTCTTGTTAAACTCATCATGCGTCATGCGCCAGATCTACGCAGACTTTTGAACGAGTTGCAGCGTTATTCTGTTTCCGGTGAAATTGATGTTGGTATTCTTAAGGAAGTCGGAGATCTTAATATTGATGATCTAACCGATGCAATGAAGAAGAAAAACTTTCCTGCTGTTCGAAAGTGGGTTGTTGCAAACTTAGACAACGATCAATCTCAAGTGTTCCGTAAGTTGTATGAGGGATTGCAGGATACAATGGAACCCGAAAGCATTCCTACTTTTGTATTGATTATTTCCGAATATCAGTATAAGTCTGCATTTGTTGCCGATCAAGAAATCAATATGACTGCTTGTTTGGTGCAAGTGATGATGGAGTGCAACTTCAAATGAAACTTACAGATTGGTTAAATTCCATCAATATTACCAAAAAGAATATTTTGGAAGATCCTTTACTGGAAAAGGAATATTCTCCGTATATTATTAACCGATCTTTATCGTATTTTCCGGATACTCTGTTTCATGCAAATGAAATGAATCAGAAGCATCTGTTACCCAAGAAACTACAATACGACTATTTGCGTATGGTAGTCCGTAAGCGTAAGCGGTTTTCTAAATGGGATAAGAAGGATCATAGTGACGATCTGGAATTGATTAAGCAATACTACAATTATTCTACAAAAAAAGCATTAGAGGTTTTGCCTCTGTTGACAAAAGAACATATTGCATATATACGCAACCTTACTGGCGGGGTTAGAAAGTAATAATTATACATATTAGGAGAAGTTTACTAATATGGATTATTATTATGGAACAGAATAGTATTGAAATCAATTCGCTGCTGGAAGTGCAACTTAAGGATTCTGAATCCTTTTTAAAAATTAAAGAAACATTGACAAGAATTGGCGTTTCTTCCAAAAAAGAGAAGAAATTGTACCAATCCTGTCATATTTTACATAAAAGAAGTAAATATTACATTGTGCATTTTAAAGAATTATTTCTTCTGGATGGATTAAGTTCTGACATAGATGAAACCGATATCGGTAGAAGAAATACGATTGCAAAGTTATTAGAGGAATGGAATTTATTAACCGTTGTTGATAAGGAAAAATTAAACAGCATTTTGACTCCTTTAAATCAAATAAAGATAATTCCATTTAAGGAAAAGACCGAATGGGAACTTTGCCCTAAATATCATATCGGAAAGGGTAAAAAATAATGGACGCAGGAATATACGACTTACATGCAGAATTTGGTGTTGATTATTCTGTAGAATTTGAATACACTCAAAACGATGGAACTGCCATAAATTTAGGACAGGGTGAGTTGTCTTTTTATGTTAAAAAATCAATTCTACCTTATGATACCTTATTTGAAGTTCATTCAAATGGTGCTATCGTTGAAGGAGTTCTTCCATTCCCATCCTCTGAGTCTGGTTATGGTACAATTACCGTGTCAAATGGTGTTGCTACCCTACAAATAACCGCAGAAACTATGGATCAACTCCAACCTACTACCTATTTTTATACTCTAGTTAGACACTTAAATGGTGTAGAAACTATGCTCTTGAAGGGTAAATTTGTCGTGGAGGCAGCATGAGAAAATTAGTAGTGACTGAAACCCAAAGAAGCAAGGCCACACATAAAAGAGGTACTATAAATAGAGTAGTAATAAAGAAAGCATCTACAAAGACTACAACTATTTTAGTACCATAATGGCAAAAAAGATCTACTACTACGATAAAAGAGCAAATGCCGCTGTTACCGAGTTAACATCGTTAGTTGTACCTGTTGCTGAACCAACACTCACGACTATTCAAGGTTGGTTGCAACATCCTATGGGAGAATTGGCACCAAGTTCTATATTGACGGTGGATAGTGCAGGTAAATTAGATATTCTAAAAGTAGATGTTATTGAATTTGCGACTCTTGATGGTGGGGAATTTTAATGTCCGATGTGACGATTAAAATTAAACGTTCGCTTACACCCGGAAACGTACCAGCCGATCTAGAGTTGGGTGAGTTGGCTATAAATATCCCCGATAAAAAAATATATATCGGTGATAATTCTACCGATGGTAACGCATTAATAATTGATGGACTGGCAAGCGGTGGTGGAACAATATATACCGCTGGTTCCGGTATTAATATAACGGGAACTGTAATAAGATTAGATCCTGCTATCTTTACAACATCAACAAACACTTTGAATATACTAGCGAACACCGTAAATTTTACAGGTGGTTCACCAAGTCTAACCGGAGTTTCTTCCATAACGTCACAGGGAGGAAACCTATATATTACAGGCAATCTGATTGTATCGGGTTATATTGAAACGGATACAGGAATCCGAGGCAACACCGATGTAACAGAGGAATATCTGGGTTATGGAATGGTATTAGATGGCGGATCATACTAACGAGGAAAATAAATGGCAACTATTAAGATTAAACGTGGTACATCAGATCCAACAGCAACACAAGTAACAAATGCTGGTGAATTGGCAGCAAATACAACCACACCAAAGATTTGGTTAAAGACTGCTGATGATAGCAGCACAACTCCAATTTGGGTTGGTGCTCAAATCGAAGCATCGCCTGGTGACTGGACATCTGCGGTTAAACTCGCAACACAAAGTGCAGTCAATACCACCTTTATGCCAAAGGCGGGTGGTACATTTACTGGTGCTGTAAGTTTTGGTCAAGGATCGACTGCTCCCGGTGAAATTCGTCTTCTAGAAGATACAGATGATGGTTCAAATTATAGTGCGTTCAGGGGATCTGCAAGATCGGCAAATATTACTTATGTAATGCCTACAACTGATCCTACTGCTGGACAAGTTTTATCTGCTGGTGCTCCTTCTTCAAACGTTTCTACTTTATCTTGGATTGATTCTGGTAGTGCAAGCACAATTGCTGTAACTGATGATGATGCAACAACAACTTTGTATCCAATGTTTTCCACAGTTACAAGTGGAAGCACGACAACAAAAATAGACTCTGATGGTATGACGTATAATGCTTCGACAGATTCATTGACAATACCAGGCGACTTGGCTGTAAATGGTGCCGACATCACCACAACTGCAACTGGCACAGCAACTGTGTTCAATACTAATGCCACAACAGTCAACATGGCTGGTGCTGCAACAACCGCAACAATTGGTTACACTGGCACAGCATCATCCACAACCAACATCTCAAATGGTGCGGTGGGTAGTTCAAATACAAAAACTCTTAATCTTGGGGCGGGCGGGGGCTTAGGGACCGTAAACGTAAACATAGGTTCGGAATCTGCAGGAACTACCACTATAAACAGTTCGACTTTAGCCGGAAATTTCGCAAATAGTACGCAAAATGTATTTAATACCAACCATACAGTAGTAAATGCATTTGGAGCAGCAACTACTCTTACAATGGGAGCAACAAGTGGCGCAACAACCAGTATTCGTGGTGGCACATTAGTCGGAAATACAACAACACAAAACGTATTTAATGCTACAGCGACAACAGTAAATGCATTCGGTGCCGGTACAACTGTATCAATCGGTGCTACTACTGGTACTACCACGGTTAGAAATGATTTGAACATTGCTTCTGGAAAAGTATACCAAATAAATGCAACTTCAATATTGAGTGCTACGACTTTGGGTTCCAGTGTAGTAAGTTCATCTTTAACATCAGTAGGAACAATTGCAACTGGTGTATGGGAAGCAACAGATGTAGGAGTTGCTCACGGTGGTACGGGTACGTCCGATGGTAGTATCACAGGTACTGGTGCTTTAACATTTACCGCTGGCGGAACAAACACAAACGTAAACTTGGTTCCAAATGGAAACGGTACAGTTGATGTTGGATCTAAGAGAATTACTAATCTTGCAACACCCTCATCATCTACGGATGCTGCCACACGCGGATATGTTGATAGTGTCGCGCAAGGTTTGCACTTTCACGCAACTGCAAAAGGAGCAACAACTGCAACTTTGGCATCTCTGTCTGGTGCAACAGTAAGTTATAGCGGAGGAACTCAAGCAATAACTTGGACAGGTGGAACTGCATTAACAAGTACATTTACTGATGGTGTTTCTTTTACTGCGAGTACAACAGAATCTTCCGCTAGTAGAATTCTTGTAAAAAATGAAGGAGATGTTGGTGGATTAGGTGCAGCATATAACGGAATTTATTATGTGTATGGTGCCAGAGAATTGAGAAGATCTGTAGACGCAAATACAGCAGCAGAATATATCGGTGGTGATTTCATCTTCATTTTAGAAGGAACAACATATAACAACACAGGTTGGGTGCAAACAGAAGTTATCACTACATTGGACACAGATTCCATTCTGTGGGATCAATTCTCCGGTGCTGGTACATTTATTGCCGATGAAGTTACTTTAACCAAAAGTGGAGATACATTTAGTATCAAGAGCACATATATTGGACAATCTAGCATAACTACTCTTGGTACAATCGGAACAGGTACATGGCAAGGTACAGTAATTGGTTTGACTTATGGTGGTACAGGTAAAGCACTAACAGCCAGTGCCGGTGGTATCGTCTATACTGACGCAGATAGCATGGAAGTTCTTGCTGCCGGTACATCTGGTTATGTGCTAACTTCAGGTGGATCTGGTGCGCCATCGTGGACAAATGCAACAGACGCAAATACTACATCTGCTATCGTACAGCGAGATGGTTCTGGTAATTTTAGTGCAGGAACAATTACTGCCAGTTTAACTGGTACAGCATCAAATGCTTCAGCAGTAACTATGGCAAGTGAAACCTCAGATACTACTTGCTTCTTGGCTTTCGTAAATACGGCATCTGCATCAAATCAAGCGTTAAAGTATAATTCGTCATTAGCATATAACGCATCTACGAACTATTTGGAAGCCAATATTGATGGTGGAACTTATTAATAAATGAAAGAGATATATTATGTCAGAAGTGAATTATAATGAAACAGTCGTAATTCCATTCCTTCAGAAGAAGTTCCAAGAACTTGTAAACAACAATTTAGTTCTTGAAGTTAATTTGATGGTGGAACAGAATAAAAACAAAGACCTAACAGAAAAATTTAATAACACCACTCAGAACTTTGCTTTAGAAATTTCTAAGCGAGATGATTTAATTTCCGAATATAAAGGAAAGTATAATCAATTACAATCTGAATCGCCAATAATTGGT